GTTGGCCTAAGTGTTTGTTGGTGATACCTATATAAGCGATAAAAAAATGCAGTCCCTTATGTGTGGGAGCTGCATTTTTATTTGGTATTAAATATATGTATCTTTAAGTGTTCATTTAGCCATCTTATGTTTCTTACCTGTCAATGCTTCTAAGCATAATGCCTTAAATTGAGCTTGCCTCTCTGTCGGAAATTTAGCAAAGACCTCTTCTGGGTCATTTCCTAAAAATTCTCCAGTGTATTTATCAACGAATGAAATTGTAATAATAAGCTCCTCATCTTCCTTCAATGGCATCACCTCTCACACTACAACAATACGCTCAACCGGATTGTCCTTATCACAGTATTTTTTAATGGCTTCATCAATCATAATCCGAACATGATAATGATAATTTTTCTTCTTCAAATAGTTCTTCAACTCAATCCCAATCTCTTCGCATATGTCTAAGGAGATACTGCTTTTGTTTACTTTACTTTTATATGTATGACTGCTCTTACCTTGTGCTGTATGTTGGTATTTAACGAAGTCTTGGATATGTACAAAATATGTTTTGTTGTCGTATTCCCTAAAGTTAAATAGAAATCCGCTAATTGTATTTTCATATGTAGACGCTTCTAACAGGTTGTCGATTTGATGCTGCTTAATAATTTTCTCATCAAAACTAACCGATTTATTTCCGGTTGACTTAAGCTCTAAGGTCAATAGGTAGCCTTGATCGAATAGCAAGCAGTCATATTTATTCTTAGTTACACGAACCCTTGCTCTCAAATCTGGAGGGATAAATGTATCCTTAATTCTTAAAAAGAACATTTTAGGTTTCATGCTTTTAACACTTTGTTCAAGGGATTCCTCGAATCCTTTGCCTTCGTTCTTTCCCAACCTAACACCCCTTCCCCATTGACTTGTCTGCTTCAATTTGACTTTGTAACTCTCTCATGCCATTCTTCAAACCAACGACCCAACCTTTTAATATGGCATTTTCATCTTTTAGTTTTTTATTTTCTTCTTCTAAATGTTGAGTCCATTTCTTCAAACGTATGTAATTTTTGAACACTTCATCATTCACTTTTCATCCTCCTCTCCTGCTGTAAATAGTTCGGCATCGACTAATGTTGGCAGACATTCTTTATGGCATATCTCATCTTGACATTTATAGACCAGTTCTAATTCATATATCCCCTGACCACAGGCTGCACAATGAGCTTTAATAGGTTGTTGTTGTGAGTCTCCTCTAGTATCAAATCGATCCATCTAGTTACCTCCCATACGCTTAGTTGTTTTGTTCCCATTTGATCCAATAGCAGAAACGAATTCAGATGTGCTATTGTTCAGGCTATAATGCTGCCTCCATGGAAACTTATTTGTTGATAAATATTTAATATGCGTTTTATGTATATTTTGTTCTTTAATATATGTATTTAACGACTCTTCACCACGGAACACCATTTGAAGTGGCGTATTGTCTGAGGTGATATATTGGAGATACCAACGTTGCTGTTTAGGTTGAGTTGCGTTTTTTCTTGGTCTACCTTTTAGAGTTTGCATATTTTATTCCTCCTTGAGTTATTTGAGTTTTCTTTCCCTTTTCCATACTTCTAATGTCTTAATTTGATCAACAACAAATTGTGCGCCACTCTTTTTCGCCCTAACAACAATGTTTGAGCCTTTTTTGAGAATATCTTGATATTCAGCATACTGCTTTGCAAACACCATTCCTTCGATCATCTTATCTGGGGTCAGCAATTCTATATAAGCCATTGTAAGTCCATTCTTTTGTTTTTTACGTTTAATAGATGTAATTGTACCAATTGGAACGCATATCTGACCTTCTTCATATTCGTCAAACGGTTTAAAAAAGTGAGATACACTATCAAATGGATTTCCATTGATGAAAATTGACAATGTTTCATATTCATACATTTCGGGTGAGTCCATGTATTTTTCTCTGTAATCATTTATGTATTTTTCTCTTTTGACTCTCGCTTGCTCATTGTGTAATACCTTTCTTCCATCATTGTACAATTCAAGCAATCTGTTTTTGTCGATTATATTCTCGTGGCCTTTCATAAAATCGAGTTCAAATAACTTACTTTTCGTCGGAATAGTTAACACTGGTTTATACTGAGATATTGGATAGAGCGTTTCAGCATATGATAATAGCAATTCATCTTTGTTCATTCCAAAGCAGCCACTTTTAATTAAGGCAATGATTGTTGCAGAATCTAGCTTGCATCTCTCAACGAAATTCAGCAATGATGTAAACTCTCCATTGTTTCTCTCGTTGATAATTTGCTCTACTGCTTTTTCGCCTACACCTTTAAGAGATTCAAGACCAAATAGGATTTCGCCATTATGAATAGTGTAAGAGCGATCAGATTTGTTAATGTTCGGAGGCGAAACTTTAATATTCATCTTGTGACACTCTGATATATACTTGGTTGTTTGTTGATAGTCGCCAATCTCAGACGTTAGGAGTGCAGTCATAAAAGCAACCGGATGATGATACTTTAGCCAAGCAGTAACATAAGATAGAAGTCCATAAGCTGTACTGTGCCCTGCATTAAAGGAATACGTTGATTGCGCCTCAACCAAATCCCAGATGGACTTAATTTGTTCTCGCGTCCAATTCCTTGCAAGCAGTCCTTCTTCAAACTTGTCAAATAATTTCTTCATTGTCACTGCTTCTTTTTTCCCGATTGCTCTTCTCGCTTTATCTCTTTCATCTTCTGGAAATCCTGCAAGTTCAAACACTTTTAGAGCTTGCTCTTGATACAGCATTATTCCATTTGTAGAATTAAAAATTGACCTTAAATCATCATGAATATATGTAATATTTTCTGGATTATTTTTATTACTTATGTATACTTTGTCCATTCCAACAGATAAGATAGCTGGTCGATTCATTGCATTTACTGCAAAAACGTCATAGACGCTATCTGCCTTCATCTTCTTAAACATTTCTTGGGCTACGTATGCCTCCATTTGGAACACTCCATGTGTATTCCCTTGTGCATATATTTCTTTGAATACTGCGCCATCTTCCAAGTCTAATTCACTAAGATCAATATCGTTCCATGTGAGATTTGCTAATTCAAGTGTTTTATCTACCACATCCATTGTTACTAGTCCAAGAAAGTCCATTTTGACGAGACCAATATCATCCATGGCATTGTGCATCTCAATTTGCATCATAATGTTGCCATTTTTGTTGAGCATCAATGGAGCATATTCAACAACAGGATTTGGTGCAATAATTACAGCAGAAGCATGACATCCAACTGATTTAGGTAAATTCTGAAGATATTTAGAGTACTCAAAAAGCAACGGATACTGCCTTTCATATGATTGAAGTTCATCGGACTTCTCTAAGGCTCTTTCGATAGTCATTTTTTCTTGTGCATCATCAGGTATCAGTTTCGATATTTTATCTCTAATATCATACGGAATTTTATAAGTTCCTTCTTCGTCAAATATTTTACCTAAGTCACGGATACAAACTTTAGGAGAGAGTGAATTAAAAGTTGCCACTTGTGCAATGCTTTCTTGTCCAAACAACTCCGATGCAATCTCTAGAGCCTCTTGTCTACGTAATTGGCTCATGTCTAAGTCATAATCCGCTGCTGAACCTTTTCTCCCTTTGTTCGCAAATCGAGAAAAATCCAAATCCCATTTGATGCTGTCAATTTCAGTTACACCTATTGCATATAGTGTGAGGGAGTTCCCTCCTGATCCACGACTATAACCAAGTGGGATTTTTCTTTCCTTCATTTTGTCAACTAGTTGAGCAAGCATTATAAAGTAACTACAATAACCGAGATAATCTAATACCTCAAACTCTTTTTCTAGCCTCTCTTTGTACAATTTCTTTTGTTCAGGAGAAAATTTATTCCATCCTCGTTTCATCCAGCCAGTCCGAACGAGATGTTGCAAGTATTTTTGTTCTGACTCGAACATATCTGGAATTTTAATTTTTGGCATCAATTCTCGATGAAGTTGAATTTCAAGGTTACACTGTGATGCAATCTCGTCAGATGTGTCAATGCCAATCTCGACTGCTTCATGTCCGATCTGTTTATCCATTACACTATGTATTGTATCAATATCTGTTTGCCAACAGCCTTCGTATGTCTCTCCAACTTCTCTGTCTTGAGAAATCTGAATGAACTTACGATGTACGTCTTTTTGTAACTCTGAACCATCACGGATATGCGTATCGAATGTAATTGTATATTTTGTGCTTGTATCATTAGCGAGTTTCAAAAGTCTCTGATTGGCAATATTAGATGCTTCGGTGTCATGGGATTGAAGTTCAATATAAAAATTATCACCAAACACTTCTTTATATTTACCAACCCATTTTTTGGCTGATTTGTAATCTGGCACAAAATTGTAGCACTCATCTTTTGCAAGTCCATCTGAACAACAAGAACATCTTCCACCATATAAAAGTCTGTCAATCCTAGAGCCTAAACACGCTGTCATACAAATGATGTCTTCCGAATAATAGCTCATTAGATTCAAGTCCACTCTAGGCTTGCCATAGAAACCTGTGGTTGCTCCCTCGGTAACAATCTTGAACAGATTTTTTAATCCAAGGTCTGACTTGGCAAGAAGGATAAGGTGGTATCGATCAGCATCCTTCTCTTTATAGTTCATGTCTGATGTTTCGTAGACCTCACATCCAGCGATAAACTTGATTCCAAGTTTTTTTGCAGCTTTATAACCTTCAACAAATGAATGCATACTCCCATGTTCAGTGATTGCAATAGAATTAAAATTAAGATTGTACGCTTGCTCAACCAGTTCTTTAGGTGACATTACAGCATCAAGGAGCGAATAATATGTATGGTTGTGTAAGCTTGAAAAGCGTTTACTCAATGAATCAGCCTCCTTATAGAAGAAAAATATGGTATTGCTATCATACCATATTTAGTTTTACGTATCAATATTCATTTGTTATTTTTATTCTTGCCCAAGTAATCAATCAGCATGTCACCGTCTATAATACCATTGTGATAATAATCTCTAGCCAATAGATATGGAAGCTCATTCTCGTCGCAAAATCTCCTTAGTCCGATTTTTTCATTGTTATAAGAGACCCAAAAATAAATCGCTTCTTCGGAAATTTCATTCTCTGTAATCTTTTTCTTCACCACATCTAATCCGTTTGGGATGTTTTTTAAAATGATTGTATCAACATCTCTACTTGCTTTTGCGGTAAATCTTATGTATCTCTTATCTGATGTTTGCAGTTTACAATCAAGGTTAAAATTTCTATGTATAATATCAAGCATTTTATCAACTTCAATTTCATTATACGGAGCAACACATAACTCCCAATATGTAGGACTTCTGCTGGCATCATCTAACATCCAAATGGAAAATGAAAATTCATTCAGTCTATCCATAACGTCACAAATTGGCATATCACGAAATCTTTTTAGATCATCTAAACTCCTAGTATTGAATCTAAAAGCATCTTGAGAAATATACACCTTGTCTCCGAATGGCTTTTCTGTTGATTTGATTAGCCTAGGACTTGTATTGCAAATGTCTTTTAAAATCTCATACTTCCAATATAAATAGTCCCTTTCATCCTTCGCATGTGAGACGATAAATAGTGGTATGTATTTTTCATTTGTTATGTGACCATCGCCTAATATTGAGCCGACAATTAAATCTTCTTGCCTCGAACTCAATTTTTTAACTTCTTTTCTAATATTTCCAGTCAATCTATGTTTTTCAACAACCCATTTTTTAATTGTTCTGACCGTTGTATTTGCTTCTTTTGCCATCTCTTGATGATTTAAGCCTTCGATTACAAATTTCTGATAACACCAATTATAGTCGTGATAAATTTCGTTTGTATAACTCGCATTGCTTTTAGTAGCCATTTTACCTAACTCCTCGAATCAATGTCTGTCTAAGAACTTCTTTCGGCTTGAATGCTTCAGTTAAATAATCAATTGCAATATCTGGATCAGCAGTCCCACAGACATAGCAAGAAATCGCTGCAAACCCTTTGGACGGATATGTATGAATCCCTATATGTGATTCCTCAAGTAGTCCTAATAATGTGACACCACTTGGACGGAACTTTTTATCGATTGTACCAACAAGAGTTGCACCACATTTCTGGATTGCAATTTTAATCGAAGCTTCTATGTATTCTAGTGAGTCCAAAATATCGAAATCTACATTCCAAAAATCTGCACATACTTCTTTGCCTTTTGTGTTATCATGGTCGTTCACTTTTTGCTTATCTCTCCTTTTGTATGCATTAGAATGCAAATGAAATCGTCCTTAATGATATCCTTCTTCTTTATGCTTCTGAGCATGATGAAGTGCTTTCAGAATATGATAATTAAATTTATCATTATACTTTTTATACTCATCACATTTTGTGTCCACCAAACTGTCTAACATATGCGAACAAACAATAGCTCGAAAATTATGCCAGTGATATTTAATTTTATGTATCATTTATTTATCTCCTTATATGTATTCAAATCCTTGATAACCAATATAGAGGCCAAAAAAATATAGCGATAAAACTCGCAGTAACTTCATTCGCACCAAATTCTTCATCTTTTGTATTGTAAAGAAAATAAATCGCAGATAACACACCAATAAGCAAATATAATAGACTTCCGAAAAGCAGCATGAATCACCTCTTCCTCCTAAACTAAAGTTTCCTCAATAGTTACATTTACTTCTATAATTTCCACTGATGGGATTGCTGCTTGTAACCACTTAATATCTTCTTCTTTTATATGAGTCGCAAATTGCTTTCTAAGTTGAAGATTGACGGAGCAAATATTTGAATAGCAGCTATGCACCCAAAGACTACCCACTTTTGCAATGTAATATTTTTGATTCTCCACCATAGTAGTTTTCACCCCCTGATAAAATTGTTCCTTCTTTAGATTTCCCAAGTTCCATAGCTCCACTGTCCAACTTTGATATTGCAATCTTTACAGGTAACAACCTTTTCAATGACAATGAATCTACCATCTAAGTAATATTCTTTTTCATCAAAGTTTGTTGATTCGCAGTGGTAACATTTTAAAGGCTTGCCATCTTTGGCGATGTAACCCTTATCAATCATTTCTTTTACATATTCATCGAATGATTGCAAAGATATCCTCCCTTCCGGTTAATCCTCTTCAAATTTTCGTCTACCTACAATTTCCCATCCATCTTCCATCTTAGTTACGAAAATTTCAGTGTAGCCATCATCGACCATATCTTGCACCTTTTCACCAACTCGATAATCATAACTGGTTCCATCTGTTTGTTGTTCGTAGTCAAACATTTTTTTCAACTCCTATGTATTTTTACTTTTTAAAACTTCTTAGAATATCCATCACATTTGAAAATTTCTCATGGCTTCGCTGCATGTATTCGCTTAATTCAATATAGTGTTCAAACAATTTTATGTGCTGATCAATCGGAATCATTGATACTCCACGCTGCTTCATCTCATTTAGATATAGGCCATAACTTTGTATCTGCATTTCTTTTGTTGAATCCATTGCTCACCTCATCTTGTTTTCAACGTAAATCCATATACTTTACGTTCATAATAATATCGTTATTAGTTAGATATCGGTCTCCAGTTTTCTTGGCAAATTTCAATTCGGCAAAATTATCTGTATCACTCAAATCAACTGCATATAAGTGCCAATCTTCATCGAGTTTATATTCTTCTCTTCCTCGCTTCTCAAGTCGCTGCCATAGATTCAGATTTATCACTCCCCTGATAAAATCTAGTTTTCGACGGATTTTTTTACTTGAACATCAATTGTAAGTTGTTCAGCAATCGTATTTGTAATTTCGTCTTTTAGTCTTGATGCCACTACTTTTTCAAAGTTAGTCCAGTAACTCCCCCTATCAATCGCTCTCTGTACTAAAAGATTCACATAGTTCGTTGTCATCCGTTCAATATCTCCATGATTGATAACTCGTTGAATTTCAGTTTGAACAGTCTCTACGATAATTTTTTGAATATCTTCTTTGGTGATTCCAAGTGTATTGTGCATGTGATTTTTTACTGCATTGTACTCTGCTCGAAATTCCTTTGGTGGATTTTTCTTTTGCTCCATTTTAAAACCTCTTTTCCTTTTGAGATTCAAAGTTTATCTGATAATAATTCATCAATAATCGTTCAACCTCTTGATGTGTATACTTGGAGGCAGCATCTCTCGCACTTCTCCATACGTTGTCATTAATTTCTTTTTCCCTCAGATCAAGAACAATCTGATTCATTAATCTTTTTGCATTCTGATTTATTAATCTGTATTCTACTGTACTAAGAGGTATTGCATCTCCAGTCTTTTCGTTAATTCCACTACATACTCTACGGTCAAATACTTCAGTTTGATGATAGTATTCGAGCCACTTTTTAAATGCATATTCATACTTTGGCTCACTAATGAAATAATTGTAATACTCTAACTCAAACTGTTCTCGATTTATTTGTAATCACCTTCTCCTTGATCAATAACCAACTCATATGTATCAATTGAATCATCTAAAATCAATGGTACTCCGTCATATAAACTCATATATCCACTATATCCTTTACTCACTGGCAAGGTTTTGGCCTGAATTTGTTCAAGAAATGTTGGTAGATAGTTGCTATTGACCTTTGATTTCTTTGAGTCTAGGTTCACTTCGCATACGTTTAAACTCTTCAAGGAAATTCTCAAATTCTCTCTTTTTGAAGAATCCTCCGTTGTCGCCCCAATGACCATTCTGACCGAATGGCATGATATCGTCTAAGTGATCCATTGTTTACACCTCACGAAAATAAAGTTTTATTTACTGTAAGAGATACCATCTGTATTAATCTCAATCGACTTGCCGCAGTCACACTTAACTTCAAACCCTTCGATTCCCCATCCACCCACTCCATAATCAGACGAGTAATCTTTAATAATCTCAACTGTGAACTGGTCATCATTGCCACAACCACATACAATTTTCAATATTAAATCTCCTCATGAAATAGAATTTTATTTACTGTTTAAAATATCAATCGCTGATTGAGGCCATTTTGTCTCAGAATCCCAATTGTCTGTTTCGCTCTGCATTAGATAGCAGTCAATATATTCTCCATCAATTTTAAGTTCAGGAGCTGCCCATGTGGATGCCAAATATGTATAATCATCGTAGTCTGGTTTACCATCAATAAAAATTGTCCCACCTGTATACTCCCAATCTCCACTCAAACCAGCAGCAGCAAATTTAACATTTTTCTCTTTGATAAGAGTAGCAGCTTTATTCCAGTCAAATACCTTCAATTCTTTGCCTCTGTTCATTTCACCCATCATACATGCTGTCATTGTATTCATATGTATGTATCTCCTTTATATTTTATATTTTAATTATAATGAAACTGAGATTTTATTTTGCTTGTCTAATTGCCTCTCTTCGCCTTTTACTTCATTTCGTTTTTTGTCTTTCCTTATTTTCAATGTATCGTTCAATTTCGCAGCGAACATATTCTTTAACGTGATAATAGTACTGTTCAAAACCGATACCTTCCATGTTGTGGAGAGCTATTATTAATCCTATACAACCAATTTGAATTAAATCTTCAATATCTTCATATTTCTCGTATTTACTTGCAACCCACACAACATATCGCAAACTATGTTCAATTAGTTTAGTTTTATTTGACTCAACATCTTGCAACATGATATTTAATTCTTTTGAAGATAGTGGATGTGCCAAGTTCGGACTAATCATTTGTTCACTTCCTTTACAATTGAAATTCATCTTTTATCTATTTATTAATTTAACTGTTGTACCATGAAGATTATTTACCTTATTGATTTCCTTTTTGATGATCTGCTTAAATTGATTTTGGTCGTACACATCGTTCTTATGTTGCTTTCCATAAAATCTAGAATTGCCACAAATAAAAATCCCGTTTTTATCAAAGTCTACAACGTATCGATATTCATCGCCACCAAGAAACTGCTGCGACTTAACAACAATCCACTTGCCCTCTTGAACACCTTCTATCCAAACTTCAGATGGATAAAACAATTTATTAGCATAATCTATATAGTATTGCATATGTGCTTCAATAGTAATATTATCTTCATTGTATAATTTATAATTTGTTTTATTGTTTGTATTCATCTTATCTCCCCACGAAATTAATTTTTTATCTCCAAAAGCCTACAGATATATAAATTAAATCAATATCTATTCTATCTGTACTAATTTGAAATCCTAGAATTGGTCTGCTAAGTTTATGAATCATCGCATACGCAGTCCAACCTTTACCTAAGTACCATTCTTTAGTCATTACAGTGGTCATTGGCTATCTCCATCCTTTCCTATGAAATCTGAGTTTTATTTTGATTTATAATACTCGTTAAAATCCTTATCTCTACCTTGAAGCCAATCATATTTGATTCCCAAATTTTCTAAAGTTGCATAAATTCCATTTAAAGTTCCTGACCAAAAATACTCCGATTCAATCGTTCCATTTTCACCACTTATTTCACGATTCCATTTTGCATTTTCGTATAAAATTCTCATGAATTGCTCTGGTGAACAGTTTGAGATGTCCATCATGCCTGTGTTCATTTAATGGCTCCTTTCCTTTGAAACAGGCATTTAATTTGATCTATATATTAATCGTTTAATGATACCGTCTTCGCACTTAGCAAGCATCTTCCATCCAACACCTTCTGAGATTACAATAGTTTCTTTCATTTGTCTAACGACCTCCTTTCTTCCTAATGAAACTACACTTTTATCATATTATTAACATCGTAAGAACGAGCATTAATGAGTATAAGTGAGATTGAACGAGTTCATTTTGCATACTTTAGAATACATTTCCAAATAATAAATTATCCTATCCACTAGTCCTACCCCTTAAAATAATATATACTTTCCGTATATATTATAGTGATGACAACTGCATCGTAAGGAAGGTTACTATGACCATTTTAGTTTACATGATAGTCGCAACATTTAGATGGTCTACGTTGTTTCATCTGGCCTTCTCACTATTCCGTTTTACAATTAAAGATAAGGTAATTTGTATAGTTGTGTCTTCTTTTATGTTAGCGTTGGTATCATACTTCATTAATGTAGATTTGAATCAGGATGGTTACATCGCGCTTGCACAAATGTTGTTCTATTGTTTGCTACTTTGGACAATGTTCGGGATTCAAAAGTTTTACGCAATCATTTTAGGAATAGTTAGCTATGTATTTTTCATTCTGTTAACTACGGCTTCACTATATCTTTACAAGTCAATTGGCGCAATTCATCTTATTAGCGAAGTCTACTCTCTGGACACCACTGTTGCTTATTTAATGAGACTGACCACCATTGCTTTGATGATGATTAGCTGTCAACTAATTCAAAAGTACAGGCTAGGATTCACCTTTGTACCAGAGGAGCGCACAGTAAGGAATGTTGTGTCTACATTACTAAACAAAATTATTATGTTTACCATTGCTGCAACTTCGACCCTGATCGCAATTGTCGCTCTAGAGTTACAGGATTTGAACGCGATTAGTCTATTGTTGATAATTTTTACTTTTTTATTCATACTTATTATCTATTTAATTTGCAAGAAAGAGCAGTTTCGGTCTCGTCGGTATAGATGACTATGCCGACTTTTTATTTTCCGATGAAGCTGCAATTTTATTTTATTTTATTTTATCGCAATATTATCCATCGTCCATTAATCATTTCTTTATTTACCGCTACAATATTTTGAAATACGACAGGATTCCATGAATGCTCAGACCTTATTGCCAATCCCTCATCTCTCGCGGCTTTCCAAGCTGTCCAAAAGTCTACCCATTCAACTTCAATTTCCCAATCTTCGGCAAGCAAATAATTGAAATCGCAGACTACCTCTTTGCCACTTTCCTTGTGCCTAAATATCGCACCGCTATAAAAAATTCGCTCATCACATTCTTTTGAAAATGCCACTTGACCATCTTCCATAACTTTAACTAACTCACACAAGTTCATTTGCACACAACTCCTTTATATATGTATCAATTTTATTTTTATCTACTTTGTTTATTTTAATCATCTCTTTTCAATCTACTATCAACCGAATGTGTATTGTAACTTCCCTCGATAATTTCTAGGCAATTGAGTTTATACCCAAAAACGCATCCTCCATCAATCCCGATTTTTTCTTCGGAGAACCAAACCTCAGCAGAATTGTGTAGATTAACTGTTGGTGTATGTCCAAACACAACCATTTTATCAACTGATGTTTTATTGTTCAGGAAGATGTCTCTGATCCAGATAAAATGTTCAGCCGGTTGCTCTTTCCAGTTTTCGTACATGGGGTGTAATCCAGCGTGGACATAGATGTGGTTATCGTCTTCATAGTGGCATCTCAGGGATCGTAAAAATTGAATGTGATTCGTATAATGTTTCAAAATAAATTCCTTCGCTTGCAGATATCGCATATAGTCAAAACCTTGATATCCTTCAAACCAATTCAGTCCACAGTAACTTTCAATAGTTGAGATTCCACCGTTATGAAGGAATAGATAATCATCAGGTTCGTCGGAGAAGATATCTAGGAACATTTGATCATGATTTCCTCTTAATGCAATTGCATCATCTTCATACACTAACTTCATTACTTGACTAACAACTTCTTTACTTTTAAAACCCCTGTCAACATAATCACCGAGCAGGATAAGATGGTCAGTTTTAGAGTTGTATCCACATTCTTTTAACAGTTTATTGAATTCATCGTGACAACCGTGGATATCACTGATAACGAAAGTTCTTTTACTCATGCATTCCCTCGATTCCTATGATATTAGCAGTTTTCTCATTTTTGAAGAGTAGTTTAACTCTATTTGAGGCAATCATTTCATCGATTACTTCTCCTGTAAGTGTATGTTTAACGTTATTTATTATGTATTTTTCATTTATGATTGGATTAATTACTCGAATCTCATTTCCATGAAAGCAGCGAGAGATAAAGGCTAATGCTGATTCGCTTAAGTTATTCATACAATACACGCTAATGCCTTAATAATTTTTTTCTTTTCGCTCTGTATATTACACAATTCACTTTCTTTATCTTTTATGTATGTTTCAATGGCATTTATTCTTGCTTTACACGCACATCTGATTGATTCTGATCTTGTTTTCAATAATTTTAAATTCAACTGAGATAATTCAACATTGAGTTCTGCTTTAATATAATCAACCTTCTTGTTGCAACTTTTTTCGCTTCGTTCTAGTTTTCGGATTTCTGTTTCATACAAACTCTTCAACTTTTTGTATAGTGGCGTATTCGGTTCTGTTCTAGCAATGTGAGACCTGTTTTCGATTTCCATTAAAGTAATTACTTTTGATAAATCTTCTGATAGCACAATCATCACTCCATGTCGAGAGAACATTAATCCTTCTCCGTTATCGCTGGTCGTTTTACCTATGTATTGCGCTGCACCTAAATGAGCTTTGCAGAAATTTAAAACATCATTCCTATCCCTACGATTGAATCTTTCTTTGGCTCTTTTTACGGCATGTTCGGTAACTTGTAACTTCTTCATCTGAGACTTGGTGAGTTTCATACTTTACGTCATCCCCTCATAAAGAAAATGGTTAACGGAGATTTGACTTGTGTTTGTCTTGTCCGTTAACCATATATTAGCATTTATATATTATTTGTTCAATAGTTATTTTCTATTTTTTACTTAATTAATTCTTCAATCGAAACAGGGAATCTCTGTTTAGCTAAATAGTATACTGCTTTAGCAAAATCCTGAATTTCTTTTTGAGCATCGTGCTCTAGACGCTGATTTAAGAAGTGGCATACGGATTGCAAAGATGCTGTCCAGTACCAACGAACATACATGCCATAAGAGGGCAAGAATAGTCGTGCTTGTTCTGCACAAATACCATCTTCAATAGCAGCCTCATATAATCGTTCTGCTTTGTTAATTAAATCATTAAGACTTTGAGTGTAGTATAGACCAAGTTTCTCCACAACTGGATCACCACTACCCTGCTTGCTATTCTCTGGTTTGCCTCTCCATTCATTGGGTTGCGGCCTATAGAAAACAGGCTCCTCGGTAATGTAACGACGACTTGACTCATTCCAAGCCTCCATAGAGTCTCCGGTGGCCTCTTGGTGAGTTGAACCAATTACGTACTTCCACCACTGTCTAGCAACCATCAGAGGGGCAAAAACTTCAAACTGAAGCATGGCATGACGAAAGGGTGATGTATGACCTTCACGAGCAAGGAATTTGATTAGGCGAATATCTTTATCTGTGAGTTCGAAGGACTCTTTGGCATAGGATACACGAGCTGCGTTTGCCACTGTAAGATCAGAACCTAATACATCGACAAGTCGCACATAACCATTATCAAGTACTTTTAGAATTTCTGTTGTCATCTATTTGGTCTCCCTTGGGGTTGGAATTTGTTTGAAGAAGGACGATCCGAAGACCGTCCACAAATTTTATAATAATTTAACATTTTTATATTTTTTGTTTGTATTGATATCTGAAACTCTTTTTCTATCTATTCCGCACATCAACGCTATCTCTTTTTGTAAGTACTTTCCTTCGAGTAGTAATTCTTTTACTTTCTTTACTGTTTCATCGGCAATTACTCTATCTTTCTTAGGGCGAGGAGTAAACTCTTTCCCAATATGAACCCAAGTTCTTCTTTGATTGATGTCTTGAATTGTGGATTCATCAACAGAAAACATTTCCCCTAATTCTTTAAAGGTGATACTAGTATTCTGAAGCAGTTCCTTAATTTTTAGTACATCATCATTGTTAAGTATTGACTGTCCAGATGTTTCACCATGAGGTTGAATTCCTGCTAAAACACTATCCTCAGAATTTTCTTTTGGTGTGCCAAATTTTAAATGCGAAGGATTAATACATTTTTTATTATTACATAGATGTCTCACCACTAGTTTTTGATTTTCTTCTGTAAAACCGTATTCGTTAAGAGCAATCCATCTATGCAACTTATACTTTTTACAATTTCTGCTTATATAGTAGTATCCATCTGTATCAAGATTTCTACCGTAAACATTCCAGCAGCCATTGTCACCTATTATGTATTGGATTGGAGAAGATTTAAATTTCCCTTTGTAACCATCATTATATACATGTATTTTATTTTCCTGCATTCTCAATTTGCCTCTTTATTTCCTCTTTAATGGCTTCATCGGGAGGGACAAAGTGTGGTGGCTTAATAATTTTGCCATGTTCATCATATCTAGGCTTACCATCTTCCCATAACTTGTTCATATTAGCATCATGTACTAAGTCAAATGGAGCATCTGGATCGAGTCCTAGAATTGTATAATTGCCGTTGTTGAAGTATTCGATATCAAGGAATCCATCAAACTGTCCTGTAAGAACATCAGCAACGCGCTCTTTTTTGGCTTGTTTTGCATAGGACAGCAACATTCGACCAATTAATTGATCATACATTTGAGAAAATTCCGTATCATCTTTGGATGTAACATGCAGGACTTCAATCATTTCTTCTGCAATAAAACCTAAACGGTTCAATACCATTTCCATGGACATTGGAGTTGGCTTATCGGCCATAGGGTAATTGAATGCTTTGTGAAACTCTTTTACTTTTTGATATTTAGATTTAGACAAGGAAACTCTCCTCTGTAAATTATTGTTGAAAAAATTCAGCGAATTCGTTCAATTCTTGAGGCTTAAATCCAACTGAACGTCTGATTTCTACTCCATCGCTGCTTAATAGGATGACAACAGGAACAGACATGATTCCGTAATTACTGGCTTGTTCTGGATCATCCCATACATTTATTTTTTCATATTTAATATTCTTATTGTCCAAGTACTCACTGACTTGAGTGCATGGAGCACAATTCGGTTGCTGGAATTTTAGTAGTTTCATTTGAGTCTCCTAAGATTAAAAGTTAAATACAAAATCAGCATCAGTCAATTTCTCTACCTTCAAGGTACGAATATAGCCGTTACCCTTTTTCGAGAAGAAGTCGTGTTGTTTGGTGCTTGTCTTAATACCATTCATTACAATTGGGTTAATATCTTCTTCTGGGAAATAAGGCTCAAATCCTAGATTCATAAATGCTTTATTTGCATTATAGCGACTGTACTTCTTGACTTCTTCTTGAAGTCCAATTGCAGAATACAGTTCATCAGTATAAAGATTCTCATTAGAATTCAATTGAAACAGTAAACGATCCAGTTGATCTTTTGCTTTCTCTTTGTCACGTTTACTTAGCGAACTATATTCCTCTTGAGCTAGTTGACCGATATACAGGCCATGGATGCTCTCATCTCGGAGGATCAGGTCAATAATTTCTCCGCTGGCTGTCATCTTACCCTGTCCAGCAAGATACAATGGGAAAAAGAAACCAGAATAAAAAAGATACGACTCAAGCAATACACTTGCTGCTAAGGCCATAAACAAATCTTTTTTAGTCTTAATATTTCTATAGTAATGCGAGATGATTTGAATTTTATTTTGTAGGTACTTATTAGATTCCACCCAAGCAAAAATCTCATCAATCTCTTCAGTTGTAGCCAGTGTTGTGAAAATACTACTATAACTTTTAGCGTGAATTTGCTCCATCATGCCCATAAATCCAAGTACAGCCTTACGTTGCAACCCTTCTACGTGATCGATAATCTTAGGCATACCAACTCCACCTTGAACAGTATCAAGCAAAGTCAGGCCACCAAGAACTCGCTTATAGACTTCTTGTTCAGATTTATTGAGGTCAATCCAAGACATCTTATCATCTGACAATGGGATTTCTTCATCAGTCCAAAATTGCATAATATTCTGATCCCAAAATGTTTTTGTAAAATCATCATCAGGTCGATTCCAGTTAACAGCTTTAAACAATGTTCTAGTCACTCCTATGAGTAAATGTATTTTATAAAGGGGGATTTCTCCCCCAATTTAATTAGATTGCACAAGAAGTACATTCTTCAGGGCTTAATCTGTTTGTTCGAGTGTAATATAAGGACTTCAAATTTTTCTTAGCTGCATAAACATAATAACGTGCCAATTCTCTAGTCGATACATCACTATTTACATAGAGAATGGTGCTTACACCTTGATCGATGTGCTCTTGAATTTCTGAGATGAGGTCGATCATTTTGAACATATCAATATTGTATGCCGATTTGTAGTAGAAGTAATTATCTCTGGATAGATAAGGCATCGGATAGTATGTTGTAGAATTGGCATATGTTCTTACTTCAATATGCTCAACAATCGGCATTACGCTAGAAGTTGCATTTTGAACATAACTAATTGATTGAGTCGGTGCAATTGCAAGGCGATATGCGTGATACAGACCATGCTGTGCAACATCTGCTTTCAACTTCGCCCAATCTTTCCTAGTTGGGAAAGGCATACCTGCGAATAATTTCTTAACCTTCTCCGTTTGTGGAGAATAATCATTCTTAAGATATTTGTCAAAGTATACGCCACTCGCATAATCGGATTTATCAAAGTCTTTAAATGATCCTTTTTCTTTGGCAATCATCATCGATTTCTCAATGGAATAGAAGTTCATTGCGCTGAAGAATGCTCTCACGAAATCAATTGCTTCTTTGCTTTCATATGCAATCTTATTCTTGGCTAAATATCCATGGAGATTCATTGCTCCAAGGCCAACACTGTGTAATTCCCTGTTCGCCTTCGCAGTAGTTGGCGAGTTTGCAATATCCGTATCATCTGATACTACTGTTAGCACATCCATTGCAGTATGTACAGATTCGCGCAAATTTTTACGTTCCATAACTGGAGCAATATTTAACGAGGCAAGATTGCAGTTAATGTCTCGATTGATGATATCAGGCTGCCCATAGTCCGTAATTGTAGAGACTTCTTGCAACATAAAAATTTCGGTACAGAGATTAGACATCTTCACAGTTCCAATTTTACCAAGAGCATGTTGTTTGTTTGCGTTTGTTTTGTTCATCAGATATGGATAGCCTGATTCAAGCTGAGTTGTAGCAATTTTGATTAGCATCTCTCTTGCGTCCATAACTTGCTTTTTTTGCACTTTTGGGTTTGCAACCAATTCATCGTACATTGTATCAATGTCCAAATCATCCAAGTGAATGCCATATTCTTTATAGACAGAATATGGAGCAAAGATAAAGTATGGCTTATTTTGTTCTGCCAGATCATAAAATTTTTGTGGAACAATGAGTCCGAGAGAAAGTGTTTTGAGTCGAATTTTCTCATCAGCATTAATCTTCTTGCTATCCAAAAACTCGATTACATCCCACCCGAAAATGTTGTAATAGCCTGCCCCTGAACCTTTTCTCTGCCCCATCTGATCCGCGTAGGAGAATGCATCTTCCATGAGTTTCAGTACAGGCATAATTCCTTTTGCTGCGCCCTCAACCCCTTTAATTGGTTCGCCTCTACCTCTGAGTTTAGAGACGTTCACGGCTACGCCGCCACCCGATTTCGAAAGCTGCATACATACACCTAGAACAAAGTTAATGGAATTGAGGCTATCATCCATGTCTAGAAGGAAACAACTTACCATTTCTCCTCGTCTACTGCGTCCTGCATTCAGATATGTAGGGGTAGCTGGTTGCACTCGTTGCTCCATGAAAGCTCGAACTAAAATCTCTGCCGCTTCCACATTTCCCTTACCAAAATATAAAGCCACCAGAGCATTGTGCTCACTATACGTTTCAAGATATTTTCTATCTAATTTGTCATTTGTCTTGAGGGCATAGTCGGAATAGAATTTAGACGCTGCCATATAAGACTCGAACTTAAAATTGTATGATTCGGCAATTTTATAAATTTTCTCAATTTGCTCATATGTATAGAAATCATAGAAATTGATGTAATAATCGTTATTGATAAGGTAATCAATTTTTTCTTTTAAATTACTGAAGTATACGGTGTTTTTCTGGACTACCTTAATAAATTCTTTTACGGCCTCCTTATCTTTTTCTAGATCAAAGAAACCATCTTTCTTAATGAGAATTTCATTGTTTAACTCAATGTGCCTCAAATTGTCGCAACCTTTCCATTAATGAATTTACATCGCTACTCAAGCCTGATAATTCAAACCTGAGTAGAATAGGTACATTGTATTTTTGTGATATAATGTCTGCTGCTCTTGCATAGGAATCACCCCAGTTACGGTTTCCACTACAAGCTACACCAAGCATATGTTGATGGTTATGTTCTAGAAAATCCAATGTACTCTGTGGGACTTTACCCATACCAGTTGTATATGTAATTAGCACAAATGGCTCATCAACAATTATGTCATTATGTATTTTTACTTTTTCTATTCCTTCTAGTTTATTAACAAAGCGCTCAACATTTCCTGTCCGACTATCCCAAACTACAATCAGTAAGCAGCACTCTCCCAGATGAATTAACTATTGTATTGCCTTACTACTCATTTCTAGCGATTGAAGCATTCGCCCAAAATACAGCCTGTTCCAATATAAGCAAATTCTTTGGCCTTATTGCGGATATTCTCATATGTTTGTGGTTGACCATCTTTAGTTGGATGATACTTAAAATTGTTTTCAATTTGTGAGTTCAATATTGTCACCTCCTTATTTTGCTCTACTCTTGCGTTTAGCCTCATTAACCTGAGCCTTATAAACAGCCTTATGCTGCACTCGTTCAGGTTTAGCCCCATTGTATACAGGTTCAAATGCCACACCATTTGCTTTTGCTTCTTCTCTACGTTGTTGACGAGGTGCGAGTCCAGCCAATTTGTTTGTGTTTTTCTTCATTTGATTTAATCTCCCTTGTATGTATAGTTTTGTTTTATTAGAATAAAGAACGGCTTGATAGGAATTAATTTAAGACCACTTTTGGATATAATGGATTGCATCCTTCAGAATAACAGCGTCATCGGTTACAAGGAACAGACTGCCATTTTCAACAAAACGTTGGGCGAAATCATCAAACGATTCATTACTTACTTCAGTCTCAATTTCTCTTTCATTTTTTAAAGTGACTAAAATTGTCATTTTCATTTCTCCTTTTTTATTCTTAATAAAATGTTAATTTGGTTTGGTTTAGTATTTTCCATACTTGCTCAATTGTTCTTGGATGATATTAAGCATTTTATATCCATCAAATTCTTTTGTTTTTACACCGTTAATTGTTACATTAATCACATTACCTGCGTCCTTATTTTCAACCTCTTCGATGCTCAAAACTTCTAAACTAGCACCAGTCGTGAAAATGTAATCATGCTTAAAAAATTTATCTAACGCATATTCAACTGCTCGTGACTCTGCATCAAGAGGAAGTCCATCTTCGTCAAAAAGCTCATAGTCACTTAAAGTTACAATAAAGTTAATCTCTCTCGATCCAGCAGCGAATGAATGTTTGAAAGTTACATTAAATAATTTCATTTTACATCTCCTTTTTCTAATGAAACGTGACTTTTATCGGATTTTTAGTTTCAAAAAACTCAGTATTTATAAGGAATTTTCGATTGCCTCTTTCAGTCTCTCATGGGATTTATAATCGAACTGTTTACCTTTTCTCTTATAAGATGACATTCTGATTAAAACTTCTTCTCGAAATGCTTTCTTTGCGTTTTCGCTGATCCCAATTTTCTCTTCGATTCTTCTCATTAACTTTTCATCTGGATCATAAAGAGCACCATCAACATCCACTTTCGTCCAATTGCAATAAGCTTCAATGTGAGTAAGATAGAGGAGAAACAATTCTTGAGCGGTATTATTGAAATAGAATTCTTGCAGGTAATCTTTGGCTACTTCAACAATCGCTAACTCTTTTTCAACTGCTTCAAGTTGTTCCTTAAGTTGTAATTGCTTATCCTTAAGTTGCAATTCTCTTTCGCTTAACCATTTGATAGTGTCCATTTAACTCCTCCTTTTATTAAAACACCAACACATAGAACATATATCCAAAGTACGCAGCCCATAGTAGTGAAAGAACAACTTGTAAAAATGTACGCTTTTTCGGCTTCAATAACTCTGCTTTATAGATAATCAACTCTTGCTCATTCATCTCGGATGTTTTCTTGCTCTTCTTCATTCTAAGAAAACAAATAATAACAATTGCTACTGCCAAGATTGAAGGATACTTATATGGATCAATTTCAATTGCCTTGATGATATATACAATCTGAGCAACAAACAGCGCCATTCCTGCAATTAACGAAAAACATCCGAACTTAACGAATTCTTTTGTATAAGCCTCGTCATTACCATCGCCTAAACGCTTAAGTTCCAGTTGTTTCATTTTTTGATTCAGGGATTGAAAAATCCCTTTATTGAAAAGAGTGAGTAGACTCGTTGTAATAAATACAAGCGTCCAAAATATCATTAGCGTTTACCCTTTCCACTTCTAGGGGTTGGCAATCCGCTGCTAAAGCGCTTCTGCATTGTGCTCTCTTTCTTCTCAACATTGCCCACTGGACGGATTCCTTGAAAAATGAGGTCTTGTTTTGCACATTGTTCTTGAGCTTGACGAAGTGCTGTTGGATAGAAATCGGATAGATTATCAATAACTACGGATTTTCCAGTTTGAGTTTGTGCGATAGCGTAAAGTTTTTGCATGATTTGTTTTGTCTCCCTTAAATTATATATAGTTTATATATGTTACTTATAAATACAATTACATCGTGAATTACACAATTGGTTAGCAAAGAAGTCGCGCTTACCATCCACCATTTCACATCTTGGTTTCCAATCAGTATGTTGTTCAATCTTAGCTACAGTATCAATTACCCATTCCTTTGTCCTCTCTAACTTTTCAATTTCAAATGGATAAGCAAACTCTTTTTGTCCTTTTTCTCTGGGGAAGATATAAACTAAATGATCAGGATATTTTCCATATTTCTCTTTAATGGGAATGCTGTAGAGATAAAGTTGCATTAAATTATGATCCAGTTTATCTCCCTCATACTTCTTAGCTGTCTTATAATCAGCAATTACAAATCCATATTTATCGTGATTAGCAACTAGATCAGGGAATCCCTTTACTTTAACATTTCCTACATCAAATATTTTTTCTTCTTCTGATTCTAACACTTTGTACTGAGAGAAGATTTGTTCATAACTTCCGTCATCGAAAAACCTATGTATTGATTCTTCATAAGATTTGCCCATTGCAGGGAATGGTGCTTTAAATTCGAAGTTCCTCATTCCTGTTGTGATCTCTTGTTTAATGTCCCATTCGAACAATTCATTCTTCATCAACTTCTCAATTGTTTCATGAAACAGAGTTCCGTAGAGGCCAAAATAGTTATTGATTCCTCGATCATGCTCTATGTATGTTTTATACCAATTCCAGTAGCATCCCTCTCCCATCTCAGCTAATGCAAACCCATTGATACGACTAAACGAATAAATTTTTTCATGCTGCTCTAATTGTTCTTCGCTCAATCAATCACCTCCTTGTATTAATTTACCTTGCTTGGTTAATATATCATCATTTCTTTAGAGCGGTCAATAGTTTTTCAATATTTATATTCATAATTTATTCTTCCATTTTGATTCTCATAACTACCATAATTATTATAAAAATACTCGGCAACAGCCTCCAACGCTTGCAATGTTACTGGAATTGTCGTTGCAGTTTCTCCATCACGCACACAGATAGCATTAAGCTCTTTCACATATTCAACCTTCACTGTACCCACTCCACTCTTTTCACATTGGGAATAGCCATGAGTAAACTTTCTACAGCTTTATTTGTTTTCAATCTAGTTTCACTCAACAACTTCTCGTCATGCATCACATCAGTCTTTGCATTAACTCGCATAAACTCATATATCCCCTGCTGATCCTCAAATGACAATTCACTTCTCAGCAGCCCCACATTTCTCTCTACGCTAATTTCGTTCATGGGAATATCCATGGATATTAACTTAACCTCTGGTTTATGTATGACAATCGTTGTACCGCTAATGCTTATGTTTTTGATGACATCTTCAACGTCATAGCCTAGTTTGAGATAGCATACAGCGGTGTAATGATACTCTCTGTGACCATAAAATTTGTTATCTATGTATTTGTATTCTTTTGTAACTGTAGCACTTAAGCCAACAATTTGACTTGAGGAGGACAATGATTTGATAACCATCGCCCTGTCTATGGTGAATTGTGGGAGATGCATTTCTGCTGGTTGTGGCGTTGGAGATTTATTATGCTCTCTCAATAACATAGCAATAAGAAGCAGGGACATTATGATAATTATTATCTTTTTCATATGTTACTTACCACAACCTACAGGTTTGCCATCCTTATCAAGTAAAGCAGTAATACCACTTGAATCTTTATTATCCTTCATTAAATACTTGCAGCCAGTTTCATGATCCGTAACAATGTAATAGTAGCCATCGATTAACGAATTCTGAACCTGTTCTCTAGTAAATCTTGATTGAACATCTTCTTTCGCTCGTGCATGACCACAGCTTGACAATAACAACATTAAACTCACAAACAATAACAGTTTATTTTGTATCTTTTTCACCTCAATTCAGAATAAAACCTTCATTTTAACGGAATAATGTCAGCTAAAAACGCTTGATTTTACTTGTTTTACTCTGTTTATTGTAAGGGTGTTAAGCGTCTTGAAGTCAATCTTGGGATTCTTAAACTTCTTCAAGATGTTCCAAGTCTCTTCTTTAATCAACTCTGAAAATACTCTTCCTAACAACATAGGAATGTACTTACTTTGCCAACCTTCATTCTCATTAACAATCTTAGCGTATTCTTTTTCAACAAACGCTTCAGTCACAAACTCATCTACAATTTGCTGTTCAACAATTTCTTTAAGTTGCACTTCTGGGCATCCCATTGTCTTATAATGCTTCTCCTTAAACTCACTTGTAACAATCTTCGCCCATGTTTGACGTTTGTATTTGTTGTAGAAGTCGTAGTTTTTGATTACGATTCCTTCACCATTTCCTTGACCATCTTTAATTAGAAAATTATTCTGTTCAAGAGTTTTGATGAAACTTTCATATGTTCCGTTTTTAAGTTTAACCAGTGGAGCAATATAATCTAATTCGAACTCTTCCAACATTGGCTTATAGATATCATAAGGAATGTACTCTACGTGCTCTTCATCTTTATCAATTGTTACGTCGAAGATATAGAACCTTCTCCATGCGTCTTCTCTGTAAGTTTTGATCGTATGAGGAACAAGAAATTCTCCATAAAGCCTATGTGTTGGATGTTTCTTAAGGTATGCTTCAATGTTCTTGTTTGTTAGAATATAAGCATAAAATCCAGCGTTATCCTTGTCTAAGCTCAACTCCCTATTTCTGCTTCCTGCTTTTACGTTACCTTCATCATCAAGCCAAACTGAAGCATTCGTACCATCCAGTTTAGGGAACACAAGACATTCGCCAAGTTCAATTCCATCAACTTCATCTGTAGAATATCGTTCCAAATGCTGATATTTTCTAAACTCCATATGACACTCTCTTTTCTATGTATTCTTATTTTTTACGCATAATGCATTATGTTTGATTGATCAATAGTTCCCAGTAGCCCAAAAACGACTTCTAATTCACCTTCATCCATACCTAAGACGTTAGCTCCTTCACTACACAAACCAATCCATTTAATTATAAATTCAATAAATGTTTTTGCATATGTTGCTTCTAAATTAATTGAACAAGATTCGCTCTCTCCGTTTAGTACTCCTGATTCTTCGATCCCATTATAAAACAAATGCAATACAGGGTACTCATGAGTCTGTATATCTAAATCAGACCAGTGATCAAACGCCATTGCAAAACTCTTTTCTAGTGCTCCGTATAGCGACCTTGCTTTTTTCGCTTCGAATGAAACTGGAAGATAAATCCTTTCGATTGTTTCAGTGGTTTTGATTAATTGATAATCCAGTTTGATCAACTCCTCTCGGCTTGTACAAGTACTTTACCATCTTTTACATTTTACGGTCAATAGTTTTATACTAAATTTATCTTAATAATTTCCATTGTGATTCTATAAAAAATCGACTTAAACCGACAATCTCACCATTGTCCCATAGGACATCTCCATACTCGTCCTTTTTGATGATGTAGTTGTGGTATATCCCGTTGACTCCAATGGCTCTCTGGCCTCGTCTGAGCGTTCTGGCTGTGTCTAAGCCGGATAGTAATGGTTCTATAGGTATCACCTCATTCTTCTCGCCTTGAAGCTTTTTGAACAGTTCTCTAAACTCATGCAAGGCGCGTTCGTCTTGAAAAATAACTTCCTTGTTTTCATGTAATAACTTCTCAATTTCCTTGATTCTGGACTCTTTTTCTTTATCCATCCCATGTTCACCCCATATTCATTGAATTACTTCAAAATTAACCATCCGAACGCTGTTCCAAGCGCAAAAGCAATTACAGCAGTTATGCCGATATTCGTTAAAATTCGTTCCCGATTCAAATGTTCACCGCCTGTTCATTTTGATCTTTGGGGTTCAAAATTTCGCGCATCCAAATGCCCATCAAAGTCGTACTGCATACAACTGTCACAAGGTTTTTCATCCGAAACTATATCGGAATGTTTGCAGTCATTACAAATAGACTCACTCATACCCAAGTACACCCTCTTCATTTTGATGTCTTATTCTTTTTATCTGACTTTTGGCAGTTGTTACTACACCAAAGGAACCTTGACCAATTACCGTATCCTTACGCCACCATACCCAACCTTGAAGAATACCAAGACCGAAGGCTGTAATCAATCCTAGATTGATGAATATAATTTCAGCCATTGCCATGAACACCACCTTTCCTCATGAAACGATAGTTTCGTTACACTAATTGAAACTATCCCTTAACTGTTTAACCCATAAGTTGCGCTCATTTGTGCGCTCTACTTCTTTTTCCCACTCTTTAGAATGATATTCGATATCTCTCAGGCAACGTTCAATATTGCTATTCAACCATTCTTGAGCAGTTTGTTTCTTAACACTCTCAGGGTTGTAGTACCCCTCCATGTTGTCACAGTCCCATTTAATACTTTCTTTTAATTGGTCAATACAGAATTGTTTAAGCTTGCCATGATCAGATGTTGGTGCTTGCCAAGCATAAACATCTACCAGCATTTTTGTATATCTATTTTTCGTTTCAAGCTTTTCTTGAGCATACTTCTTTTTTCTTTTCAGTTCAGACTGATACTCACCTTCTGTTTGTGCTTCGATCTCATCATTACTCATACACTGCAATTCCTTTAACCGCTCCCTTGCTTTTTCTATTGCATTCTTACTATATGTACTTGGTTCAAACTCTGGGATTGGTGTGCCTAATGGCTCATCTCTCATCATAATTGTAGCACCAAAAGCACGAGCACATTGCATAATATAATCTTTTACATCTGTAATTTTACCTTCGCTTACATCATGAGTATAACCTGTTGGCATATCCTGAACATCTCCTTTAATTTTTTTAGAATGAAACTGTTAGTTTATTTGCTTTTTATACTTTATATAATCAATGATTGTCGCCACTCCAAACATTAATGAACCCAAAAACCAGAACCAAGATGTAAATGTATTGGGCACAATATATCCATACAATCCTGCAAAAAGTGCCCCTATAGTACAGACGCATCCAAAGATCACTGCTACCAAGCTCATATTCATATTGATCCAATCCCTTTCTTACATTAAATGCAGAATACATTCAAACGGTATCGCCGTAAAGATGATTCCAAGAATAAACCAAAGTAAATGTCCATGTGTCATCTTCCACTTGCGTCCATTTCCATATATCACGTTAACTGTTGCAAATAACATTGAAACGATCATCCAAATATAGAATATAATAGTCCACATTTTATGTATTCAACTCCTTCGAAATCGCTATTTTATTTGGATTAATTATACGATGCTTCTGGTTCTTTATCAGGTATCACTTCATCAGAACTTCCATCTTCATCAATAATTAACTTTGTATAGTTTTGGGTTAATTTCATAAGATAAATTTCAAAATCGTTTAAATGTCTCAATGATTTTAAAGTGTGTTCCTGATCAAATCCAATATCCCATCCTTCTTTCTTATCCTTTTTCCATCGAGACAAACGAATGGTAAAATTCATTTCCTCATCATGCTCACATTCAAAATTTAGTACTGCATATTCGAACGAACTCCAACTTTTATCCTCGTTATAGTCAATATTATAGCTAACTTCTACAGGTTCATAACTTACACCTTCATCATAATTTATCTCTAAATCATCCGTTTTTACATTCTCCGCTACATATTTCATCCACTTCTCATAAAGTTCCGATACTTTAATTGTCTTGAGTTCATCTTGTGGCTCAATTAAAGACTTGAAATTGCCAAGAATTTTCTTGTTTTCTAAAGAAGAGTTCTTCAAGACTTCAACTAAGACATTATCCAATTTCACAATATAATCAGAGTAATCATAGTTTTCGAGATAAGGAATCATAACAGACTTAACTTGTTTTTCAATAATCTTAGTTACGTCTCCATATGAACCAAACATACTGTCTAGTGCATTTTTAATTCCCTTTTCAAGTTGTTCTGAGATTAATGTCTCCACTACTCCATCTGCAAGTTTAGCTGCAATTACGTCTTTAATACTATTTTCTAATGTCATATGTATTTATCTCCCTTTTAATTTTCCTAATAAAAATCGTGTTTCATTTCCATTCTTCTAAATAAACATCATCATCAATTTCAGTTATAACAATATTTTCAGTAAAACCTAATTCATTCTGAATCCATACTCTTGATTCTGGATTGATGTTTTTTAAATATTCAATTAGTTCCCCAACATTCATTTTCTATCTCCCTAGACAATCGTTGTTTTATGCCGATTTATTTTTTAATTCTTTTAGGTACATTTCTTGATATTCAATTTCGGAAATGGTCTCTACTAACCCCTCGCTGCGTTCCTGCAAGTTAAAACTCGCCTGATAATAAATATCGTTTTCGCTTGTCACAAAACTCGAAAGTTCTTCTCCTTGAAATCGCATAACTCCATAGATAAAGTTTATTTCGCCAAGTTGTCTAAAATCAGATAATCCTTCATCGGTAACAATCTGTCTGTATTGCTCAAGCGTCTCTTTTGCTCTTTTAGTATTGTTTTTCAATTTACCGTTCTTACCAAATAACTTTTTATTTTCGTCTTTAGTGAGATCATTGAATTCCACCCAAAGTTCATCAGGCACAAGTGCCATTTTGTCAATCTTTTCATTTAGCATCGCACTCACTCTTACGAATACGTTGTGCCACAATGGTTTCTGTTTAAAATGTTTCTTAACCGCTTTATCATAGTCTGTCCCACGTGTAATTTTAAAACACTGATTCATCTATACCTCTCTCCTCTTACCATGTTCTGAAGTGCATTCTATCCTCATCTAGAAAATCTACAAAGTCACTTACTCCGTTTTTTAGAAATCCAACTTCAAAAATATCAACTAATTTTTCACTTGCTTTACCTAAGATGTTAATTTGACCCTCATTCGAAGCCAAAGTAAAATGATCTTCTTTTTGAATCAATTCATAATCCAAATCCTTAGTCCATGTGTGAGGGAATAACTCTAGGTTATCCTTTGCGTAAACTCTGTATTTTTGCATATGTACTGCCTCCTTGTATAATTTCATCTTCTATGTATTTTACGTTGCAAAATCATCTTAACCACATTCACACCTAGTAGAGATATTAGTACGTATAGGGCTGGAGGAGATATTTTGATTAGTGTGTATAAATACGGATGTTGACTAGCCCATTGCCACATTAACCATTCAGTAACATGGCTGTTTGATCCACTACCACTTAACCAATTATTGAACATTTAACGCCTCCTTTAATCTTCGTCAAACTCATTATTAAGATTTGCCAATCCATAATATAGATGATATTTCGCACACGACAAGTCTAATGCTGGATTATGTCCAGCTTCTATTACTCGCTTTACAATTTCATATGCCTGCTCAATTAAGCCTGCTGCTTCTCTCTCTGTCACTGTCTCACTCCTTGATAATTGGAAGTCGATGAGATAATTTTTCCTTAGCCCCATGCAACTGATTCCATTCTTTTTTGTCATAATCCCATCTATGTATTGATTTTGGAACTTTATCAAAGCTCACTTGAACTTCAGCATATAAGTCCCATGAAGTCCAATTATCAGGAGCAGGAACAGTAATGATTGCATGAGATTCATCTTCCGTTACATAGCAATAATAATCTACATAAAATTCTCTCTTATCTTTTTTATGGCTTTCTTCTTCGGTTGTAATTTTTATATCTCTTGGGTTCTTCAAATGACGGTTTAGCATTGTTATTCACCTCTTGAAATTAGTCTTTTATTCCTTTACAAATTGGACACGAAATTTAGTTCTATCACTGGCGCATTCGCCTACTACTTTAAAGTAGTATATATCTTCTTCATCACCAATTTTAAATCCAAACTTATCAAAATTGCTTGACTTTGATACTCTGAAGATTTTTCCTACATTAGATTTATCCTGTATAACTTCGCAAAGAATCCGCATATTTCACCCCACCAATTCATCAATTCGACTATATGCTGCTTCGATCATGTCCTCGATTCTCTCTGCTTCCAATCTCCACTGTGCAATTTGTTCTCTCAACTCTTGAATCTGCCGTTCGTTTTTCATATGTATAACACCTCATATTATGTATTTTAGTTTTATACCAGTACCTTATTACGCTTGCACCAAGCTTCGTAATATTTCTTCCAATGCAACTCCTTAAGCTCCTCGCTCACCTGATAAATCTTAGCCTCAGTATCCTTGTACATATCCACTACTTCGCCATTCCTGTAAACAAAGTTGAGATGATAATATCTCTTAGTAAGAGTGCCATCTTCTGCTCTGGCAATAACCGTTCCCAATTCTACGCAGCGAGTGACTTTATACTCAATCTCTTCATCGCTTTCACACTTTGATGAGCTTAGTGGACAAATTTGCTGATACTTTTCGATTACCTGCTTTGAAATTTTCAGATTAACCAGTTCCCTTCCTTGTCGCTAAATTTCTCTTTTAATTTTTTCAACTCATCAATTCTTGCCCAAACCTGTGAATTTTGAAATGCGTCCTCATTCCTGATGCTTGTTAATCTAAGTTGTTTTAATTGATCCATTCTTTTATCAACATATTCGGTAACTGACATTGGCGTATTCCCCTTGTTTTGGTTTCGTGGCTGTACTGGCCTGTTGTGTTTGTTTTCGTTCTTCAACTGGTAAAGAGTAATATTTTATGATATCGTCTATGTTGTTAAGCTTCATCTATTTCATCCAATCCATATCCATTTTATATGTATTATTTATGTATTTATCTATAGTAATCTTCGCCTAAACGTTCCTTTTCCTTTTTACTTGATTCCGATAGAAACGATATTGTGATGCCAGCCATGAAGAGCCAAATTAGAACGATGATTGTCATGAGGATCATCGTTCACTTCCTTCCATGACTTCCTCAAATTCGCCTTTAATCCAATCCATGATCTCATCTCTGCTTTGTTGCTTGGATTGAGATGCTGCCGACATGCTTCCTGTGCTGATATCATCAATCAATTCCAAAAATAAATTCAACGGATAGTTTTTGTACATTTCATAAATATCCAAAGTGATTCGATAAACTTGGATAGGCGAAAGTAAATCCCCCCAATAAATATCATACGTGACTGCATCGATTTCATTGAAATGTTTGACAGAGATAGACGTTTGAACATTTACTTTCCCACTCTCATTGTCATTCATTAAAGTATCTTCTGTGATAAGCACATTATTTTTTAGCATATCATCGTTGTAGTAGTACACTCTCTCGTATTCGTCTGAATGTTTAACTTTTAAACCTTTGTGATTAAGTAGAAGTTCCATTTTTAATTCTCCTTTTTTAATTTGTTATGTATAAAAAATGAAAAGTGCTATACTTCATGTCTGTGATGTAAGTATAGCACTTAGATGGTAAATTTGTCCACTATTTTTTTAATTGTTTTTGCGTTTTTTACGTGTATTTATAAATGTCATTCTCCAGCAAGTCCATAAAGATGCGATATCCATTATCAGTAGGAGATTGTTTATCTTTGAATCGATCAATATCTGGGATTCCATCGGGATTATCCAAGAGATAGTATACGTTTCTGTTCTTGATCTGCTTGATTTGCTTCTCAATAAAGTCCTTTGATTTACCTTTGTCCCACGCGAAGATTAAGTCAATGTCAAGGCCAATACCTTTAAGCAGCATAGCTTGAACAGGACTAAGACGGTCTCCTTCGATACTTACTGCGTTCTTAATGCCCCATTCCCAAAGAAACATTGTAGTCTTGGCTCCTTCTACAATGAAAACCTGTTTTTTCTCTTTAATATATGGCAATGCACGAAAAAGGTTAAACAGTTCTATGCTCTTGCTACAGGGGATGACATATATATACTTCTGTCCAAACTCATCAATAACACGAGTGTCTAATCCGTAATATCGACCTTTTGCGCCAATAAGTTGACCATATTGATTGTGGACAGGGATTATAACTCTTTCAGTTTGCAAGTCATAACAAATACCAAATTCTTGTTGCGTTCTGATGGATAATCCTTCATGTACCCATCCAAGCCAAGGATAATGAACAAATTGATTTAAGACAATTGGATCAAGAACATGATTTTCAGTTATCTCTATTTCACGTTTACGCTGCTTCTGAATATCACGGAGCCACCAATTCCAATCTGTTTTAGGAACAGGCTTATCCGCGAAATCATTGCCTATGTTTTCATAACCTAAAGTGTTGCATATGTATGTTTTAATCTGGTATAGATGTTCTCTAACATGATCAAAAGTTTGACAATCATAAAGAATATATCCAACAATTGAATAGATATCCCCTTCGATTCCACGGTTAACTATGTATGAGTTTAAATTAGGGTTAATATAGATTTGAACGCTTCGGCTATTTTGAGAGTCAGGCAATCTGGCAGTTACTAAATCATCACCAGAACGCCCTTCTTTGCGTTTTACGTTGTCGCATCCTAATTCCTCAAGTAATTGCTCAACATTGCCATCTTCTTGCGATATGCGCTCTTTTAGTTGTTTGAGACTGTCTGACATGCCACCTCCTCCCATTGAGGATTTATGCTAATAACAATAATTTATAGGCCATTGTTTCTCTTGCCATTTTACCTAACTCAGAATTTTTTACTACATTAATTAATTTTTCTGTATCTGCAATATCAAATTTTAAACCAGAATAAATTCCTTCTTCTTTTTTTCTCCATTTTATTTTAGCATTTATATTAAATTTATTTTTAAACATCTGTATGGCGTATTCAATCTCGTCTCTGTTTAACCATTTCATGGCGAACTGTATATGACCGTTACCCTTACGGTAATTTTTAATTTCAAGCGATCCATCATCTAGATACCACACTGTCAAACTGTTTGGGTTGAGATTGTTTAGTAATTCATAAGTATTCATATCGTTATACCTATTTAAATTACGAATGTATCTAGTGTAAAAATAAAATTGATTTTGTCTGTTGTATCCATCGCTTTCATTAAGTCTATATGAGAATTTTAATTCATTAATGGGACATAAATTTCTCATAACATCAAACTTGGCTTGACAATACTCCTTTTGTGATTCTTGATGAAAAACTGTAAGAATACTGCTCTCACCTTTTCTTGTCAAAGCACCATCGCCAAGCACACTGCCAATTATTACATCATGTTGTAATTCACTAATTAAAAATTGTTCATGATGTTTTTCTTTTTGCATCTCATAAGTAATATTAAATTTTTGCAATCTCCTTCTAATTACGGTATGAGTAGTATTATATATTTCAGCGATTTCTTCTGGTGATTTTTGTTCTTCTATGTATAAGTTATACAGGCATTCTCTTGTGTATTTATTTTTTTCTGGATCGTTCCTATCTCTGTCTTCCCAAGTTATACCGTATTTCCGCAAATTAACATTTACTGTTACTGTTGTACATCCATAAATATCAGCTATTTCCTTGGTAGTTTTGAGTTGATTTACAAACAAATCATATAATTCTTCTTTGTCGAATTTAAATTTAATTACACTCGCCATTTATTACCTTCTCTCATTAATAATTTTTATCGTCATAAACAGTTGTCCAACCAACTTCTTTGAATGTATTGTTATTAAAATTAGGTTTTAGAACAAGAACTCGTTGACCAGTTTTATTATCCATCCCTCGCCTGTTCTTTGACGTGAATAATAAAATCCACTGCTCTCCTTTATCAAGAGTAAATTCCTCTTCCTTATATCCTCCCATAAATGGATCAGGAACATATCTGGTTACTTTCAATTCGTGCTTCCCACCAGTTAATTCATCATCCCATACAGTACGAGACATAAACATTACAGAAGCCTCATTTTTTATTTTTTTACTTTCACCAAGAGCATGTTCATTTAAAAATCTACGGTTTAACGCAGAGTCGGATAATTGAACGTTGACCCACATTGCAAGGTTCAACCCTCCTCCGTTTGTTCTAGCCAATTTATAAAGTTCTTTGAAATCATCGGTCATAACTTCCCATCTTGCCTTATCGCTCATACCCTCGCTAGGCTTTCCGGTATCTACCAGAACTCTTCTGATTCCCCTAGCTGCATAATGCTTAATCAATTTCTTAACATCATCAATGATGTAATTTTCCATAAAAACGAATGTGACAATTTTTTCATCACCTTCGCATAACTCTTTTACCCAATCCGCTGCTTTTTTCAGTTTTTCATGTTCTTCATCCGTAAAATTACCCTCATTTAACCTTTGTCTTTGTATGGAAGACTTCGTTCCAACTCCCATCGCTGTTACATAGAGAAGCTTTTTAAACTCACTCAATGACTGCTCATTACAGATTACCAATAGTTTTTCTTTATGTTCGATACAAGACATAACAACCTTGTTAAAAACTATGCTCGTTTTCCCAGACCCCCCGAAGCCACCAAATATGTATACATTTCCATAGTCCCAACCTGTACAAATTCGCGTCATTTTCTCGCTTTGATAAAATGGAAGTCCTACAGCAGGATTTTGATCCCACTCCTCTACTGCATCCTCTAGCCCTTCTAGAAGATAATGTTCATCATATTTGTTATCACCATCCAAAGCTAATTGATTTAGCTTGTCATTCCAATATGTATGCAATTGCTCTTTAGTCATCTTTTTATAATTATATTTTCCATCTGACTCCAAAACTTTTTCACCAAATAAATCAACTAAACTTTTAATCAAATTGTATTTTTTAATTTCATTATAGTGTGCATCTAAGTTATCCTCCTTCCCCTTTACTTCTTTCATCAACTCCTGAATTGTTTCAGTCCCACCGTATTTTTCGTGATATTTATCCAATTTCATTTCTTGAATAATTTTAGCAACACTAATATCATCAAAAATAACAATTCCCTTATTTGCTAACTCTCTTCCTAGTCCATAAAAATAGCCATAAACTTCATTTAAGAATGTTTTTGAGTTAATTTTCTCTTGAGAATAAAAATTATATAAATCTGGATTATTCCAAAATAAAGCGGCAAGGTATCCTTCTGATACAACAACTTCTTTTTGTAATCTCTCTTTAATTGTTGTCATTTAAGCCTCCTTAAATAAAACTTGATATGTCATTATTTACTTCTTTCTTTTTGAATTCGACTTTTGTCTCAATCTTTTCTTGTGATTTATTTTTTTGAATTTCAGCCAACTCTTTTCTTCTCTTCTCATTGATGGCGTGATTCTTCGCATCTGCAAGATTATTTCTAACTATAGCTAATCCGTATTTTAATTCTGCTTGGAGATTCTTAAATCGAACAGTTTTTCTTGCTAGTCGAATCTTATCTTTGCAAAACTCAAGAGTGTATTCAATCCCTTCGTAAGGAATGCCATTTTTATAAGACTTCCCTAACTTTCCAAAGAGTTTAGAATCGTTTCTGATATCTTCGATATAAGGCCAGATTTGATGAGGAATCATTTGAATCGATTCTAGTTCATATATTTCCGCAATCTTTTCAGCAAGCTTATCCTTCTTATCGCGTTCTATTCTCTTGAATTCTTTATCTTTTATGTATTTCGGCAAACATTCTAAGTGTATGTATCCTTTTGGATGCTCCTTAGTCATCTTTTCTTTTAAATCTTTTGCTTCACACCATTGGCATTTAACTTGTGCCAACATCTCACCTCCCATTTGCCACTCAATCAATATTCCATTATAATATAAGAACATATATTCCCGTAAAGGTGATACCATGACTAACAACCACGCAACTAACGAAGAGATGGAACTAATCAAGAAGCACATTATCCTTCCCTTGATGCTGGATGTAGTGCAGAAAAACATAGAGGATTTGAGCCTCAATCAGTCTACGCTTAAACCACTTTACATTGCTTCCTGCGAAGCCGTGATGAATCTAATCCATCAGGATATGGCAGAGAATAGAAAGTTGCTTAAACAAGCTAACATAAAGATATTTGATCGAGATCAATCCAAGTATCCTTTGTTCCACTATCCATACATGGTGCGAGGATACCATTTCACGTTTCAAATGCGCAGAGAGTTAATCAAGAGTGAGATGAGCACGATGCTCCCCAAGTATGTCAATCGCGTTATCCAAATTATGAATGGGCAATGAAACCGAGATTTTAATGCAACTCAATCTTCTTAAATCTTGGTTTTGCACCATGTTCAGTCTCAACAAATCCGAAGAACATATCCTTTGGACGTAGCCAAATGTTGCCACTTTCATTCTGATACACAACATATTCTTCTAGTGTTTCCGTATGTACGCCTTCACCAATGTATGTATAGATTCCACCTTTGTAATGCTGAAACTTCATATTTTATCCTCCTATGTATAGATGATATAATCACTACCAAGATTTAACTCGGTAATGTGATTATATCATCTATAGTTTATTTTAAACAATACTTTTTCGTAATTTATTTTAACTAATTCTTAGATGCATTTTATCGGTAATGAGCTGCACACCCTCAATTTCTTTACCTGCTTTCAAATCCTCTAGGATGCTCTTATTATCGATTTTGTCAGGTTGAGGGATACGATAAGCCTCTGGGATTTTTGTCTCATCTACAACGCCAACAGATGGGTTGTTCTTTTGTAGTCTTGCAGTAAACTTACCAGCCTTAATCTTATCAATGCCATTTACCTCAAGAACACTTTGCGTATATGATTTCAGGCCATCAAACTTATTCTCCAGATACTTGCGCTTTTGAGCCAAACGTTTCTCTTCTTCTTTATACGCCTTAATATCCCCTTCGATATTCTTCATAAACTTGGCGATATTCTCAACCTTATTCTCCAATGCATCTTGAATGCCATCAAGAGTATCGATGAACATCTGCAAATCGTCTTCGGTCAAATCCTCTTGATCCAATGCAGCTTCAACAAATTCATTAAATGCTCTGTACTGGTCAGCCAATGCGTAAAGTTGTGTCATATGTATACACTCTCCCATTATTTATTTAATATTATTTATGTATTTTGCATTTAATTTATGTCGTTAAAATTACAATTTCATCGTAATTTACGTATTAAAAATTCCTTATAATCATTGATTTTTTAAACAGCCTCGTGGTGCAATTTTTTTAATCTCTCAACGGTTTTTTCACAATATCCTCGATCCTGTTCAATACATATCCATTTTCTATTGTTTATCTCTGCTGCAACAGCCGTAGTTCCACTACCGCTTGTATTGTCAAGAACAACATCTCCTTCACTTGTATAGGTTTTAACCAGCCACTCAAATAATTCAACAGGTTTTTGAGTTGGATGTAATTTGCCACTAGAGTTATGAACACATTTTATGTATAACATTTCATTTTCAAGTTCTAATGCATCTAATGCATAAGCGTCTTCATAATCAATTACATCATCTGGCATAAGCCAATCACTTTGACGATCTATGTATTCTTCTCTCTGCTTACCGTAATTTGTTGTCTTAGAGTTTGTCTTATTCCCTGATTTAACTTGAAATGTTCTTGGAATCTGCTGCGGATTATAAGTTGGAGGATTTTTATAAAATACAACAATATCCTCAAATGCACCCATCGGCATTTTCCTAGCATTGAGATTTCCTGTTTTTAAATTTTTGCGCCACACCATACAATATTTGAATAGTTTTTGGTTACTCATTATAAGCATACTTGTAAATGGTTGTTTACCAGTTAAAACGATTGCTCCGTTATCAGCAATGATTCTCTCGTACTGTTCCCAAAGTTTGTTAAAAGGAATGACTTCATCCCATTTATTTTGAGTTGTACCGTATGGAAGGTCAGCCAAGATTAGATTAATCGATTTTTCTGGTAATTTAGACATTTCTTCAATAGTTTCACCATTTAAGAGCATACCAAATTTATTGTAATAGAAACTTTGTTTTGCCAGTTCTCCTAATTTGATAAATATCACCTCAAAGTTATTGTTTAATTAAGATAAAATCATGTTTTCGTGGGCTTTTCTGTTTTGAAAAACCCTTATAAATGCTGAATTTTTAACACATGTCTACCACGGTCAAAACTTTCCTCAAGTTGTCTTTAAACTCATCTAGTGTGTAATAAAAAGCAGTATAATCATTTCCATGGTTCTCAAAATGACACACAACCCACTTGGGCAAATTTTCAAATTTGTGTTTATGTGCATGGCTCAACCAAGACATCCATGTATTATCATCGGCATTTCCTGAGTGCAACTGCTCATATAGTTCAACCTGTGTTTCATCTTCAAAATAAACTAATTTAATTTGCTTGTTGTAAGCAGGGAAGTAATCAGAGATGTCAATTTGATTGATAAGATTAAGTGTCTCGTGAACTAATGCATCTTCTTCTCTTTCGAATTCTCTTCCATCTGCTGTGACAAAAATTTCTTTCTCTTGCATCTGCTCAACTTTTACAGGAACTTGCTTCATGATCTTTTCCATTCTATATTCTCCTCCTCTTAATCAGCCACAGCATAAGCATGTTCGCACTCAGCCGTTTCAACTCTATCCTTACACTTGCAACCATTACCTTTCTCGCAGTCCCAATACACTCTCCTGTTCCCACAGTCGCAGCGACTATCTACCCCATCCCAACCTCTACAATCTTCACATTTATCATCACCAGCAAAATCAAACCAAACTTCATTGTTATCCATTGGTTATACATTCTCCTTTGCATATGTATATAAATGTTCGCTTATGTAAATAATTTTAATGCATCGAAGAACTTGCTTCCCTTCCGAAGAGTCTGCCATTGGGTGGACTCTTTTTCATGAGGAAATGCTGCTTTTATCAACTTTCAAGTTCATTAAGAAGATATCTAAACTCGGCTAATTTTGTACAATAAAATTCATATTTCTGTTGCGCTAACTCATATTTATGCTTATGTTCTATTCGTTCTTGATCAAAATTAGCAACACATTTTTCATAACTATTAATATATTTTTGTAAATTGGCCTTGGTTGATTCAATGCTCATTTTAGAATCCCTTCCTTATAAATTCTTTATTGCGAATAAAAATTACTGAACTTGTCTTCGATTGATTTAAGCTTATTCATAACAATTCGCAAGTCCTCTTCGATTTCTTCTTTAAACCTCTCAATACTACCGTCATAAAAGTATAAATCGGCAGATAAATCAGTTGCTTTACATTTGAGTCTATGGTACTCATGCAAATATTCAATGGCCTGATTTTTCATATTTCACCCTTTGAAATCCAAGTTTATTGTAAATCACTTTTGTTACAATACTCATGACAACTTTCTGCCTCTGTTAAGAAGTCGCCTATTGGTTTATTAAATTCCCCACAATAAATCATGTATATTTTTTCTTTGACATCACTACTTCTAACCTCGCACCATCCATCTGTATGAATACATCTAGTGCATGATTTTTCATTGTCCCAATTAGGGAATAACTCTTTAACTTTCGAAACCAATTCCTCCCAATCTTTTCCCACCTCGGCGCACTCCATTCGAAATACAGATTTATTTGCTTAAATACTCAGTATATCTATTTGAATTTGCAGCAAAATCATACAATACATCGACAAACTTGTCTGCGTTTTGATTGCCGCTATCGTAAGCAGCGTTCACAATTCTCCATAGATCAATCGCATCTTCTAAAGACATTGTAAGTGTGAATTCTGGCTTAACTGGCTTCGTTGTTTCATTTAACTCCATGCATCATTCTCCCATTGAAATAAGATTTTTATTTGCCTTTTCATTCTGGTTGCATAGAAATAAAGTAATTATCTAAATCATCAATATGTTCCATTTCCTCTAAGTTACCATTGTCTTTTGCAGAATAATAACCTCGCTCCAATAATTTACGAAGTAGATGATAATCCTTTTCGGTAATTTCAATTTGTAATGTTTTCATTTTTAACCTCCCTATGAAAGAAGAATTTTAATTTATTTTCTTTCGATAACATTTGCGGCATATGTTTTAGGGTAAGCCCCAATTTTACCTAGAGCTTTTAAAATAATGTCCTTTTCAGTGGAATTTTCTTCAATTTCAACCTCTACAACTTTAGATGCTTTCATGAATGGATTTGGTACATAAACACCAAAGTAAAAATAAACATCATACGTTTTTATTTTCATCATCCTCCAAATACTTCTCCAATGCCCACTGAAGATGCTGCGACTTAGTTTGGTACTCCACTCTACTCATACGAATGTCATGGAGCACCTTCTTTATGTCCTTACCCTGTCTCATTATTTCATTAACCATATCATCAATCTCATTTTTGTTTATGTATTCAATTACTTTGTTTATGTTTATCAACACCAGTTCTCAACTTGAAGTGTTCTTCACCTTTGACTTCCTGTTCAGTGGATCGTCTACATCTTAAGCAGCGGTTCAAATGTTCGCTTGCATATAGTTCAACTTCGTGGCCTTCAAATGCACAGTGGATACAGGTCTCTTTAGTTATGGCTTCTCAACTCCCTCAATTGCTCAAGTGCCTTCAGTTGATCTTCGAGCGAGTATTTGCCGAGGAGAGTTGCAAGCTCAGATAGAACATCATCAAATTTTTCTTCTGGGATTGAATGAATCAGTTCTTTAAAATTCGATAATGACTCTTTCGGTTCCATGTTATCAACTCCCGTTGAAAGCATTGTTTGATTTAGAACATAATAGCACTTGAAATACTCTCTACAGTCTTCAAAACGTCATTTTTTTCACGTAATACATGAGCATTAAATTTGCTATTTTGAACATTTCGATATGCGCTCATAATTGTACTGCTTCGACTATATTGATTGATTTCAACATATTCGAACTGATTTACTTTGTTCAAGATATCCTTTAATACACGAACAGATACATCATTGTCGCTCGTAAGATTATCGCCATCACTATATTGGAATACATAGATATCTTGATTCTCATAATCAATATAGTTAATGCGTTCATTTGCTTTATTTAGGCCAGAGGAGATAATAGTCCCACCTGATTCGCCTTTTACAAAGAATACATCTCTATGTACTTCTTGCGCTTCGGTATGGTGAGAAATAAACCTATGGTTAACTTTCTCATACTTTAGTTCAATTAATTTTTCAGTCCACAATGACACGCATTGGCTCAAATACTTTTCAAATGATCCCATAGAACCAGAAGAGTCAATAATGGAGATAATCGTTGCAGATTTTTTCTTGGTGATTGGAGTAACAATATTCAATTTGTTTTTTAGTGCTGTAAATATAGATTCTACATTTTCATTTCCGATAATTACATATTCGTCTGCCAGTGAATACTTCAGATCAGTAGTTGTAATAATATTGCTTTGCATACGTTTTAGGATTTCATTTTTCATATCTTCGACTTGTCTGTGAAGTTGTGGCTCTTTATCGAAAGCAGCTCTACCAAATGATTTTGCAAAATCCTCTAGAAGTTTCTTGTTATCAATTGTATTAAGTTCCATGTTATTTCTCCTTTTTTTATGTATTAAAGGTTTATTTATCTTCGATTCCGTCAATTTCTATATAATATAACCTTGATAACAAACTTTTGGGGTCTTTACCTCCTACTTTTCCGGTTAAAATCTACCTTTCATTTCCAATAAATGATTGGATTAGCCCAAAAATGAATCATTTGTCTAATTGATTTATTTATCACTTCTTTTGTTTCTTCAGTTAGATTGTCTTGCTTAAGCAAATTCAAGAAATAATCCATTTCCTCTTTAAAATTATCCCAAGTTTTTAATTTAACTTCTTCCAATTCCATAGGTGTAGTAATTAATTGTGATGGCAATGCTATATCTTGTTCCAATAACTTCACCTCGATTCCAATCAAATTTGCCTTTCAAAGGTATTTATCAATGAACCATTGACATCCAAAAGAGAACATGGCTATGGAAACTATTAAAACTTTTTCAACTCTAAATTGAGTTTGTTCCACTATTCCATAAGAGATTCCAAACATTAAGGATGACCAATTCCACTCTGCAAACAAATTTACATTCTTAGTCATTCTTTCCTCCGTATTCATTTCATCTATTGTAATTCCAATTTATATAATTAATTTCTAAATGTCCTAACGATAAAGTCCAATCAAGACAAGAATCGATTCCTTTTCTTGCTCCATTCGTACTAATCCCCCATTGTGCTTCCGTGTTGGCATCAGAATCATCTGGATATAGCCGTTTATTTTCTTTTCTGATTCCACGAAACCACGATATATTTAAAGTTCTTGTGTTCTTTTTCCACCACAATTCAAAAATTCTCATTTTCATCTCCCTCATAAAATTCGCTTTTCAACGGTTTTTCAACTCGTCAATTTCATTCTGCTGGTCTTCGATTATCCTCTTTAACCTATCAATGAATAACTCTTTACCGACCATCAATTCATTTACTCTGTTCGTCTGTGATTTAAGACGCTTAATCTCTTCTTCGTACCACATGTCATTATTCTTTACTTTTCCAAGTGTATAATTTACTTTATCTGCTGCAAGAGATGCGATATGATCCATCTGTTCATTACTTAACGTAACATTAAAACTTAAACCCTTCAGAGTACATCACCTCACTTTCCTCAAGAAAGTTCCATTTTATCCAATTACTCGATACCTCGTATAGTGCTCATGAACTTCTGGCTCTAGAATTTTTTCATCGACCATTCGATTGATCAAGCGCTCTCCCTGTTTATAGCCTACTCTACAAGTCCTTTGTAATAACGATACAGAAGCGTATGCCTCATTCTCCGGATGGCTCTCTTTGGCTTTTATTACAGCAGCTACAGCAAGAGGATATTTTTCTTCTTCCTGTTGTCTAAGAAATGCTTCCCATCTTTCATTTTCTTCTTTTTTTGGCTTCTTAGCCATTAAGTTTATGCCTCCTCATAAAAGTCCAATTTCAAACCCATTCCATCAACTCTCGAACAGTAGGAATATCGGCCTCAAGAAAATCATACATCCAAAGTTCATCTCTCTTAATCCAAGCTAAAGCTTCATGTTCGTAAAGTACTGGTTTACCCAATTCGATATCGCACATATATGTAAGCAATCGAATGTTGTCGTGTTGAACATCTTTTACCATATCACCGACTTTTACTTCGCATCCAATCTCTTCGATTACTTCTCTCCGCAAAGCTTCTTCAGGGGTTTCGTCTTCTTCAACTTTCCCACCAATAAACTCCCATTTGTTATATTTATATCGCTTACCACATAAAAATCTGTCAGTATCGCTGTTATAGATTACTGCTCCGACAACTAATTGCATTTTGTCACTTCCTAATATCATTGGGGTTTAACTTCCATACTCCTGAAACACATCTCGTCTACCGCGTTTATAAATTTATACGGTCTCTCTATTGACATGCTTCCATGTTATCCCTAGTCTAATTTTTGATATTGCATCAGCTATTACACCGTACTTCCTTCCTAAATCTGCATTCGTGCTGGATTTATCTTTGAGTATTTCAAGCACATGCTCTTCGGTTAATTTAGAAGTGTGTACCTTTTCTCCTTTTGCTTGTCTATTTCTTTCAACTTTATCACGCACATTGTCTCCTTGCGTTCCCAATATTAAGTGTTCTGGGTTAATACATTTTGGATTATCGCAAGTGTGCCTTACCACCAACCCTTCTGGAACTTCGCCAAATAATTCATTGTAAATGAATTTGTGCATTACGGAAACTTTTTTGTCGAACCAATACCTTATATGACCGCCGCTTTCTTCACTGCTGGCGTAATGTGAAGTACAAACAAAACACCCATTGTCATCAATGATAAATTCTATGGGTTTCCTCTTAAAACGACCATCATCTTTCATTTTCCCTTTATTTTCTTGATTATTTTCCATATTCCTGAAATATATCTCTCCTACCTTTTTTATAATCTTGTAGTGGATCATCAACTTTTTTACCCCACTTAAACTTACCAGAATGGTCACAGACGGACTTTCTTGACTCAACACGGTAGTCAGTGCCTTCTGGGAGGATATCAGTCCAATATGTATCTCCTAGCTCTTCAAGCAATTCCACAAATTTATGCTGCCAATCTTCAGGCATGGATTGTAATACACTTCGAGGAATGGTTAAGTATTGAGCATATGTAAGGCCAAACCACAAATGGATGTCTTTCTTCATTCAATAAGCATTCCTTTGCAATCTCATCGAATTACGTGTTGCTTCCAATACCTGTATAACAACATCTAATGATTTAATGTCATCGAATTTCATAACCACATGTGTATCAAAACTGTCTAATGTTTGTCCTTTTGACTCCTCCCACTCTGATCCAATTTCTCTTGGTTGCGACAGTATAAAAGCAACACCTTCTGTACGCCCATTATCATCTTGGATGTCTCCGACAAATATATCTCCATAACCAAAATGCAAACACTTTATATTGTCCCTAGTGACGATTGGCATCTTTGCCCTCCTTATAAAAACCAAATTTCCTTAGCTTTTAATTTATTTCGCAGAGTCCTCAAACAGCTTAATTTCCTCTAGTATTTCTTCAAAAGCTACCCTTGCCAGATCGATTGGGTCATCCATTCTCCAACTCCTTTGAGTGATAGTTGCAATGTAATTTAATTTCCGTTTTGTCAGTTCAACTAACTCCCAAGCCTTCTTCTCACTATCAATTAGACTGTAAATTTCCTTTTTGTCTAATCTCACATATCCATCATAATCAGCGTATTGCAAAGCAAGGTCTTTTTCGTTATCGTTCATTGTGCTATCCCCTCCTAAAATTTCCCCTTGAAAACGTCATTTTATTGGAAATATGCTTTAGAAAAACCCTTATATATCAAGGGTTTTTCAACTGGTACTTAACCTTAATCCTGCCCCAATCCCAATCAGATGAGAAATCAACATATTTAATCTTCTCAGAGTTCTCTCTGATCCATTTATGCATTAAATCAATTGCTTCGTTGTGTGTTTTCCCTTCAAATGTTTTAAATAGCATTATGTATTTTGATCATAACTCCTCAGTCCTTGTAAATTGATTGGAAGATAATATTCTGGGTTAGTATCCTGCTTTTTAATTTCCTTCTGATGCTGCCATTTTGATTTATTATTGAAATACGGTTTATATTTACTTTTTTCACTTTTAAATATTGTGGTCAACTTATCAACCTCCAAAAAGTTTAATTCTTATCAACCATTCGCTGACCTAAGAGGCCATAACCTGTAATATCGAGATAACAATTCTCATCCATCAAATCTGTTTCAGGATTATTAAAAATCCTGTTCTGTTTATCTATTACTCTGACCATCAACAATAAATGTTTCAACAATGCATCAGAAATTGTATAAGTTCCATCTTCATTACGCCATTTCTCCAAGAAAATCTGCATCAATCTATAACTCTTTTCAACACTATCACCATAAGCCAATTGTTTCTTATCAACCAGTTGACCAATGTTAAGTCCCATTTGCTCAAAGTATCCTGCTTGAACTGGCTCTTCCGATGGATAATTAAGTGGGATATCGCTTTCATATGCTTGAATAATTTCTTCTTCTGACACAGGGAAATCTTTGCCGTTCTCAAAAACAATAGTAAGATATAGTTGACTGCCACTTGGAATCTGCTCGACTACGGCTACTCGATTGGTATAATACTTGATGTCATCAGCATGTTCTGGTTCATGTTGCTTAAAAAAAATATCCAGCCCTCGCTTATTAAACTTGACCTTATCACCAATTTTAAATTTCATTGCTTCTCTCTCGCCTTTCTGAGTCTGTCTGCTGCTGCTTGACGTTGTTCGTCACTCATTGGTTTGCGCTTGCTCACTGACCGGAATGAAACTTGACTAAAAGGAATATCCTTGTACCAATGCATTCCATCGTCAGTGACTTTATAAGGCTCAAGATTAGACTTCTTCAACTTTGTAATGACTGTTGGCTGACAACTTGTAATAGTCCAAGTTTTGCTTTCATCATCACACTGTAAAACAGTTTCACGTTCTGCTGGTGTATAACTCATCCATTTTCTCCTTTAGTCATTACTAACTTTTACTTTCACGTGTTTCAATAAATCTTCGTTCTGCCATCCAGAACGTAATCGACTTCTAATCACACCTGACGCAATTCCGCTTTCTTGAGACCATTCGCCAACTGTTTTTGTAACATTATTGATTTTCACATAAATTGTATTATTTTTATTATTCGCTTGAACTATCTTTGTCGCCCATCTGCAATTACTCGGTTCATAGTTTCCGTCAGATTCAATTCGATCAATAGTTAGATTTTCGCTATACCCATTTTCCATAGACCATTTAAAGAAATTAGGGAAGCCATTATTTTCGTCGCTCCAATCGTCACAAACAGTAATCCCTTTTTCTCCATACCACTTAAACTCTCGGCAGTTCTCATTAAAGCAACGACGATTCATATCGTTCCATATCGTATAAATCCTTTTACTCTGCAACCTGATATCATATTTACGATTTACATTGGAGGCTAACTCTTTCTGAAAACAACCGCAACTTGTAGAATCTCCTGTTTTTAGGACTGAACTACTGAGGGGTTTTTGAGTTTTGCTATCACAACTGCATTCGCATAACCACATCGCTCTACCTACTTTATTGTTCTCTACCCTTTTTAGTACAGTCCATCTTCCAAATTTACGTCCCGTTAAATCGTCAACAGTTGCCACCTATCCACCCCTTTCAAATTCAGACTTGTACTCTTTTACTGTTTTCAAATATTCATTATTACGTTTGTTTATTATGTATTTTTTACTTCCTTCAATCCCATGATGGAAACTTAAGATTGTCATATCAAACACTTGTTCTTCTGACATCCATTTGCTTCTCCAATAGTCCCTAAGGTAAGATAACAACCAAATTGTCATATCAATATTCGTTTTAGGGTCAAGTAGGTTGTATTTCTTGAGTCCCATTTCAGAAGCAATCCATCCAACCGTGTTAGGTTGATGCAGTTGGAATAGACCATAATCGTCAGTGCTGCTTATAGATTTATAGTCAAACTTGGATTCTGTATTCGCAAGTGCTAACAGCATCTCGTATGAGAAATTAGATTTATTTGAACACTCCCAAAGGTATTGCTGAACTTCTTCTGGAAGAGGAACATCTAATTGTGGACGTTTAGGCTTAACTTGTTCAACCGGAATTGGAACTATTGGATTAACTTCTTCTGCAACTTTAATTGCTGTTGCTAGATGATGAATGTTATTTTTAAAATTATCTTCAGCCATTTGCGACTGGTAAACGGGTTTTAAGGTGTCTGTTTTCGCTTCTCCTGCGCTTAAACTCCCTGCTGTGAGTAAGACACTGCTCACCAAAGCAAGTGCGAGAGAGTGCTTTGTAATCGGCTTCATTTGTCATCTCCTGTTGTGTATATTGGTGAAAATGCTCTCTAGAACTTTCTGTTTGGATTATTCTAGAGAGCGTGGATCGAACGTTGTTATATGTATTATTCAGTTTTATTCTGCAAGCGTGAAATCAACGTAATACTCTTTGCCCTCTTCAAATTGTTCTTGCGCTTTCTCGTTATCAACGCTCATCTGAATTTGACCAAATGGCGTATATTTCCAAAATTGCTCATTCTCTTCTGATCCAGAAATTACAGCCTCTAAGCGTACACTATTTCCTTCTTTAAAAGCGCACTTGAATTTTGCTCTCACCATGTTTCTTCACCTCACTTTTTCATTTAAAATAATTCTTTTATAGGGATTTCGTGTACTCATACATTGCTTGCAGAGTTTTTTCATCCTTAACATCTTTATACTTAGCAGTCTTAAACTTATCCGTCAATCCTTTAGCGAGTTCTTTCTTCTGATCCTGAGACAGAGTTGCAATAATGGTATCGATTTTAGAAATCAATTCATCAACTTTATTGCCTTCAGGATTACTCAAACTTTCTGCTTCTGCATTTAGAGTCTCATCGAAGTTTTTAATTTCTTCTTTGGTAATCTTTCTGCCAGTTTGAGCCTTTGCAATAGCTGCTTTCCAATGATTGTAATTTGGCATTTCTACGATATCGCCAATGTTAAATGTTTTAGTACGATCCTTTTCAACTTTTCCAAAAGACTTTCCATCTTTAGTATAAGTTTGAACAACAACATCGAAATCAAATTTACTACCCTTTGGAAGATTCGGCTTCACTCCAACTTTAACACTAATTTGATTACCTTGAGCGTCTGTACGGCTCTCAGTTTCATCACTGGCTTCAGCAACATAGGATAGATTTTTACCCATCTTCACATATGTTAGAAGCTTTGCAAAGAATCTGTCATAGTGCAGACCCATTACACCGTATTCCTTAAACGAAAGCCCTTCGCCTTCAAGAAGACGATTAGATTTTCTAGCACGTTGTTCAACCACTTTTAGAGCAGCATGTTTCATGTTCTCATGATAGCGAGTAGCACTATCAATATTGATCGTTTCTACTTGATTGAACAGTTCTTCATCACTTTCAAAATCGTCTAGATCATCATTCATTTCTTTAAAGACAAGAGTATTGGACTCCATCAAAATGTTGTCATTATACTCTTCGTAAAACTTAGTCCCACCATCACTATCAAACAATAGTTGATTAGGGAAGGAAAGACCAGTTGGAGTCTTCCCTGTCGCAGATTCACCGTACCAAAGAAATGTTACACCTTCACGTTTTTTCTCGCGTTTTTGCAATGCCATTTAAAATAATCCTCCTAATATTTTATATTTTACTTAATTAGACTCACTATTTTTACTTATTTGGTTCAGAAGGGAAGGTCGCTGTCCTCGATGTCTAGAGCGTTCGATTGTTCAAATGGATTATCTACAATGAAGTCATCTTCTTTGTACACTTTTGCCGTATGACTCATTACATTGGTAATCTGCAATTCATTAATCTTGTTTCGAATTGCTTTTTTGCCTTGTCCTGTTGGAGTCTCGCCACCCCAATTCAATTCTGGCTCTTCCTCTACTTCCGCTAACTCAACTCCACTGCGAATGACACCTTGGACTTTCAACAAATCGCCAAATTTTGTTTTCTTATATACATTGTTTGCAAGTGTCTCATACTTGTTAGCATCAACAACGAAAGTGATATCTTTCCATGTTTTATCCCAACCAATGATACGAGCACCGACATAAAGCTTTCTTGCTTCTTTGTCTAACTGGTGTTCTGTTACTACAAATTCTTGCTCAAAAGATGCTACTTCTTTGAAGTTATCAGCGTCAAAGTCCATCTCGTCTTTCAAACCAATTCTTGCAATTGTGTATTTTACATTTGTTTTTGTTTCACCGTTTGATTCATATGTATTAATGTTAAATTCTCCATCGATCCAAACAGGAGTATCGTTATGTAGATTATCCTTGATTGCTTTAACGCCATCATAGTTAAAGTAATTTTTCATTTTCAGTCTGCCATTCTCTTGTTCAAATCCTGTTCCCACTGTGCCAAATCCGAAACAAGTAAATCCATCTGGCATCTGATCACGTTCATCAAAATCAATCTCCATCTGCTGCTTGTTGCCATTTTTATTGGAGAAGATTTTAACTTTCTTATTAGGCACTTGACCAAATAGGTCGATGTTATAAATAGTGTTCGTTGGAGAAGTTTTTACTGATGTGCTGATGCTACGATATGGTTGACCTTCGCCATTCTTTGTTCTACCTTCGCGGTAAGCACCTTCAGCTTCCAGACCTTGAATCTTACCTTCAATTCGAATCTTACCAACTGTTTGTTTCAACTCTGCCATTATGTATTCAATCTCCCTTATTTATATTATAGTTTATTATTATTTTATGTTTGTTTTAAGGGAGTCTTTCTGGTGGCGATCGACTAGCTGCTATGCTTTATCACCTACTTTCAATCAACCATTCCTTTCTGTTTAAGATGATTTCTCATCTATGTTATCAGGCTTTTGGCCTGTTGTTTTATTGGCGTTCCTCATTGCTTCCTTATAATACACCCATATCCAAAGCTTGGCAATATTTTTTATACATTATTTTTCGTTTTTTATTTAATTATTCTCCGAGGAATTTACACCATGAAACATGAAATTCATTTGGTTATGATCTTAACGATATCTCCGCAATGCAACTTTACCAATCAATTGAAGATTGCTGCTTTTACATGGTAATTTAAAACCATACCAATCATCAGCACCTATGTATGATCCTCTAGGACAGACATAAACTAAATAATAATTACTTCTAAAAAGCCAATATCTCCACGTGTCGATTGTAATCAGATAATTATCTATATAAAACTGATGCGTTTCTCCTGCTGGAGTGTTGAACAATAAATATCAACTCCCAAGGAAATCTCAATTTCTTTGGTTTTAATCTATATGTATGTAGCAATCGCCATTTAGCCATTTATTTATCTTCAGAAGTCTCTCGTATGTAAAAAAAGGATTATGTTCATTGTACCACTCATCTAAATCAAATTCCCACTTTTGACTATTGCAATTCTTACATGATGGAATACAATTACTCAGATCGTTCGCACCATTATCATCAACATGTTCTTTATGTAGATCAGTCCATTTGAACTCGCCAGCATATTTTATAAAGTGTTCACTTATATGCAAACCACAATATGCACACGAATCATCAAAGTACAACTTGCATTTAGTCCATTCTTCTTTGCTAATTATATGTTTCTTTGCTTTTCTCCTTTCACGGCTCTTTTTATGTGCCAGTTTACCTCTTTCTGATTGCTGCCATTCTTTATGTCTTCCATCCTTCAATCTACGTTTAGAACTTAATCGAGTAGATACTACTTGATTTTCAGGTCTATTCGCGTTATGTTTTTCTTTTAACTTTTTGTACTGTTCTGGATTCTCCTTTTGCCAAAGTTTCGATTTTTTAATAGTACATTCCTTGCAATAAGCATTATATCCATCCATTTTGTTTTGTTTATTTTTATAATAATATTCGCTGTTACAAGGAAACCATTGTAAACATGTATTACAAAGTTTATATTCCACACCTTCTACTAGTTTATGACACTCCTCATATTTCAGCGGCTTTTTCTTTTCACTTATAATCCATCACACCTTTCCCGATAAATCTTCGAATTTATCCCCAAATAAAGTATCCAATTCCGATTCCAACACCCAAGCAAAGCAGCGGTAAAACAATACAATAAAACAGGATAGCGTTTGCCATATCGTTCAAAAGACTATTCAACGTTTTCCTCCTTACACCTGAGCAACTTTTGCGTCTTTTTCAAAAAACTTTGGATCATAATTTTCCAAAACTTCCTTAACTGCCTCTTCGTAATTCCACTTATTAATAATCAAAGTTCTTTCTTTATTTGTAAAGACAAACATTTCTTAAATCACCTCTTCACTATGTATATACTTAGGCAGTTCCTCTAACTCTTCACATCTTAAACACTCGATATAAGGCTCAAAATGAATATCAACATTGACTCTCCCTTTGCCATGTCCACATTTCAAACATTTAAAAGTTATTTTAATCATTCTTCAATTATCTCTACTGTAATTCGTACCTTCATTGTCTTTACGCTTTGCAGTAGGTCACACAGTGTATCTGCTGGATAAATCCCTCGTTCTGCATCTTCCTTTGTATCAAAGATGCCCAAATCATCGTAATTTCCACCAAGCCAACCCTCGATAATCAATATATCACCTCACGAAAGATTCATTTTATCGAACCTGAGTAATTGTGACATCAAACGACACATCGAACTCACCATTATCATAATAGCCATTAAAAATTTCAATTAAGTGGCATTTTGAGCACTTTGCGTACCCCAACGAATCAATGTATCCATTCGATATATGATCATCAGAGCAGGAAGTTCGGCTATGATTAAGTAAACTTAAAATAATATCTCTATATTGTTCCAGACCATCAATTTTTTCTTTAACAATTTTTCTTTTCTTCTTCATTTCTTGTTCTTTTATTGCGTTCTTTCTTGATTCCAACTCATTTTGCAGCTTCTCGATTTCTTCAATCGACATCGAATTAATGTCCTTTTCCATCCTTACCTCCCGTTGAAAGATGACTCTGTTTTCGCTCTACATTTTAAGCAAAAGGTGTAACCATCAAAATTCAATTTTTCTGCATCGTGCTTTGCAAATCTCATCAAAATAAACGCTATACCACCATCTATTAATCCTTTTGGAGTTTAATTTGAAATGATGCTGAATATACTGTTCTTTTCTTATATTGTTGAACACGAAATCTCTTACAGTGATTTTCAATCCAACTTCAATAGGAATTACTCGATATGCGTTATCCATTCACACCATCCACCATCCTGTTGAAAGACTCGATTTATCTTAAATTTCTTAACTTCTCCAGAGTTTCAATCATAATCATTTTTGCCTCTTTATATTTCAATGGACTAAAATCTCTCGATGATTCGTCGCTATAGTTCCACAAAGCTCTGCACATTATTGTAGCCAAATCCCAATCATCATCCATATTTATATATGAAGCAGGAGGCTCTAACTCCTTAAATTTATTTAACTCTTCGTCAGACGGAAGTTCTCCATAATATTCGATTTCAAACCACATGCTAATCACTCCTGTTAAAAGAATTGTTTTAACGTAAAATTTCAAAATACTTACCATCAATAACTGGTTCAAACTCTCTACCGTTATCATCTATAATACAGAATTCTCCGTCTTCATTCATATGCATTTCATAGACTCTACCTGCGGTTGTCATTCGATAACCTAGAATATTAAGATTTCTAATACAAATGACTTTCATACCCCTATTACCACCTTATGAAAGTATTATTTCAAGCGAAAACAAATTGACTTGTTACAGGATTATAGTTCCTAAAGTAGCCAGATTTGCATCAAGTCCAGTCATTTTTCTGTCTTGCTCATGACAAACTTTCTTTAATTCCTCAATTAATCTCTGCGCTGTTAAGGCACGATCCTTTAAATGTTGCTGCATCAGTTCTTTCATTCCGACATCTCCTCACGAAATATTTGTTTTATCTGTAGTATCGGCAGATTCTTTGAAAATTACATCGAAATCCTTGCTTGATAGTTTCTTCAATAATTTGATGTGTTCTTTTGTCCAACCGTTTACTTCAAGCAATTCTGCTTCAAGAAGATGGTCAACCGCTTCCTTAACCAAATCCTCAACCTTGACATCCATCTATATATCACCCTCTACTTATCTTCGAATTTCTTAATAATCTCTTCTGCTTCTTCTTCAGTACCGACCTTTTCAACGAACATAGCCCAATTTTCTTCAATAAATTCTTTAATCATTACCTTTTCGTAAAACTCCAACTCATTCATATCTGAATCTCTCCCTTAATAAAATTATCTTTTCATTACCTAATCTTCGATTCTTGACCAAGAACAATTAATCTTCTCATGTAACCATTTATCATAATGGTCTTCGATCAAAGACTCTGCCTCTTGTTCACTCAAACCGTCAAAATCTTCATCATCAATCTCATATATATCTTCTCGTTTACTTCCTGCATATCCAGTGCTAACACTAAAAATTTAGCCATATCTCAATCCCAACCCCTCTGTTATTTGAATGAACTTAACCTTTCATCACTCTTTACATTCATCGCAAACTTCACGGTGGTGTCCACAATCCAAACAAGGTTTTCCAACATTCCCACAGTGAAAATGGTAACTAGTAACTGTCCCATCGTTCTCCATGCGATTTAGAGAAGCATGTTCAAAAGGGATTTCATAATTACATTTCCCACATCTGTTTTCCATTTTAATTACACACCCCTTCGAAATATCTATTTTATTCGCTTATAATAGTCTTGATTCGTCTCAACTGATCCAACGTCAAATCAATCTTTCCTAAAGTATCAAATACTTTTCTTATCTCCCATTGCAATTTGCTAACTTCCTCTTCGTCTAGAATTTCCTGCTTAGAAAAGTACAACTGCCAATCTGCAATATACCCTCCCATTTTCTGCTGCTTGTCTTCGATTCTAAACTTAAGTGGCCTTAAACCATCGCCCACCTCAAAATACTTCCTGCCAACCTTAGATATGATATCCTCTCTAATATATACTTCTTTTCGACCTCTGGCATTATTCCCAACGGCCTTCAGATATACTTTGTCTCCAACTTGCACCTTTATCACTTCCTCATGAAATTTCGGTTTCATCATCCACAACCTTATCACCAGAAACAGATGATGAAACCGAACAACAACTTTAGATTTCTTCTAGTGCTCCAGCACCCTGTAATTCGTTTACTCTAATTGGAATAGCATTGCCCTTTAGCCCAACCCCATCATCACAGATCATCTCTAAATTCACTTGCTGTCTTGTGCCTAGCAATAGGCTAGTCAATTCATTTTGTGCGCCATCAATGCCCACAGTCCAAAATTTCATTCCATTACCACTAGTAGTTACGGTTATAAATCCAACTTCGAAGGATAATTCTCTTCCATCAACTTTGATCGACGATAATTTCTTTTGCATTCTGTTGGCCTCCTAGAATAAAGTAACCATTTCGTGCCGTTATGTATCCAATTACTTCCTGTATTTAGAATATAACATACATAAAAAATATAAGTCAATATATTTTAACGTTTATTTATACATTATTTATTTTGTCAAAATATAAAGAAAAGCTGAGTTTCCTCAGCTCACCTCAATACTACCTACTTTTCCTAACTGTTATCGCCAAGTTTCGATTGTATGTAGCGCCTTGTAGTGGCCTCTAATCCCTCTGGATTGAAGTCACCATCGTAATGGTCGATCCAGAAGATTAGATCGCTGTCAGAACAAACAGAAGAGTCAATGATTTTATATAGACCAGACTCTTTGGATAAGCCACAAACAAACTCCAGCCAAATCATAAAAAACTGTCTACCTCTATCCCAATTTTCAAGATAAAAATCATAATCAAAGTTTTGTTTATCTAATCTGGCTGCATGTGGCATAAATTTTTCCCCTTTAGTTATTATATTTTTGTTGCCCTTAAATTTTTCTCATCATGTGATAGCCGTTTAATAATCGATGCTAGAATTTTTGTTATGCCCTTTTTGTTTCTGCTCTGCTGAGCAAATTCATAATCACTCTCTTTTATAGACGCACCGAATTTAATCCGTTTTAAAGTAAACTTGATATAATCCTCATGTATTCTCGCTACACTTCCGAGCAACTCTTTATTATCGTAAAAATTAACATTGCCATTCTCATCCATTGACTCAATTTGATGCAGGTTTAAGATGTTATTTCTATCAGTTTGTCTAAAATTATCAAAGAACAAAATGTCGCTCCATTGCTCAATTGTATTTGCTATTTTGTAACGGTCAGTTGCGGTGATGAAAATAACTCCCTTTTCACCTAACTCAGTTTCGATCATGATAATATCTGATTTATTTACTATTTCTAATATACTTGATCTTATGTTAAGCAAAACTAAATTATCGCCAGTCATCATTCAAATCACAACCTTTAGCGTTTGTCAATGAATTTTCACAGTCCATGAAAAGTAATTTACATACACTGTGCATTAACTTATAATCATTCTTGTAAGATACAGCGCAACACAAGCGTTACACATACTCCTTAACATAGTGAGCTGTCGCCAAACAAATCCACTTAGTTAGGGAGTATTTTTTATTACAATCATATGTATCACCTCTTTTAATGTTTGTAAGTTCAGTATTACATTTGTTAAATATACCACAATTTACTTCGCTTGGAACTACAGATTTTCGCATAAAAATCTGCGTTTACAATGCCTTATTTTTATGTATATGTGTCGAATTTTTGTCGATTCCTTGTCGAATATAAAAAAGAAGCGTGTTCATATCAGAACATCGCTTCTTTTTTTCGGGAAACTTAACTTAGATGAATATATGCCAACTTGAGTATTGATGTCATTTTCTTTTCCGAGTGCCTTTGATATATTCCCCTTTATACAATCTCCAGAAACAGTTACATATAACTTAGTTTCATGGGTTGCATTTTCATCAAAATATACTCGCATGTAGTAACTGTCATATTTTTTGGCTAACCTCATATTTACATATTGTCTTTTATGAGTTGGTATAAAACCATATTGAGCCAAAAACCTGTCGAAGTTACCACTTCCTTTACTACAAGTCAGTCGCTCATAAACAATCGACCGAGTATAAAACATCATTATGTCTTTTGGCTGCTCTAAAAATAAAATGGTGTTTAATGGAACCCACTCTATTTCTTTTGATGATGTATTTACCAGCGGTATAGATCGCTCAGGTTCAGTGGAAATCTCATCGGCAACTTCAAGAGATAATTTATCAATTTCATCTGTTGTGATTTTTGATCCAAGTTTATCAAGGAGCAATGCTTTGACTCTTTCAAGCATCTTGATTCATCCCCCTGTTATGGTTGCCATAAACGGGAGTTATTTATGGCAACCCAATAGAGAATCATTAGTTCTTTTGGGACATTTTTTCAAGCAAAGATGCTGGAGCTTTTGGCTCGTTAACAAAACCAGCAGACGATGGAGTGATAACAACATCACCAGTTGTTGGAGTTGTATCAGTATAGGCAGCATCAACAGCAGTTTTCATGATTGCTTTAGTAAGAAGTTTGTTCAACATGTATTTTCACCTCCTTTAATGAAATATGCGAAAGGCAATAATTTACATTCTACTAAACTCTTCCTTATTACGTTTGCTTGAGAAATATATTGTAACCATCGTTATCAAAATTAGAATAACGACGAATGCAATCAATGCTGTAGCGTTTTTTTCTGAAAAGTACATGTAACTAAACACCGCTAACTGGATCACAACAAGTACACCCAAATTAAGGAATACAATATTCTTCGTTGTTACATTTTCTTTTCCGTCTAACTCAAATCCAAAGCTCGTATTTGTGAATTTTATGTACCAACAGAAAATGTAAATGATGGTTACTGTGACAACTTGTAATGCATGTCCTTCGAATGAATCAGGTTGAATTTGTTCAAGATCGACAATGTTATACATTTTTATGATGAAGACTAAAAGTCCTTGAACACTCAGGAAAGCAGCATACCCAACTATTGAAGTAAAAAATCCATAGAGTAATTTCTGCTTGAACATCAGAATCATCATAGCTACAACTAACAAAACTTGAATCGGAATTGCGTATTGCTGCATATTAAGCAGTTCAATAATTATGTAAGAACAACCTGCCAAGAGTACCGATGATCCAACTAACTCTTTGATGTAATACTTTACGTGGAAGTGGAATATTGACATTACCAACAATAAAATCGATGAAAACTCAAGAGATGACAATAGAATAAATAACGCCTTTTCCAACATTAGAATAACCTTCTCTCTTTTTAATGGTTTCTATTTAATTTAAATAATGTTGTTAAGGATTGAACAAAAAATGCTACTGTTATTGTTTCATAATTTATTGTCAGCAAGTTAAGCAGGACTATTAGGATAGAGATAAATTTTAGTTTCAGATATACTTTACTTTGCCAATTTGCTTTAACCTTGTATGTTAACGGTGCTCCAATGAATAGTATTACTATCGAGACTATAGACATTATAAGCGCAGTCTGTTCAGTTACTTTTATTAGAGGGATCGTTGTTAATATGATGGTTGATATCAACACACACATCTCAGATGAATTTACATGTAGGCCACCAGAATATCGCCTTAGTAAAGCGAAGCAGAAAATTGCTAGAATAATGTCTAGAAAATGACTTCCGATGATCAATCCTATTGTTATCGTGAACGTAATAACAAATATGTAATTTAACCATAAACTTAAGCCATATTGCAGCCACTCAACTTCTACATCCGATTCTTTATCCCACTTCTTGACTAAAACAGCCAATCCGTAGGCCATACGACTTATGATTGCAATCTCCCCCTTCTAGAAACATAGTCCCAATTATACATTATCTATTTAATCTCTTCAAGCAATTTAACTCGTCCTTACATTTATTAATTTACCATGTTTTACATGTATAAGTCAACAGTTTTTTATATATTATTTGTATATTTTATTTTATTTGAAAAATAAGAATACCCTCGTAATTTAACGAGGGTACAGATTGCGAATTGTCTCCACATTTAAAAATTCTGACTTGATCCTATACATTGATTGCTCACCATCGATGCCGAATTGTTTCATAATCAAACTATAGTCTTCAGAGCTTAGTTGATCTTTCGAACCAAGTAACGAATTCGCCATTTCTAACATGCCACTATATGCAATATGCTTTGGCACAAACATCGGCTCCTGCAAATCCGCAGCAATTTTAGTAAGTCTTCGGTGAATTATATTCTTTTCGCTTTGCGAGTAGCTTTTGGTATTAGTATTAGCTGTCTTAATTACAAATTCCGTGTCGATCAGATTTGCAATATCAGCTTTGCGGTTGACGTTCGGCTCTCCGTTCATTTTTTCATAATCGAGTTCCAGAGATGCGCGGACAACTAATTTGATACATTGAGGGCTTACTTTAATTGTTCGTCTGTTCCCTTCGTCGTCCGTCAGAGTTAACGTCTCATTGTCTCTATCTACATCAGATGCCTTAAGATTAAGGAGCTCGCTACTTTCTTTCCCTGAGACCCCATTTCTAAGCAAACTAATTACCACTCCGTCTTGAGCGTTAACACAACTATCAATAATCTTGTCTAATTCCTCTCCAGTCCAATACTTTTTAATTTGATTATTGACAAACTGGATTGCCCAATCATTAGGGGTGAAATCAAGTGGATTCAGTCCTTTTTTTGCTCCAGAATCTAAGGCAAATGAAATATATTTGCTAATCCAGCTTATATTCTGTTTGCTGGAATACTCTGTTGTAGGCCTGAACAAATATAATAACTGTCTGATTTGCTCAATGTTGAAATCATAAAGGTCTTTTCCTAAATCGCTCTCTTTATTAAAAGAAATCTTAAATATTCTACCCAAAGTTTTTTGTGTCCCTTTGCCATACTGAGACATAAATTCATTTTTAAATTCTTCGTTGTATATCTGATCCCCATAAAGAATATTGGACATCGCTAAACAATTCCTCTCCCACGAAAATTAATTAATCAAATCATCTATAGTTACATTGCCATCAGGTTCAGTTCCCTTAACTTGTTTTTCAAAAAACTTTCTAATTAAATCTTTAGTCTGATTAGAGTTTCTATTTCCTTGCTCTTTCATAATTGTTCCATACTCAGAATCCTTGCTCATATCGATTGAGTTAACTAATTGAGTAACACTCTCAACTGAAAGAGATTTATTATCATATAAATGTTTCGCTATTACACAATACCCTACAAAGGTATTATGATGATTCAACCAATCTTCTTTCGACTTTGCAAGAATGTTTGTTTTGAAGTGTTCAGGATAAGAATTGAGAAGAATCCCAAAGAATCTCTTGAGATGTTCAAATACCATTTCTTCTTCTAAGTCGTTTTTAATTTCAAAAATAGTTCCAATTGATTTAGAAAGTACATCAATGTTTGTAAGCTGCCCCAGTTTTTTATCGACTCTCGTTCTAATTGACACTTTACCTTCTAATGCAGAATCATCCATAAGTCTTTTAGCAATATTTCTTTCTGACCCTTTTTCATTGTAATGCTTTGCCAATACCTTATCAAATGGATTGACCGTATTGAACTGCCCCAAGGCTTCCTGTGCCTTCTTGAGAGTGTAATGCTTGATTGACACGTTCATATAACCTTCTAGATTTGGATCGATTTGAAGTGCTCTAACCATACCCTGAAGTCTGTGCCAACCGTCAATAATATCAACTTCTGTACCCTCATAAATTGTCAAATCGCCATTATCATATTCGATCTTATCGTTTCCGTTCACCAAAATGTTGAAGATGATGGTGTCAGTACTAAAATCGCCTTTTAACATTTTGTCAGCAATTGCTTCTACACTTTTCTTGACTGTCTTAGGTTTGACTGTTACTTTTCCTTTCTTTGTTGCTTTTTCAATCGGAAGTCTTTGACACTTGAAGTTGTACGTAATCATGTCTGCCAAGTACCATCCTACAATCTCTTTATATGACATGGCAGTTATGAATTCTGTCTTACCAGTTCTAATTACATTTACAATTGTATAAGGGAAAGTTGGTAATTCACTTTCGTATTCATACTTTAAGGCTTTATTTATTTCTCTAGAACTGTAAAATGACTTTGGATCAATTCTTTTATCATCTGTAATTTTGTGAACTACAATTGTAAGCAGAGTTAATTCTTCTTGTGATAACTGATCCAGTCGCTCATTGTGAATTAGAATTTCATTAAATCTTCCTCTTGGAATATGGTGCTTCGCAAGTTCATCATCTATCTGCATTTGTTGTTCTTTTTTCTTATTTACGTCTTGTAGAACTAAACTTAATGCATCAATTAAATCTAAATTTTCAGCAACGTTACTCATCAAGACCATCCCCTCATATTTTTTATCCATTACTTTAATTATACACCAAATAAATAAAAAAATACACATAAATGAAAATTGCAGTCTACGCAATTTCATACTATGTATATTCGGAAATTATATAAATGTGTTCTATGTGATTTTGCAGAAGTTAAAATTAACAGAGTGAATCTCAATTTCAAATTTAAACTTCATCTATGAAATCAACTTTATATGCCCATCTAAACCCACCTGCTGTTTTTCGTTTTCCGTTACACACTGAAGAAATATTTTCAATTGATACTTTACATTTTTCTGAAGCAACAGTCGCACTTATATATTCACAGATAAATTGACCATTCAATGTCAACTGAACAATAGGTTTTCTCGTTTTTACACCTGCTTTAGCACTTCCATTTCTCGATTCTTTTGTTGGATCATACGCACACCAACCTAATTCCAACCCAATCTTAAGATATTTAATTATCGTAGGTTTAGATATTTTCATTATTTCAGAAATTTCATTAGCGGTAATATTGTCGTTATTGAAGTATTCACAAGCTATTTTTATCATTGATTTTAAACTTAGTTCGTGGCACGAATCCCAGTTTATTCTACTCAAATTAATAATTGTTGCCAATTCACTATTTAGAATACTGCCTTTTATATAATTCAACTCTGACTTGCTACAATTAATCACTATATAATACCTTATATTATGACGTAAGGCCATATCTCGTTTAAAACAGTCATTCATTTTTTCCTCATCTAATGTTCTTTTGCCTAATGTGTTTTCCTCATAATGCTGTCTCCCGTGAGTTTCAATGATACAGTTTAAGGATGGGATATAAAAATCAAAACTCTTTTTTTCTGACCACTCAAAAGATTTTTGATATTCAAAATCAATACCTGCTTGAAATAGTAGATTGTACATAAGCCTTTCTGGGTAAGGAATTGTATTAGAACATTTGGGGCAAGAAACACCGTACAAGCTAACAGAACTTATTCTTTTATTCTTTATTTTACTTAAACAATCAGGACATTTAAAATCAACATGTTTTTTGCTCATGATTGTATACCGATATCCATCTTCATGATTCCAAAGTAGGGTGCCTAAAATTGGATCGACAGTATGAATATCATTAATCCCCTTTACAATCTTTCTTGGGGCAATACAACATGCATTACAACCTGCTCCGCGAGATATAGCTGCCTCTCTTATTTTGTCTTCATTTCCGCAATTTAGACACTTATAAAAATAAATCTTAGCCTTCTTATTGTCTTTATATTTTCCCGTTATCTCTAGTTTCCCAGAATTAACGTTGTCGATAATACTTCCAATCTCGTGAAAATGATCAGAGGTTATTTTCCCCAATAAGCACCCTAGCTTGCAACTCGTAAATCCGCTTATATACATCGAATGAATTCGATTTTTATATTTTAGCTTTATGTAGTAATTCTCATTATACTCCAGTATCTCAACAAACCCAGACATTCCTTCATAAATAAAACCAACGCTCAACCCTACACATCGTTTCCAGTCAACATACTTTCCCTTTTTCGGAAGGTCATCTAAAAATACTTTATTCAATTATTATCCACCACCTTTATATTATAGAATACCATATTTTACTTCTTTGTTAAATATAAAAAATACACACTAATATAAAATAAAAATGTATATTTAAAATTATGTTTGATAATCTTTACTGAGCTAGGAAATAATACTCTAAGTTGCAGAAATATCAACTTCAACTTGATCGATCAATTCCCACTCGTTAAACTTATCTTCAGTTTGAAGATACACTAATATACGAGCTGGCACATTATAGCTGTAATGTAGTTTCTGCGCCTTTAGAATTTCTCTTCTCGCATGAAGAATAACAGTGTATTGTTTTCTCGCATAATGAGGTTTGAGTGATACGCCAAACATCTTGATTTCACTTTTGTATTTGAGCATCAAAACATCACCATTTACTTAGTTTTATTAATCATAATAAACAGAAAACATTTAACTTAAACGTTCGACACTTTGTCGAATAAAATTAAGTTTTTCTACCAATTATATATTAGGTTAATGTATCCTTGGTAGCAAAAACCCCCTACCCTTGCACACTAAAAAGGTAAGTATTTTGGTTTCTTCAACTCATTAGAAAGTCTATGCAAGTCTTGATCCACATGTTCTGCATCACTAATAAGTAATACACTAATTAAGTCATCTTGTTCTGTTGTAAAAGTAAGATGAAGTTCTCCTCCAACATCAATTGTTCCAATGTAAAACTTGTTCATTACCTTCAAAAATCTCCCCTCGAAAAATTCCCAATTGATCAGAAATTATTTTCTCCGAATCTCTGCATACTTGGCAGGTTCTTCTTCTCTACTTTCGTCTCTATGCTCTCTTGCATATCGCAATACATCATCATAGTTATTGAAAGTAGTATCCAAAGACTTTAATGGACAAACATCTCAGCGATGTTTAAAGTCACGTAGGCGCAATTCAACACCTTTTGATATTTGATACAAACTTGATACTAAACTACACTTAATTTCTTGTCCATCATTTCAAGTCTACCAACCTCTACATCATGCAACCTCAAAAAGTTGTCCCAAGTTTCAATACATTTTTCTCTATTAACTTCATTTAATTTACTATTCACATTCATAATCAAAAAAGCACTATATAAATCACGTTGCACTAAATTATTTCCAATCTTCTTCCATCTTTCTTCTATAGTAGATTTTTTGTATGTGTCATCAATGTGACTGTACTGACTTGCTCTTGTCGATCTTGTGTCAATTTCGTTTAAAAGCAATCCATAATAACTCAATTTATTTTTTAGTATATTAATAAACATTGAAGGCGCTTTATTACTTATTGATTTACCATATCTCTTTTTGCTCTTGAATTTTCCATGTTTATTCTTCTCTGTTTCTTTGGATCGTCTACTCAATCCAGCATAAGATATTGGCTCTATATAAAATTCATTTCCAAGTGATACAATTTCGTTAGCAAGAACATTATGATCCATTTTTCTTATGCTTGCTAATTTGCGTTGTAATTCTGCCAGTGCGTTTTTCGTTTTAATATAACTCTTACTTAAAATCCATTTGTCTTTATTTCCTTTTTTAATTGTCCCGTCTTCATTGAATTTATGAGGATTATTCGCCCTACATTGACGATCTAATTTGCGTTGCAATCTACGTTTTTCTTTATCAATACTGTTGATACTTGGTGCAAGCTCATATATTTTAGCAGAAGTTTCACACGACACAGCCATAATCTGTAATGATGTATCAATCCCAACTTTACCTTCGCCAAATTTATGTTTAAACATTCCAGTTTCATTGTCAATCTTTTTTGGAGGGATGCCTTCAAGTACAAGTTGAATATAATACCTAGTTTCACCTCTAATCAATTTGCGAACAATACGACAATATTTAATTTTTCTTGTTAATGCTTCATATGCATAATCGTCATTCTTCTTAAGAAGGACTGGAATTTTTAATTTATTCCATTCAAGATGCTCGTTACGATACTTAATACCTTGTCTATTACTTGCACCTTCAATTGAGTCCATTTCGCCAACTCGTTTAATATATACCCTCTTGGCTCTGCCGATCATTATTTTAAACGTTGCAGCAAAAGCTCTTTGTGCTAATTTCTGAGTTGTACTTGAATCAATGCCGTTAAATTCATTCACACGCAAAGGAGTTGAAAACATGATCATGTCATTTTTAGTAAATTTAAATTCAGTTTGAATTCGTGCGTATGCCTTAGACTGTTCTTTTTTTGGCAGATTTTTAATATTTCGATATTGTCTTGATTGTCGCATTAGATTGAGCCGTTTTAGCGACTCTTTTAGTAAGGCATTGTAAAGTTTGCGAGACAACTCAAAGTATTTCTCTAACGCATGATTGTCAGAAATTGATGAATTTAAAGGTAATTCTAAAATAAATGTTGACAAGAAATATTTTCACCTCCTATCTCGCGTAGAAAAATTCTAAATCATTTCTCTTTCAATGTACGACTCCAAAACTCCTGCTGTTATCGCAATATTTCGTCCTGAAGTGTCCAAGTAGTCGTACCAGTTCTCACCTGTCACCTCAGATAAACTTGGTGCTTTCTTAATGCCATGAGCCTCATCTACAATTCTAACATATCTACGTCCAATGAAGTATTTATATTCTTTACCTTTAACTTCAATTGACCTCATATGGCTCACCTCCCTTTAGAATTTTTTTTGATTTAACATCACTTATTAATTACATACTGTTCATACTGACCCAAATCAATCGTCCACTGCTTTGTCGATCTTTCTCTCCATTCTTTAAATGCATGTTTCCTGTGTGATTCATATTCCTTTTTTGTGCAATTATTAACTTTCATGAAATGAGAAACTAATTCATCTAAATTTAATTCACCCTTTTGTGCAAGAATATTGGCGTAACCATGATGTTTAATCAAATGGCACGGTTTACAAATTGCAATTAATCCTACAAGTTTCTGGATCAAGTCAGTCTCGTCGTATTCCCAAATTTCATGACAGTCAAGAACTACATTTTCAGCACCACATATTCCACAAGTTACTTTATATTTTGAATAAGTTTGTTTTCTCAATTTATCCCAAGTTTCTTTCGAGACAACTTTTCTGAGATTATTGTAAAAAGAAGTTTCTGGCACTAAATCTATTTCTAATTTCAATTTCTCCATTTTTACACCTCCATCAATCTCGCTCATGTTCTCTAATGCTCTGTTTTTCATCATCATTTTTACAATGAAATCTGAATTTTAACGACTCAGTACTTCTCACCATTATCATTCAATATCTCTACAACCTGTTCAATCGGAACCTTGAGAATTGAGCAAAGTCTGTCGATGGTTTCCAACGTAATCGACTCACCCTTTCTGATCTTAGCAAGTGTCCTCGATGAGAAACCATGAGATTCAATCAACTCTTTAAATGTCATTTCTTGTTCCTCTAGAGTTTTCAATAATGGACTAAAATTAATCATCTTATCACCTCAATAACCAACATAATTTCCATATATTGAATATAACATGTTTACATGTGTAAATCAATACGATAATTAATATTTTATATATTATTCATCTTTTATTTTTTTCATGATAAGAGGCATTGCTGCCTCATAAAACTTATTACTTCATTGGTTTTAATTTTAATGCCCTATACGTCATCAAACATGCTTCTAAGTAATCGCGTTCGTCAGATGTTAAATTTGTCATCGAATAAGAATTAGAGCGAGCATTAAGAAACCATTGGGGAATACTTGTTTCTTCTTCCTTTAGATATTCTTCAAATTTAGTTTTAATGATAATACCTTGTTTTTTTCTAGTATCTTTCCATTTCTGAAATCTAAGTAAATGATTCAATTGCATTAACAACTCAATAGGATTATTCAAATACAAAGTTTCATCTATATCAATAGGTAGTTGATATTGCATCTTTAGACGTTTCAACTTAACTAAATCATCTTTATGCTGTTTCCCTTTGTCTGCTATGGCAGATAAATCGCCTATCATCGTTAACAAATCTGTTACCAAGTCGGCCTTGTTAAGTTCCTCTTTAACTTCTTCTGGAGCCTTCTCCATATATGCTGCTCGAATCAACAGTTCAGGATCGTTTCCAGTTAATTCTGCAATTGCCCTGTTCAATTCGTTATTCGCAGGAGAAACCTTCCCATTTTGCAACTTACTCAAATAGGCTTTATCAACTTGGAATCCAATTTTCTTAAGTTTGTTCGATAATACTTGCAGTGAAAATGGAGACCTTGCTATATAATCCTTTATCATGTCAGCATAGTTCATTATCATCACCCGTTACATATCATACCACTCGTTGTATTTTTTAGTCAACCAATGTTGTACGTTGACTACAACGAATATATGTAGTATATTAAATACAACAATCGTTGTACTAGTTTTACTACGTTTAAGGGAAAGGAGATGAGAACAAATATGCGAACATAAATACGAACAAGTGTTTGTAATTTCCAGCAAGTCATGCTATTATATATTCAACCGTTACAGAACAGCCCACGCCCACCAAAATGAATCGGAGATGGTTACATGGAGCCGCAAAAGACACGAAGAGCATGGGGTAAACTCGAAATATACCTTGAACACCCTACCCAATATTACAGCCGTGAGGAAGTCATAAAAGCAGCTACAGACGCTCTCAATAGTAAGCTAATCACTGTACTCGATGGCGATATACATACGTCTGACGGACGCTGCTTTCCACTTATAGCGACCAACTGCAAATTGACATGGCTTGATGCTGTGTCAGATGATGAATTATAAACAAAGAAACCTGCTTCCGAATCGCCCACGGAAACAGGTTTTATTTTTACCATCTAGTTAAATCCACATTGCGTACTACTTCTTTGTTATTGTTTTTAGTATCCACTATCCGGTAACGATCAGCAAGGAAGAATGTCAATGCACTTTTATGGTTACTAGTTAATCCCGTTTTTATCCATGTCTCCATTTTATTAACTGGATCATAATTGGATAATCTCTCTAGACAGTACCTTTTACTCTTTGAATCACTCATTGCTCTCCCCAGCTTTACTTTTTTCAATAACGTTTTTCGTCATTGACACACATTATAATAACGCAAAACGCTATTGTCAAGGAATTTATTTGTATTATTTTGGGTACGGCAATATAATTGTTTATGCTGCACTGATAACACTTCGATCTTAATTGGCAAATAAAGGGGATACATATGACGAAACGAAGAGTAGTCAAATCAAACTTAAAGGATTTGCTTCGAAAGCATGGAATAGATCAGAAAACACTACATAACATCTCTAAAGTTAGGGAATTAACTATAGGCGACATGGTTAAGGATGAAAACAAGATGTTTGCCAGAGATAATTTAAATAGCATAATCAATGCTTTGGGTGTGAAGGATATAAAGGAACTTATAACCATTGTAGAAGTCGATGAAAAAGATGATAAGGGAAAGAAATAAACACAGGTAGATTAATTCTTCCTGTGTTTTATATTTATATTGAAGTTGATGACGTTTGAAATAAGTCAAATAAGTCCATGAGAATATCCGAATTAGTATACGCGGCAATCGCCTTATCTGAGATACGACTCAAGAATGATCCAATATCTTTAAACAGCTCAACTGGATTCATAAACTTTCCATTCGCATCAATGAGACCAAAATGGAGATGATTGCCCGTTGAGTTTCCGCTGCTTCCGCATTTTCCAATTGCGTCTCCCCGTTGAACAAAATCTCCAACGTGTAACTTTGTTGACTCGCTAAAATGCCCGAACACCATTTGCTTACCGTCATTTAGTTTTATGATGATCCCATGGCCTAAACCTTTTGATCCTTGCTCGACTACTCGTGACACAACCCCACTTAGAGGCGCATAAATCGAATCTCCTGCGTTGCACGTAAAGTCGATGCCCGTATGAGGAATTTTATGAACTGAGTCTACTGATCCGAATCCTGCGCTTACAGTGCCCACAGGAACAATCATAGTAACGAATCCACTCTTACGATAAACCACTTCCATGATGAACTCACCTCATGATGTCTTCTTCCTTCATAAATAATGGGTAGCAACGCAATCCGAACATTGTTATGGTCTCTTTGCTTATCTTTTGCAGTAGTATCATAATTCTTCGTACTATAATTTAGTTTTAGCTCACTGTACTCATCTAATTGAAAAACATGATAGTCAGTTATGTCGTACATGACAGCAGGTTTAAGAATATAGTCATCGCATATTTTCACTGCTTTTGATTCATCTGTCCCATTAAGTTGAAATCGTTTAATTGCTTCTTTAATAATATGCTGATACTTCGCCTTACCTTCACCAGCGATTTTACCATTGCTATAAGTTGCGTTTATTACAGGGAGACTAAATACCCAATAATACTTAGCCCACCAATTCCAACCGTCTCGTATCTCTGTCACTGTAACTTTTACACTTTTTAGAGGTGGCAATCCTTCAAATAACCTATCGAACATATTTGGTTCGCTATTATGGAAATTTGAAAAATCAAACGTCTTTGATCTGATTTTAGGGTCTTTTGACCAATATACGTCTTCACTTTTTCGCATAGTAGCCTCCGCAAAAGATTATTTGTTTTCAACCACCAGTCCGATTGATTTTAAATATTCAATTTGAGCATCCGTTATCAGCAAAATGTCTTCTATTGTGTACAACTTTCCTTTATTCTTCAAATAATCTTGAATAAACTCTGCTTCTTCGAGTTCATCTACTTTCACTAAGATCACTTCTCCTTGAACAATGTTGTGTACCAAACACTCCTTAACTTATAAGGAAAGACGAGTTTCATAAGCTTTTAAAAATTTCAGTAAGATCAATGGCATCTTCAAATGCAATCTCATGAATATAGCATTCTCCAGAAACAACTTCGCCATTGTTCCTGATTTCAGTGCATACAATACCTCCACCTGAATATCGAAGCGGAATAACTATGATATTATCGCATCTTGGCAATTTTAAAATTTTCATACTTACCTCCAGTTGAATCACAAATTTTAAGCCGATTTAACTAATTTACTTTTAATCTGCTGTAACGATAAATCTTTAACCATTCTACAGTAATAATCAAAACTGCTGGAATTCAAATCTTCGACTGTTATAAGCTCATCTGTATAGTTGTCGATGATATCAACTTTGAATCCATTCGGCTTTTCAAAAATTACAAAAGTTACATCAGCGTAGTAATCATGCTCATCAAGGATTGTTTCTGCTGCATCTGCTGTTATGTATTCACTGTTAGAAATAATCCGCTTAAGTAAATAGTCTCTTTCAATAAATCGAATCCTCTTGGCATTTTTCACGTTTTAAATCCTCCCATATTCCTTTTTAGCGTCATTGACTGCCCACACAATACCAACCATTACAGCAAGCCATAGGATCGAACCTAACGCTTTCCACCAAGTTGAATCTATAAAGTCCATACATCGGCCTCCTCTTTATATGTATCCCGTTCCTCTTTGGTGTGGAATACGCTTAATATAGAACTACGATAAGTTTTTACACGTTGCTTTCCGTTAATAAAAACAGAAGCCAAGTATTTTTCTTGCTCTGGATAATAATCCTTAATGATTGCTTTACCCAAACCATTAATCCAAACTGCTTGATTCTTTGCGAAGATCATTTTTTGTTGTCCTCCTGTTATATGATAAATCGAAGATTTTATCGAGGTAAATCACGAGAAAAGACAGACCCACGCTTAGGTGCTGCTACTTCTTCTGGAGCAATCCCTTTACCTACTACACTCAAACGGCCTTCATCGTACCATTGCCCATCACGAGGCTTACCATCTTTATCAACTGGAGGTTCTACCCAATATTGATTACAATTATGAAGGTTTTCAATTACCACTAATACCTTACCTCGAAAACCAGACACTTTATCCTGAACTTCTGTACCCAGAGGAATAGCATATATTTTTTGATATTCATCTTCTCCATGCACTGCTTTAGAATCATCGACAATTTCAATTCTAGACTCATCAAAATACTCCGTTTTCTTGGGTGTTCCATCTGATGCTAATTCTTGAGGTGCTATGCCATATTGAGCACATCCGAACAAATGAGCGTTACGAGCAATAATAATACCTTCAAATCCAGATACACTGTCTTTAGCTACTACGTTCATTGGATAATTAAATTTTGTTTGCATTGTAGTCCATCTCCTAGTTTTTATTTTGTTATGATTAAAAAAGCTGCTCTTTATCAAAATTCCTCAATTGAGACCAATTCATAATTACAACAATTTTTAATCGCCTCGGCTTGAGCAAGAATTAATGCTTCTTTCTCACAAAATGCATAAACTGTAGTCGTCCATCCAATCAATCTCACTTCATATTTCTTAGGTTTCATTTTTCATCTCTCCTGCTATCGAATAAAATTGCTTTTTCATTAGTTCAATCTAATCACATGTTGAGTCTTACACTTTTTACATTCTACATAGAAAGAACCAATATATTCCCAATGATGTTGATGCAATAACTTACAAATTAACTGTTTCAATTTTCAAATTCCCCTTTGCTTCAATACTTCTGGCCTCATACTCTGCATCCGTCTCGCTGTTATAGCAGGTTTTACATTCATCATAGAAACCAAAATGAACCTCTCCACAATTGCTACAGACTTTAAATTCAACCTCTACCATGCACACTCAACTCCTATGCATAATTTAGTTTTCAACTTGCCTGAGCCAATCCTAGAGCCTCTAAGACTTCATCATAGATACCATTGTCATAGATAAACTGATTTACATGTTCAACTTCTTCATTGGTGAGCGAGATTTCAAAAGCCTCCGTACCTTCAAGCAGTGCCGTTATGATGATTTCACCATCTGGATCATAAACCAGATTCAAAATAGTCACTACGTTAACACCAATCTCAGCAGCTTCGGCCTGAGTCAATTGCACATCTAACAATACTTCAACGAATTCCTCTGACTTTAACACCATTACCAAACCTTTTGCTTTCATGTTCAAACACTCCTCTTGATGTTATTAGAGTAAAGATTGGTTTCCAGTTAGGCGAGTAACATTTGGGGCAAACCATCGTTTTCTCTTGATACTCCGCAAAGGTAAATTGAGAATTACATCTTTTACATTCTTTTTTACACATTGTCATATGTATTGGTTCATCTCCTGTTTTATAGGATATTATATGCACTGGCCTATATTCATGTTACAATTCAATTCATATATTTTTCTTTTATAACTTTTGCAATGGCCTCGTTAATCTTATACGTATCATAACCGATGTGTATTTCGTAAATAGTGAAATTGCTGTATGCAGGAAATTTGCGTGATGTAAGCTTGAATGGTTCGCCTGATCTAATCCGCTGCAATAGTTCTTGAGTGGTTATTCCAGACACATAAATCAACTCCTCGCAAATTGTTGCTCCTTATTGATAAAGTCAATCATGTTATCAATAGCCTCGCTTCTAGACTTACCAAAAGCCACTCTGCCAAACAAATCTTCAACCACCCACATAAAGCCACGTTGATAAATTGAAAAATTCTCTTTTTGTTTGTTGCCGTTAATAATTTCTTGAAAGTCAAATTCACTGCCCATGTTTATCTCCTCCATTCCACAATTTAATCAATTCATGCTAAATGCTACAACTAAATACATCTTGTTATCAATAGTAAAAACTACTGTTCGGATATTTAATACATCGGAAATAACATAAGAATTTAATTTGGCATATAGATTAATTTTTCATCCCTGCTTTCCTTGTGATTCAGTGGCATAAATTCCAGCCACCCGTTTGTGCCTAGCTAAAACTTTTCATTGTCTCATAGTCTCATCTCTCCAATGGTTTATGCTTTATATAAACAAGAAACATTATCGAGCCATTCTCAATCTTTTGAACATCATATACATTCATTAATTAATCCATTAGAATATTTCTAACTACAAACATTTAGTTTTTCCTCCATATATTATCCCTAGTAAATCCATAAAAAACCCACAAGAAGAACCAAGCCGCTGTTACTGACGTTCCAATTACACCTAGGTTTACATTTTCTAATATGCCAGCTAAAGATACATAAGAAAATAACAATCCGAAAGACAATGAGAATATCTGTATTAGTAACATAAATATTTTTACTGCAATATGCTTATTTTTCATTTTTAACCTCGTTCAAAAGGAGTCATCGATTCAAGTCCATATACATTTCGTTTGCCATTAACGACATTGCTTCTGTGTTATTAGAAATAAGCATCATCATAAATGTTTCGTACACCTTTCTATATTCTTCTCCAGTTAAACCCTTACGATTTGCAACCTGTCTAAACTCTCCAAGTAAAGCACGTGCTTTCGCATCATTGTTTAAAACATCGATTACTTTTTGACTAATCATTTTAGACACCATCCCCTCGAAATACTTCTTTTATTGTACTTCTTTTTCCAGTTGCTCAAGTTGTTCTGCAATAAAATCAATCTGCTCCTGTGTCCAATCATCATCATATTGCCAATCATTCATTCTTAAGTTTACCTCCTCATGAAAGAATCCTTTTATCGTCTTTTTTCTAATTCTACTCGTGTTATGTCTTTTTCATTAATTCCATGTTCCTTTGTTGCTTTTTTAACTGCGTATTTTTCATCGTTAGCTATAATCCGAGTAAATATCTCCTTACCGTTTGAAAGAGTATGGTAAACTAAATAGAAAGGTTGCGCCGTTAATCCGTTCATTTTACTTCATCTCCTTTTAAAATATTCAATTCATCAGAACCATTTGCCATAATAGTGTTCATCCTGCTTTTTCTTTGATAAGGTGTTACATTGATTTTGCTCATCTTTCAATATAATCTCTTTATCATCTTCATAAACAATCTCATACAACTGACCCTTTGTAAAAATTATAGAAATGCAATCTTCTACACACATTAGGTTTCGTTTTTTTGATTTATCCTTTTTAATTTCATCTAAGTGATTAATTAAAAAGTCTTTACCCTCAATTGAAAGATGAATATTTTTCATTAGTTTATCAATCCTTTCTCAATCATCCATTGTCTTGTATTGCTTGAACAGTGGTCATAAAACCCTTTTTTAACAATCCACTTTCCAGCATCAATCATATTATCAAATGTTTTTAAAACTTTCGCCGCTACATTTGAACTACCAGTGTAGTAAGTGTTTTGTTTAACTTGAATTTTTCTACTACCTGAAGTATTTTTTTGACTAGACTCCTGAAAAAATACAATCACTTTGTTTTCCATTTTTGAAAATCCTCCTCATCGAATGAAAATATAGTTTCATTACCATTTGTTACCTTAATATTAGCACGTTTACATATATAAATCAATATGTATTTTCTATATTTTACTTAATTTATTTTCTTTATTCATATTAAAAATCCCACATATCAATTATTCATTGATACATGGGATCATGTTTTAAATTTAAATATAAACGGCAACTAGTAACATCCCTTTCGACTGTTGGTTACATGACCAGCATTATTCTAATGTTTCCTTGTTCAAAACGCTTATCTTTCTCTGCTTTGCTAATTGCTTTCTGAGGATCAATACCCCATTCAATAAGTTTATTCATCAGCATTTCCTTTGTAAAAGCTCCTTTGCCAACAACAAGAAACATATAATCGACTCTCCTTTTAAATTTTTATTTATACACAAGCAGCAACTTGTTTTTCTGGAATATAATTAAACAATCCAAAACTAATCATAAGAGCCTCATCAACTTTAGTCATATCTCTTGTACTAACAACTGCGTCTAGTTTATGTAATACTCTTCCCTTATCTACAAATCTGCATTGTTCCAAAAGCGCAATGCTGCTTTCTTTTAAATTTAGATTAACATGAGTAGGTAACATTTTTTTAACCTTCGAAGTAATAGGACAAATGCCCACAACTGGTGAAAATCTATTTCCAATGTCATTAGAAACAACTAGACATGGCCTCAATCCTTTTTGTTCAGCTCCCACAGCGAAGGTTAAGTCGCAAAGCACAATATCTCCACGTTTGATTTCTAATTGATCCATACTTTTCACTCCTATATCTAAATTCATATTTTATGTTTATAATCACATTATACTGTTCCAATTAACCAAACACAAGCGAACATTTGTTTTATTTCCAACTTGTCAATACTATTTTCTGTTATGAAAATCCATCTTGAAATATGCTCCATTTTATGGTATCGGCATCATCAATCACACCCCTTTGTATATCTTATTTATACCCAGTTTGTACATATGCTAATCATTTAATCATTAAATTATAATCATATTTTCATTTTTAAGTAATAAAAAATCACCTCCAGCTTGCGGAGATGATCCTAAAGAAATCTACATTTTATGCTATGTCCGAATCTCCAATTTCAAAAATAAAACCTTTGGATAAGCCTTCAGTTACTTTAACTTTGATTTTTTCACCTATGCTAACTATTTCAACTTCATCAGATATTAATCCGATATAAGGGAAATCATGAGCATAAGCGAGACAAACCTTTTGACCAACTTCAAGCTTTTTCATTTGTATACAACTCCTTTAAATGAGAGTATGAATCAGTCATTTTATTGGAAAATCTCTTCAATGTCTTCTCTTTCGTTAATTTGCTCAAGAATGAAATCTAAGCCCCACTGAGATACTTCTTCATCGGACATCTCTTTAGGATCAAGCTTTCCAATACCTTCAGATAAGGTTTTTTCTAACATGTACTTTCCGTATTCCAGAGTTGTGTATTTATCTCCATCGATAATAAAACTTCTCATTTTCTTTCCCTCCATTTCACACAATAAAATAACCCTTTTATTTGGTAATAATATCCCAAACTAAATTAAATAAGCCTCGCTCAAACATAATGCTCTTGTACTCTCGCCATTCAGTATACGAAGTTGTGATACCCAATTTCGCTTTGTGATAACTGGTTTTAGCCTTAACAAAGAGTTCTTCATTGCTATATTCCATACTCAGCCCTCCAATCCTTTTCTTGTTCTGCTGCTTCTGATTTGCTTGCAACATAAATTGCGTCACCTATTTGGTTTCCTTCATGATCCTTCAACTGAACAACCCACGAGCGTGTTCCTCTGTCGTACCATTTATCAACTTTAGCTGGTTTTTGTTCAGTATCTTCTAGTGAGAAGTTATATTTAAACTTTTTCATTTCGACACCTCCTATGTATTTCCTTCTTGACTCCATTATAACCCATATATTTATATATGTAAAGTTTTAATATCTATATTTTACTTTATTTATTTTCAAACGAAATCATCTTTTCAATGGGAAAAGAAAAAGCCCTAAAAAAGGGCTTATTTAAACACTGGCACACCATCTTTAATTGTATATTGCATACCTTTGTTTTCTTTGCTCTCCACTTGTTTCTTTTTGGCCTGTGACCTACCAGTAATCATATCCTCAATTGAACTAAGTTTCTTCTTGCTCTCTGCATACTTCTTTTTCCACTTTTCAACTTCTTCTGAAAGTTGCTGATTCTTCTCATTCACCTGCTCAATAAGTCGATCCTTATCCATGGTTATAAAGTCAGCCATTGTCTTGTCGCTTTCCAATTCATTCACCCGAAGTCTCAGCATCGTGTTATCATCTTTTAGTTTAAATACATCATCAAGCAAATTACTGTTTTTCTTAAACAAGTCATCAATAACAATTGTTTGGGAATTATGTATCTGTTCCAGCATCCCATTATCAATATATACACTTTCAACAGATGAAGCCGTTTCTTCAACCGTTACCAATTGGAGGTGATTTTTCTTTCTTCCTCTTAACTTTTTATTTTGTTCAACAGTTTCAAAAAACTTTTCGTCTGTGATGATCGTTTTTAAGCTATTGTTGTATTTATTCAAACAAGCAGCCTTTGTATGATTTATTTTCTCTGATGCTTTTTGTGCTGCCTCTCCAAGTGTTCCACCATTATTGATTGTACTATAGTAACAATCCAGCAAAATCAATTCTTCTTTTGGTGTCCATGTTACAAGATGGTGATCCATGGCCTTAGACCGTTGCTCTTTGCTTGCAGACTCTTCAACGTTAAGGAGGTACGTTCTAACCTGCTTTGCAATTTCGCTGTCTCTGAGAAGCATTCCAATGCGTAGGATCGACCTTCTCGGAATCAACTTTACTATGAACTGGTTAGGGTTTAAGGCTTTTGACAAGATGTCAAAACCCTCTGATTTAGAAGTAACTTTCTTGACTCCATCTGATTTGAATTCATCTTTATGCCTATGCAATACTTGGTCAATAGCTGTCTTGTTTACTTCGTAATAATCTGCCACCATTTGAACCGTCATGCTCTCACCGTCCGGTAACAATGAAAGCAATTTAACCTTATTCATTACTTCCGTTTTAACTATGTATTGATCTCGAAAACTTTGATCCTCAATGAATTTTTCCTGTAATGCTAAATTTGTCAAAATAAACATCTCCTTTTATATAATTTATAATTGATTAATGTAAATATAACATATGAATTTATGTATGTAAATATAGGAAAATAAAAAACTCCAAGGGATTAACCCCTCAGAGCAGATTTAACACGGTAAACCATCGTTCTCCACACTTTCCTCAAGCTGCGTCTCTTCTCCTCTCTAAAGACAACCTCGATCTTCTTAGGGGAAGAAATAACGTATGGTTTACCATCTTTCATGCCGATAATCACTTGTTTCATATATGTATCTCTCCTTTGTGCTTTGATAATATAGTATATTTCACATTAATTTCAATATGCTATTTTTATCTATTTAACACAAAATAAAAAGCCACTTTTTAATTTTATTTCCCTTCTTCTTGATCCTCATAAAACCATTTAGGCTGCTTAGGAGCCTCATACAGAGGGTTTTCCTCGATGTCATAGATATTATCTAGCTTACCCATTTTCTTATACCAGAGCCAAACGTCATTCTTTGTGGCTAGGTTACTGTAATGTTTGCTTCCGTCATGGTAAATGACGACCCAACGAAATGATTTATCAATGAGAGATGTCATTCTGATTCCCCTTCTAAGCATTTATTGCAGATATCCAGCATTACTCCTGATCCTTCTAGTTGTTTTGGCTCATACCAGACTTGAACAATTTCAGATTCGTTTACTTCTCTTTCACAACCATCACAAATTATTTTTTCCATGGAATAATACCTCCTCGCTGTTATAGAAGGAAAGATACATCATTAGTCTATCCACCAAGCCAAATGTCATCATCAAAATACGGACAATCATTGTCTGTTACCAATTCCTCAAATGTTAATTTATTCAATTCATTCTTTTTCACGTTTCGATTCTGGCAATAGCCGTATGTCCCATAGTCATGACACCATGAGCAGTCTTGACATGCATGATCTTTATTTTCTTCTGTAATTGTTATAGCCTCCTTTATAGCGGCCTTAGAATGAAAAGTGTCGGCTGTTATGTATCAAATATCACTATTGCTGATTTTCAGTTGTATATTTAGTGTTTTATTATTGCCCTGAATTTCTTTTGTAGCCCACCTGCAATTTGATGGACTATAGCCTTTATTTACGTTTATTCTGTCAATAGTTAGGTTTTGACTATATCCATTATTTATAGACCATTGATAAAAATTGTCCAGACCATTTCCGCCTAACCATTCCTTACATATCATTATTCCTCTACCACCATAGTCTTGGAATTGTCTATGGTTTGAATTTAAACATCTTTGCTTCATATTATGATAAATCCTAGATATTCGTCCAAAAGTAATATCATTTTTTCTAGAATTGTTTAATTTTGTATGATCTTTGTTTTGTATATGACCACAAGTTTTTGTACGTCCTCTAGTTAAGTCACTTCCTCTAGTAATTACATAGTTTGGGTTTCCACAATCACATAAACAATTCCAAGCAACTCTATCCATTAAATTGTCTGCTCTGCTTATAACTATTAGTTCACCAAATTTTTGCCCTGTCAAATCCTTGAGTTTAATAAACTCATCTCCCTTATATTTTTTAGTTTTAATGGTGTAACAGAAACTTAAATCCTGTTACACCATTAATATACAATATAAAAGATGAGAAGTTCAATACTTTTTCTGGAATATTTTTCAAACTCTGTTATAGTGCCAGAATAAAAATTAGCGTGAAAAAATTTTTGCTTGCTGTTATTGAGATAATTCTACTTCATTTCTGTCCATAGAGAAAGTTGCGCCTGATTTTGTCTTAAAGTATGCGCTCACGAATGTTCTAACACCATCGTTTGTAATTTTCCAATCTGTAACACGTTCCAATAACTCACCAGTAACTTTATCCTTGTAGTATACTGACATATCTATAGCCTCCTTTATGCCATTATATGCTGTTTTGGTTCATACTCAGGCAAGTGGTATAGATCGAATCCATTATGTAATACCTCATACTTTAATTGCTTTGCTCTGCCTTTTTCAAACTGTTTAATTGTCTCTACTCCTAACCAGTTAAAGTCTGTTATCCATTCGCCAAACATTAACAGATGACCGTCAATGATATCATAATTAAAGAATTTGACTGTTTTTATTTCATCATCCAATTCAACCACAGACCAACATGGAACATTTTTATGATATTCTTGAAATGCTTTTTTCATAAGAAATAAAACCTCCTTGGAATATTTTCGATGTTCTGTTATACAGTGAATTGCATTCTCATTCTTTGGTTTTCTGTTAAGCGTTCCATTCTCTTTTCTCTTTCCTCTTCGATTTGCCGTTCCCGTTCTTCTACTTCAATCCTAGCCTGTTTATATGCTTCTGTTTGCTGATTCTCACGAATGGCTGCTGTTAAACGATCAATTAACTCTAATTCATCTGTTATAATGCTGAATACATGAGAATACGTATGGAAATTTCCAAAGAAGGAAGTACATCCTTTATACTTTTCGTTTTCTGGCCTCCAACCCTTTGCAGGTTTAAACTCAGTAACAAAGTTTCCGTATTTTTCAAAAGTAGCATCCAATGGATATTCAGATAAGACTTTCATTAAATCTTCAATGGTATCTAACTCCTGACCGTACCACTTAGAACCATTTGAACGGATTTCTAGCATGTTAACAACCTCCTATAATTTGATTTGATTAGGCTGCAAGCCACAATAAAACTCACAGCCTGTTATATATGGTTCTGTTAAACTGTTACAGGTTGATTGTATTTGTAGAGGTAATAATCATCATAGTTTACAACCATTACGCCGCTACGGTTCATTTTTACACTTCTACGCTCTTGCTTCTCACTGGTAAATTCATCAGGAAACGGTATACCATTTTCAACTTTTATACGTTGGATCATAACGCTTTTGTCTGTTGTTTTTAATATTTGAAAAGCTCTCATAACTCTGTCAGTGCCAATTTGATTCATGGTAACAATATCCCCGATAATAAAAGGGTTAACTGTTATCTCCTTTTTCTCTGTCCATCCTTCAGGAATTTTCATATCTTTGATATCCGCATAAGCATATTTAAGCGTATAGGGAACGTGTCTAGATTGAGTTTCTACTGTTTTGGTATTGGCCTTGACTACAATTTCCCAATCATTGCGAATTTTCACTAAATAACCAGCTTTAACATTATCCTTACTGTATAGGACTCCCCCGAGCTCATCCATGCAATTATGCATGAATGCCAGTTTATCCAACTCATACTCCATTTTTTCAAGCAGCGATTCCAGCCACTCGCTGTTATTACGTTCTTCTGCTGCCACAATGGAACGCTCTAAGGCTCTAATACTGGTATTGCATTCTTCGATCCGGTTATTAAGATAAGATTTATTTTTTAACTGTGACTTGTCAGCCGTTTGTCGTGCTGTTATGGCTCTATCTTTGAAATAATCGCTTTTCCGATACTCTGTAAAACCTTTTTCGTATCGGTCTATAAGTTTCTGCTTTTGTCGTGCGAAACGCTCAGACCCAGAATGACCAGCAATAATAGGTTGTGTTACCCATGACCAATCTCTAGCAGCTTCCTTAAAACCTGACTGCAAATCTTTACCTCTGTTATACGCATTGTCTGAATATTGCTCAAAACGTTCTGCACGAGCTTCGGCCTTTTCCGCTTTGCGTTCTAACTCTTCAGCATAAGAGAGACGTTCCCCAACATTGCCTCCATTAGTAAAGCCCAACTTTTCAGCCGTTCTAATGGCTGCATAATGGTTATTAGAGCTTCTAGAAACCCATGCAGACAATTTACCACTAAAGAGAAAGGATCGTTTTAAATCGGCTTTTTGCTCTACTGACAATACTTGATATTCTGATTTGCTGAAATGCAATTCAATTTTATTAGTTTCACGGTTTAATATGTATTCACTCATTTGTACTACCTCCGATTTATATTGGATTGTTAGACCGTTACCGCATTAGATAACGGCCTGTTTATTGATATTTATTATTTATTTTTAACTTTGTTACCTTTGAGCATTATTGCAACTTCTGCACTAACATTAAATAACTTATCAATGTCATTATTAAAAGCTTCTATGCCTTGATTAAAGTTATCTTCCCCGAACAATTCAAGCAGGATCAACTTTTTAAACTCTTGTTCGGCTGTTAGTGTGTTTGTCTTGTTGTCGCTGTTATTGGTTGTTTTGTTGCTTTTGAATGATGCAAAATCGATAACGTTGGAAGTGTTAACAGTTTCCTTTTCCGGTTCTGGTGATGGCTCTACAATATCTACTAGTGCGTATGTATCCAAAAACTCTCTATATTCGGCCTTCTCTTTATCTGTAATTCCATACGCTTTTAAAGTGCTCTCATAGTCCTGTTGTGTATAATGGGATGGTTTGTTGTCTCCCATCATAAACAGGCAATGGCCTTCAATGTGCTCTTTTAACGGTGCTGCCTTATGTCTGTAACTTGCTAATACATCAATACGGCCTGAATAAGTATTACCATCTTCCCATGTTATGCAGAATTTAGTTTTATCATATCCCTGAGTATCTTTGCTATAAGCGATTCTTAAAATGATTTCTTCGGCTTCAGCAAAGGTTGAAACCGTTTGACCGTCTTTTACTTCTGAGGATTCAGACCAAAGGAAAGTTATTTCTTTTACCTTTATTTTTTCACCGTCATTGCGGTTTACTTCTGTTTGCTGCTCTTCCTCCAATTCGTCATATTTGGCATCACAGAAAATGATAGCTCCATTTTCCTTGTTGATTACTTCAATCCATGCCACCTCATCAACCGTCAAACCTTTACAAAAAAACTTTTCGCCAGCTACATAATAATTAATTTTCTTGTGGTCTAATAGCTTTGCAAGCGTCTCTGCATCGTCATTCCATGCCTTAAAATGTACGTCATGGTAAAGGTAATTAAAATCAATTTTGAAAGCGTATGGATCATTAGTTGTTTGCTGCTCCTGAGCCTCACAAACGGCCTCAGATTCCATTGAATCCGGTTCCTCTTGAGTAATTCCGTTAAAAGTATCAACAAACATCTGAGCAAAATTTAAAGCGTCTGGAGTTTGTTTTGTATACCATACAGAGTTGTAAGAAGACCATTTAAAACCATTTTCCTTTAATGTATCAATTACGTTTTGAGATGGTTTTACAGTAAATTTGATTTCTATTCCTTTCTTTTCTTTATTTACGTTTAAAGTCGCTTCGTTATTCGAATTGTTATATGTATTAGCTTCATGTACTGTTTTGACCGCTTGCTCTTCGATGGCTGGAGCATTTTCGAATTCTTCAATAACTGTTAAACCTTCACGGTTTTTCATGGATTCAATTGCATTCGTTACATACTCTCTAATTTCTTCAGTTACATTGTAGTACTGCAAATCAGATACAGTATGAGAATACATATGTTCTTTACCGTGAATATTTTTGAGCCAGTTATACCAAAGTTGTTTAGACGCTTCAGGGTTAAGAATTTCACTTTCTTGAATTTCTTCAATAAACAAACCATCAGCAGCATTGACCATTTTATTAGTCATGTCATCACACCAAGAAACTTTGGATTTTTTAGAAATGTAACCTTCTGCACCTCTTTTAGTTTTGGAAAAGTGGTAAACCGTTCCCCATGCGGTTCCAATAACATACACCTTACCGTGATACAGATTTTTGATAGCCTGCTTTGCTTCATGGGGAATTGTGTTGATCACTTGCAGAAGTGTTTTGTTTGTCATTAGAACCGCCTCCAGTGATTAATTGAATTTTTTTAATTCCTTATATTTCTTATTATAAGGCTTTACATATATAAAGTCAAACATTATTTATTGTTTTTATATCTTTTATTTTAAATGTTTGTAACCCTATGAAGCAGCTATTTCATTCCCTGATACAAAAAGAAAACCGCTTTTTAGCGGCAAGAATACATAGGTAAGGAATATTCTTTTGTAGGAACCCAATGTAATTTGATACGATCCTTTTCTATTGAATCAATAACTAGATCGTAATTGATTTCAGGATATGCGCTGTTTACGTATACTTTGTATCCTTCTTTGAAGTTGTTCCAGTTACAACCTTTGAAGATATCAAGAAGTTGTTTTCCTGTTTCTGTGTCAGCCGATACATAACCACCATTTACAAAGTACATCATTAGAAAATCCCTCCATTTGTTTTCCTTTAGTTTATACTTTATATATATGTGAATCAAGTTCAGTTTATAACCATTAATTTTATATTTTTTGTATTATATAGCCCCATAAAACAACTCATTTATAGGGTTATTGCCATTCGAATGGCAAACCATTATTAAACCGAGTTTCGACCGCTTTTTTCCACGCTGCTAAACGTTTGAATTCTTTATGATCCCCATTAACTAAAGTAACCCCACCTTGATTCTTATCTACTTCATAATAGGCCATTTACAGAGTAATAAGAAACTTTTACCGAGATTGAATTTCCTTCATAATCAACTTTAAATTTCATATCTGTCAACCTCCTTTAAACATTAACTAACCCCTTAACTATATTTTACCATAGTCATTTATAAATGTAAAGTTATTCATTTCATTATACGTATTTTATTTTACACTCACACAATAAAACAAAAAGAGGCTTTTCAGCCTCTCACACCATGAACGCTTTTCCTTTGTTCGCCATCTTATCAACTTGATTTATAATAATGTTTATGAGCTTCTCACGGTTTTTAGTGTTAACTTTGATTAATAGCTGCTTTTTTAATTCGTTTAGTTCTGGATCAGTTAGCGAGTTTACAAAGGTTTGAAGCGTTCCAGTGTGATAAGAACGAAAAGCAGCGTCAAACAATTTGTAATCATATTTCATTTTTTATCCTCTCCTCTTTTGCTTTATACTTTATTATATGAGAGAGTTAATAGAAATATGACAAAACAAACGTAATTTTTATTATTTTTACGTTTGTTTTGTTTCGGTTATTTTGCCCAATCAAAATTATCATTCTTTAGCTGCTTTTTATGTTCACTATATAATCGGTTTACGTCGATTGGCTCAAGCTCAATATTTAATTCATATTGATAACGTGTATTAACAATTTCTGATATTTTGGTTTGATCCTTTGTTAGTACTGCATTATGCAATTCCTCATTGAAAACAGCTTTTAACAGAATGAATTCATTTAATTTTAACATGGGTATTACCTCCATTAAGGTTATAAATGTAATATTTTATTCTAATAATTCAATTCATTATTTAACCGCTTAATTTCAATTTTTATTAATTTGTCAATCGTTTTTTTGGATTGCAAATTAGTTAGTGATTTAATGATTTCTAAATCATGTTTTAAGTTTGCAATTTCTTGAATTAAGGTTATTTTATCCATCTAATTTATTCAAACTCCTTTTTTTATAATCTCAAAGCCGATAAGGGGAATTACATAAAAATTCATTCGTGTTTTTAAGTCTAATTGCAAATTTCATTTTATAATCTCTCCTAGTAGATTATTATACATAATAAATAAAGGGGAAATATTAATCCCCTTTATCTTAATACATGTATTAATCCTTTTTCATCTCTTCTAACCTTAATTTTACCTTTTTCAGCATCTTTTTTTAATTCGTCAACTTTTTCCCATTCGTAGTTACGACCATTTATTAAGGCAATTTCATAGCCTTGATCCTTTAAAAATGCTTTCGCCTCTTTATCGTAAAGCGTTTCTTTAATGAATCCAGTAATATCGCCATGCATAACAGGAGTAATATTGTAGCCTACAACATGAAAGCCTTTTTCCATAATTCTGACTTCTAAATTCGCTTTTTTTGTTTTCATTTGTAAAACCTCCTATGTATTAAACTCTATAGTTAAATAATACCATAGAAATTTATAAATGTAAATATTTAAAGTACATCTTTTACGTTTTATTTTTGGTTATAAAATTAAAACTTTATCGGCTTATGCAATCTTATCTAACACATTAAAATAGAATCGGTTTAATGGATCATCAAAGTCTGTAGAGGTGCGAAGTGTAAAGTTTAAAAGGCCTGCAAAGCCTCCAGAAGCTTTGATTTTGCGTTTGAGTATCTTGTAAGTGTATTCGCTGCTCTCCTCTATATCACGCATATGTAGGCCGTTTTGATTGTGTATAATCATCTTTCCATTGTAAAACTGAAAATATAAAACCTTGATAACATCCCCATTGTATTTAGTTAATTTATATTCATTCATGCACTGAAAAGTTTTCGCTGCTGGTTCTTGCTTATGCGCTTTCAATACTTTGAATGCATGATTAAAGTAAATCATTATATGTCATCCTTTCAAGCATTAACCGCTTATGTACTTTATACAACTTTATAAGTAATAAAATCATATGTGCCTTTAATCGGCCTAATTGCATAACCATTTGATACAATTTCATTAGCTAGAATCTGAGCCTTTTCTTTATTGCTGAATGTTTCTAAAATTTCATTAACTGTAGTGTAATGGTCAAACACTTTACCATAGTATACTTTAATTTGCATATGTATCAGCATCCTTTACAAACTCAGAAGAGATAATTTCTATTTCGTCATCGGTCTCTAGACTGCCAGTGTACACAATAACTATAGAACGGCCTTTATATTGCTCTGTAAGCTGTTTTAATGTTGCTTGATCCAGTTTATCAGATTCTAACAGTGAAAGCGTCCAATGGCCTCCTGTAGCATCTGGAAGCGTATCGGCAAAGTATACGTGCTCTTGAGAATCATAATACACTTTATCAATAGTTGCGGTTATTTTTGTTTGTGCAGCACAATGTTGTCCAATCTCATCCCCTATATATTATTATTAATATCGGGCTTCTGAATGGACAACATTTTATATTTTACTTTTATTCATTCATTGTTATGCGTCAAATTTAAAAAGGCCAGCAATCAAAAGTAAGTGCTGTTATGCGACTTTTTGATGGATCAGAAATAAAAAGTTGCTGGAATAATTATAACGTGCTGTTATGCTGCATTATGCTGATTTAAAATACTCATTATACACCGTCAAAACATTATCATACATTTTCTCAATGGTTATTCCTGACCCGATAAAAGATATTAAAACATCGTTGTTATAGGTGTATTTTATTCCGTAACTTATAGCGACTCTCTCTAGTCCCTTTTGTTGCATCTCCTCTATCATGGAATTAATTTGATTATACATGAATGATTGAAGTTGTTCTTTTTGTTTTTTACGTTGTTCAGATTCATTACGATGCTTAATTATAAAGTTTAAATGGTTAATACGTTGTTCAATGTCTAGAGATAATGGCAATGTATTTAGATGAGATAGAAATGCTAAAGCGTCATTTAATGACATGGAGTGTTTAGCGGTAATATATTGCCATTCTAATTCATGTAATCGGTCATTTGTTATAGGTGACTTTTCATGGTGTATCATGAATGTTTTAACCTGATTCATTATAGCGTATTGATAAGCTTCAGTATATGTTGGGTAAGTTTTATTGTATAGTGTACATTGACCGGATATAGTTGTTATAGGCTCACTTGAGACAATGAAAGAGGGATCGAAGTCACTGGAAATACAATATGCTTCGGCTTCGGCATAAGTAGGAAAAGAACGGTTATAAGCGGTGTAATATGTATTCGTTTGTTCGTTTGTTGGTTCTGTAGTTTCTTCTTGGACTGGTTCAGCAACAGGTTTATAGTCGAATGTATAACCCCTAGCACATACACCGATTAAACCGTTATTCTTCAAGATAGAAAAGAACGTCCAATACTGAGGATTATTGTAGTTTGACTCAATAAAAGAGTGAATGGAATCGCGGTAAAGAATGTCATCTTGAATAAGATTCGATCCATTAAAATGGTTATAGATAGCTGAATAAAAGGATAAAATTTGAGTGGTAATATCGGATTGTAGTTCATCGACAGTAATTTGCTTAGATTTAACTTGAGTTACTGCAAGTTTGAATGATTCATCTGAAGCGAAAACATTTTTATCTAATGCATAATTCAGTTTAATAGTCATAGGTAACACTCCTTTAGGCGATTTATTCTATAAGTTAATTATACCAAGTTTATATATGTAAATCAAGATAATAATGGTTATTATTCGTATTTTATTTTATTATGAGTGATGTAATGTTAATGCAAGTGGGACAATATGTGACCCATTTATGATAGTTAGTTTAATAGTTAAACTAATACGATAAGTTTATATGATTAACTATTATAGTTAGTTTATTCGTTAAACTATGTGTTAGGTCATGCGGTTACTGTTACTATGCGATTACCTTAATGATTAAATTAATACACTGCTCCAGTATGCTCCCATATCCATTTTACCTCTCATCCTGTCCCATATACGGCTTCATTACGCCTATCCGGTCAACTGCTTCATGGTTATATGGATCAACTGGAGCTAACCAGCAGCATAAACCTAGATGCATTAGAACTATAATTATATAGCATCTATAAGGGTTATTTAGGCATGTATTCATAAGGGTATCGGGGCGTATTTTACATCGAAATCACTTACTTATAGTAAGTATAGCACCAGAGCACATCAAAATCGACACTATTCCTATAATTTTACTCGATTATATTTACCATCAATTTCACCTCATCTCCACTATTATTTCAATCGATTTTCTATCGTAAAATGTCATATAAAATAAAGATTTTGAGTCTGCATAATTTTCGTTAATTTATCATTTATTGCATATTAATCAGCAAAAACTCTTGTTGCATAAGGATTTGAGCGATATTTGCCATATAATTCGCTAGGTAATTTCGCCATATCCCTGATAAACGCTGGATAAAATAAAAAAAATGTATCAAGAATACGATAGCACCGCATCGATACATTTCTACAAAATTTAATTTATTATATTTTATTCTACGGACAAAACTTTCTGTCGCTCTTCTTCCTCAATGTTATTAGCCTCTGTATACAATTTATTTAAAATAGGTATGTAGTAATCTTGTCTCTCTCTAGATAATCTCTTTATGTATTTATAAACACTCATTACTTTTGTTTTTTCGGTTAAATATTTTACTATATTCTTATTTCCACGTAAATATATGATAGTGAGTTGATGACAATACAGCTCATATTTATCAATTGTCTCATTTATGCTATTTGTCCAAACAGATAGCTTTGCGTCTATCCAATCACCATATTCAACAACAAAATCAGGTCTAGCATGATGATCGTATCCTTTTGGGACTTCCCTCTGATAAACATCTCTAAGAATATCGCCTAATAGTTTTTCAAATTTAATGCCACAGTACCTAAGCAATTCCGCATCTTCTCTTATTTCCTCGTAATCTAAACCAGCTTCAGAAATTGCATTTTGCCATGAGCCGAGGTTATTAATAGCAGCATCATGTAATGATCGATATTCCTTTTGTACAGAAGCACTTGATAAAGATAGCCCTTCTTGCTGTCTTTTTTTAATTTCTTTAATTATCATTCTCTTTGTCCATTTTTTATTCTTAACTTTCTTCTTTTTTAACGATTTTAATAATCTCTCGGTAATATGCAAAGTATGTATGCCTAAATATTCATGCAATTTATTCTGATCCAATATATTTGCTGCTGTCAGTCTTGCAATATTTGTTTTTACTAAAATTTCAATAAGTCCATGCTCAGATATGTATGTTGTGCTTTTCTTTGGTTGTTTAGGAGTGTATCGTATATCAAAAAATTTGAAATGATGCTTATATATAGTTGTCATTTCTTTATCGGAACACAATGAACGCCCCAAAATAAATTTATTTAACCTCCCTAAAGGCCACCATCGAATCCCTATCTCATCAAATACAAATGGTATCTCTGTGCCCTGCACTTCTATATTAATTTGTTTATAAACACCACTAGTCATTCAATCTCTCCTTTATATTCAACTTCCACCACTTCCTACACCTTATAAATTACAAACGGATACCCATTCACCATACCCTCTATTCCTAACAACTTAACCAACTTCTTACTCAATCTCTCCCTCTTTAATCCATATCCATCAACCAGTTCATTCAAACTCTTTTTTATATTTTTCATACTTCTCGTCTTACCTTTGATTTCTCCATTGGTCTTCTCCAAATTTTCCTTCACCAATTCATCCAAAATCTCACTCTCACTCACCCATCCATTCTGTTCAATTTTATCCACAAACTTTTTCTTTATGTATTCAGATATCTCATTACTCTGTTTTGATAATTCTACATTACTAAGCATAGGATAAACTTTATCGGCCTCATCCTTATTCATACCTCTTATCACCATCTCCCTTCCAAATCCAGTCATCGCCATATTGTTCTCTTTAAACTCAATCGCTTTCAGGTTAGCACTGGTCATCAACTGATCTCCATATTCAGGCATGGAATAAAAATTTTGAAAATTAACCTCTCTATTTCCATTCCCTTTCATTTTCTTCTCACGTTCAAATGTAGCAATCTGATACAACTCTTTGGGCAACTCGTTAATATGTATCTTCTCTAACACTCCAAGGAAAGCAAATAAATCAATCCTTTTACTAATTTCCTTAATGTCACTATTGATTTTCACATATTCCAAATCATTGCTATATGCATTTGAAATCATATCGGATAAATCCCTAGCCATTTCTGATAAGTAACTTTTACTTGCTGAGAACATATTCACCTCGATTTCCCTCAGTGTATTTGTGCCTATGTATTGTTTTGCTAATAAATTCATCATAATGAGCAAAGGTATATATCGTTTGATTCTTTTATATAACTCAGGATGCTCATCCTTCAATCCGCTGCTAGTCAATATATGTATGTTATGATCCATGATTTCCTTCTGTTGTTTCTGCCATTCGGTTTCAATCAAATGGATATTAAACTGCTTGCAAAGCAACTTGTATGCTTCGACTCGCTTTAATCCAGTTAGCCTTTCCACAACACGAACAATGTTCCCTGTGAATCCGCATTCTTTACTATGGCACTTGTACATGTAATTGTCTGTTTTTACATCTCTAAATATAGAGGCAGATGGACTTTTATCCTCATGGAAGAGACAGCGAAATTTATAACTATCGTCATCTAAGTGGTTATATCTAACTAAATAGTCGGTCAAATCCTGTTTATACAAAAAGTCGTATGCGTCATTGATGTGTGTAAATTCATGAGTTATATTTGCTATCTGTACATAGTCATCGAGTACATTGGATAATTCCTTATGATTACTGACTTTTTCATGAGATGGGGGGTTTTTTCTACCAATTATATTATTAGGTATTAATGTATCCTTGGTAGAAAAAACCCCTGCACGACAAAAGTCACTTGTATATATTTTACTCTTATCAATATAGTCACTAACAATGAGTTTATTATTATAATCCAATTCAATAATCTCATTACCACCAAAGAACATTCGAGAACCATCAGAACAACTCTTATCAGCCATAGGATACTTGGCAAGCAATGTTCCAATCAAATCACTAAACACACTATAATCATCAATAGTCTCATCCAACACAAAGACAACTCTAAACTTATGATGATCATCAGTATGATTAAATGTAGTGTAAATGAATGCAGCAGTATCACTAAACTCCATTACGGCTTCATCCAATCTCATGCCATCATCAAAGTCTAAGCAAACAATCTCTTGAGACGACCAAGAGTTAATTGATCGTCTCACCTTTCCATTAATTTTCTTATCAATCAGAGCTGGTACAAATGTTTTACCTTTGACTATTTCCTGAGCCAACTCTTGAGTACTAATATCAACAATATTATTAATAATCCTATTATTTACTTTCTTTACTTCAATCTTATCCGGTTTACTTTTATATTCAACAGTATCAAGCAATAACTTCATTCAATCTCTCCTTTGTTGTTCTTAATAAATTTTCTAAAAATGTTCTTCTTCGCATATTTTCAAACTTTTTACATGCAAAATTCAATGTCTCTGCCTGACACAGTATGATTACTCGTTGTTTGAACCTTGTGATAGCCGTGTAGATGAGGTTAGCGTTCAATTGGAACTTATGCGACTTGTCGAGGATACATAACACTCCTTGACCACTACCTCCTTGAGATTTATGCATTGTCAATGCCCATCCATGCATCAGTTGCTCCATTTTCTCAAATGGAATAGATACAATTCCAACATCAAATTGAACATATATCCCAATCTTATGAGATAAGTCTTCTTCGTCATCAACATTGTCATCAACATTGTCATCAGTCTCATTTGTAGCGGTCGCTTCTAAGTCGCTTTCCTTTACAATATCAACGATAACTCCAGTATCACCGTTAACAATATCAACCCAAGAACCATTTAAATCTCGAATTTCATATGTATTTTTTGTATTCATAACATAATCGCCAATTCTAAATGTGCAGTCATCATGATACTTTAATTCTTTCTTCATCTCATCTGGAGGATTAACAATAGACTGAATATGCTTATTAATCATCACTGTTCCAAGATTGCCTTTTTTAGTTGGGGTAAGCACCATGATATCTTCAGGCTTATAATATTGTAGCAGCAACTTATAGTAGTATTTGTAACCATCTTCCATATGTTCTTGTGATACTGATCTTAACAATGCATCTGAACCAAATTTCTTTTCTCCGACAAAATTACTCTCGATAAATTTATGTCCCTGTCTTACATCTGTGGCAATAGAAAGTCCTCCACCTTCTGCTTGACGAAACACCTTATCTAACTTTGTAACAGGAAGCACTCCGCTATCCAAACAGTTCCTTAGAAAATTTCCGCACCCTACGGAAGCTATTTGAGCGTCATCGCCAATAAATACAACTCGTGCAAATGGGTTTACAATTTTTTTTAATAATACACATGCTAATCTAACGTCCATCATTGAGACTTCATCAATAATAATAATGTCCTCTCGCAATTCATAATTAGCCTTATCCTCTTTATTCTTTTCCTGTCGTCCATATCCAATTGCGCGATGTATGGTTGAAGCTTCAGTATCTCCAACATAAGTAGATAAAACTTTGGCAGCTCTCCCTGTTGGAGCTAATAGTCTGTACTTAATAGCAGAACTGCCCCCATCTTCGACATCAGTCTCGTCGCTATATTCATCATATTTTACTTCTATTGTATCTAATACATTTGTTTCAGCATTCATTTTCTTTGCAAGATTAATGAGTATCTTCTGTAATGCAGATTTACCCATACCTGCTGATCCAATCAAAAAATTAACATTATACTTTGCAAAATTGTGAAAGAACTCTTTTTGCTTATCTGTCAGAGTCATACCCATTTCACGTTCCTGAGTAATCAGAAACTCACCAATATCAATATTAAGCGTGGTTGATTTATTCAATCTGTTCAATAACAACTTCGCAACATCAGATTCAGCATCGTATGTTTTGCGCAGTGCTATCTTGTCGTCTTCTATGTATAACCCTTCAGTTTTATCAATTTCAGGCTCAATTAAACCTCTATCCAAGACGAGACATTCAGCAGCCTTCTCTAACAAATCATCATATTCTAAGTATGTATGACCAGATTGCTCCTCTTCGCTTATAATATGTTTGATTCCTGCTTGGATACGAAACTTAGAGTTGTCGGGGATACCCATGTTCTTAGCGATGATATCTGCTTTTTTAAAGCCGATCCCATGTAAGTGTTCAGCTAAACAGTAGGGATTTTTCTTTACTTTTTCAATCGCATTATCAGCCGTCCCAAATACGTCGATCAATTTGCTGAAGTGTTCATACTTGACTCCGTATTTACCCAACTCAGCGAATAGGGATTGCTGTTCAACGTTTTCAAGCAATTTTTTTCTGATTTTATTATATGTTTTACTGCCAATTCCTTTAATTTTAAATAATTCGAACGTATTATGTATGAACATTTCCAGTATGTCTTGGTTTGGATATGCATTATAGAATGCTGACAACTGCAATTCAGTCATCATTGTCGAAAGAAAATCGCGTTTTTCTTGATTAGTCTTAGGTACGTCTCTATAAATGGTATGAACATTGTATCCGAAACCGTATTTTTTATCTTCTACACCTTCTAGTTTAGCCTTGTACACTATGTCTAAGATGAGTTCTTGCATCTTTCCTTTAATGCAAAAATTGCCGTATGAGTTTAGCTGAAATAAGTGTTCGTCATTAGGGTTTTGAGGGATCGCAGAATAGATACCAAATGAATTGTTGTAAAATAACTTTTTAGTTGGCACAATTTCAACTTCAATAATGTTTTTTGACATATTTCATCTCCATTTTTTATTTTAATATCAATTTTAGTTTTCTAACCTTCTCTGGTGACATGCTAGTCTTTCCTCTTAAATACATACTCAACATTGCTCCTGTAACTCCTAATTGCTCTGCAATCCACTTCTGTTTAAGTCCTTTGTTTTTGATGGCACTCTGTAGTTCCATTGTAAACATCTCCCGTTAATTATATTTAAGTAAATAAAAAATAAAAAGTGTACTATATATTTAGTACACTTGTAATATACATTATTCACCATTCGAAATACAATACTTTTTACACATCTTTTTCATCTTTTATTATTTATCTATTTCCTATAATCTTCATCGCTTCTCTAAGCAATTGCGTTCTCATTCCATTTCTTGTTCCGTTGAGTAGCATTTTCATCTCATCAAATGTAAGTTCGTCAAAAGCGTCATTGTCAATTTCTTCATCCAACAAAATTCCAGCCATCTTAGATACATCACGCTTTTTGTTCACGTAAGATTTCCATAAAGTATTAATATCACTATGTCCAGTCTGCATTTGAGCAGCTTTAAAGTCCCCTTGAGTATCAATGATGAAGTTGGGGGCAAAATTTCTGAAACTGTGGAAAACGATATTCCGTTTCGGATGTATGCCCAACTCTTCCTTTAGAGTGTTCATCATTTCCCAAATTGTTCTTTTGCTTAGATGGAAAATTTTATTGTCACTGTACCGCTGGTAGTATGTAAGCGACTTGATTTGTTTCAGGTCATTGTACAAGTCAAGAGTAATCGGTTGAGACATTTCTTTATCAGTTTTTTCTTCAACTGTATTAACGAAACAACAATTTTGTTCATGATCCACTTGCAAATCATCCCAAGAGAGATTTAACAGCGTATCTTCCCTGTAACTGGTGCGAGTAGCCATTCTAATAAGAAGACTCTTCTCCAATCCTTTAACCTGTTTTTGCACTGCAACAATCATAGCATCTACTTCTTCAGGGGATAAGTCGCCATAACTTTTGCTTTTATTATTTAGTTTATCAATTTGAAATACTTCGGTATCGATTCCGTATTTCGTATCATATTTATTCCTTTTGAAGAATGCATATAAGCTTTGGAGGGAAGCAATTTTGCGATTCACACTACTGGAAGAATATTTTTTATCATTAATTAAAAAGTTTCTATAATGAACAACTGTTTTATGTTCTATTTGAAGATCATCAAATGATAGCGAAAGCAAGTTTTTCCCTAGAAATGAGAAAAATAATTCAATATCATGTTTATAACCTATTTTTGTTCCCTCTGAAAGTCGCACGTCTTCGAGAAATAAGCATATATCAGAATATACTGAACTATTAACAAATCCAACAATATTTTTAAGACTTTGCATTGGTATCCCACCTCATTATTTTATGATTTCAACTTTTCATAATCATTTTTAAACATCCATTTATATCCATGTGCTGATTTTCCCTTTCCATTGCAAACATTTGATATGCGACTACTTTGTTGTAAATTTAGTTCTCTCGCTGCTTTCGATTGACTTTCAAATTCATCAATATACTCTCCGTTTAGGGTTAATCTTACAATACTTTTAGTGATGTGTATTTTTTCTGGCGTTTTTATTTTATCTTTTTCATTTTCATAATCATCTTTGTACATCCATATATACCCACCTGAATGCTTATATTTCCCTATGCACACATCTCGAATACTTTGATGATGAATATTAGTTTGTCTTGCAGCCTCAACACTGCTACTATACTTATTTATATATGTTCCATCTAAATTTAATTGAACTACGGGTTTAGGTTGGTTTTTTAATTTTTGAGGATCATATGCACACCACCTAAGTTCATGACCGTATTTTAAATATCTTATCACTGTACTTTTGTTTAACAATAATTCTTTCTCGATTTGTTTAGCTGTTTTACCATTATTCCATAATTCACATGTTGTTTTAATAATGGATTTCATTGAAAATTCATTGCAAACGTTCCAATCAACATCTGTTAAATCAAATAATATTGCTAACTCAGAATTTATTAAACTATTTTTAATAAAATTAAAATCAGAATATCGACAGTCAATAACAATATATTTGTTAATTTCATTTTCCTCTGCAAGTCGTTTTTTCATTTTATCATTTTCAATTTCTTGTTCTAATGTTCTTCCTCCTACATTTGCAAATCCCTTCTCATAATGCTGTAGCCCATGCGTCTCTAATAGAACATCGACTTGATTTACTTTAAAGTAAAAATCATATCTTTTTCCACTAGACCACTTAAATATTTTTTCTTTTTCAAATTGCACATTCAGTTGTCTTAATAAGGAAGTAATAAATTTTTCAGGGTAGCTAATACTGTCTGAGCAAAATGGACAACCAACATTGTATAAAGTTCTTATTTGTACTTTCAGTTCAAACGGCAGTCCACAATTTGAACAAAGAAACCATGCTTTTTGCTGAGATTGGGCATATGTAGATTTCGGTTTCTGTGCCCCATTCATTGTCGAATGCCATTCTTTTGCAATATTAGGAAACAAATAGTCCAATGATTTATTATATGGAGCATTTGTTCGATTCGACTCTCCACTTTTTAATTTTCCACAATCAACACATCTGTCTAATCCATCGATTTTTCTGTGTCTGATTATATTCTGATATTTTTGATTTAATATTCTTTTATTGCAGCAGTCACATATCTTAATAACCCTCTCATTACTACTTTTTAACAAATGTTCGATTCTGACCAAGATTTTTGTTCCCTTGGGAACAATTAATTTGCCTTCATAATTTGGTTTTCTCGGAATAACATAACCTAATTCTTCGTAATATCTAATCATCTTACTTGCTAAAGATGTCTCTACCCAATACGACCCATCCTTATAAATATCGGTAATAATCGCCAACTTTATTCCTCCTTAACGTTTAATAATTTATTTAGCATACTTATTTTTTCTGGAGACAAATTCTTTTTTCCAGATAAAAATAATGACATCATTGTTTTGCTTATGCCAAGCTTATCTGCGAGAAATTGCTGCTTAATACCTCTCTCATTAATTAGTTGTTTATAATCCACATCATTCAGCCTTTCGTATAGGGTAAACTTTTGTTTACCTATGTATAAAAAATTCGGAGATTGAACATCTCCTATTTTTAATATAACATATTTACCAATTAGTGGTCAATTATTTTTTCACTATTTTTTATTTTTTATTTATCTTAATACTTTCTTCATTAATAATCCCAAAAATGACTCGCTCTCTTACTTGGATCAATCTGCTTTACACCATCCATAATCTTCTTCATTACATTTTGGCTAGGAATCCATCCGTTCCGAGTTAATGCGGTTCTAAGAGTATCTGTAGTAATACCTATCTCTTCGGCAAACTCAACTTGGTTGTATGCGTCCTGTTCATCATAAAACCATTTGCCAAACGGTGTTAGCGACATAAAAAATACATCTCCTTGGACTTTAAGTTAGAAACTAGTATTGTCCAAGCAGTGACATTTTAAAACAAGCTATACCGAAATTTTTTGGTATGAGTTGGTATCAGGACAAAATATCCACTCATATCCTGTAACATAAAGCAAAAACAACATGAATTCAGAAAGGAGCGATGAAGATGGAACAGTATTTTAAAGATGTGGTTGGCGAATTATCAATAGACGATATGAACTTCCTCGGTGTTCTTTACGACAATGACGCTACAGCAGGATTTAAAGCTATGACGCATAGTGTTGTAATGGATAAGGTTGGTTTGTCAGAGGCTACATTCCGTAAAGTGGTATATCGACTAGTAGCGAACAAATTCATCTCTACAGTCCCAAATAAGCGTCAACACAGCGTTTATCTCACCCACTATGGTATCGCAGCATTGAAGATTAACGTCGAAGGAGTGAGTGCTTAATGTTAGGTGTTCTAGGGTTAGGTCAGGCAGGATCGAATTTCGCAGAAGAAGCTTCAAAATACGGAATTGTATCTGGTGTCATTAACTATTCTCAAAAAGATTTGGATTCAGTCGATGTAAAACACAAATTGAGGTTGTTGGGGTCAGAGGGAGTAGGAAAAAATCGAGATGAGGCCATCGCTCTCTTTCAGGATCAGTGGGAAATTGCTTTAAAGTTCATCCAAGATCATTTTTCAAACTGTGATGTAATTGCATTCGCTTTTTCATCGAGCGGAGGTTCTGGAAGCGGTATAAGCCCAATCTTGCTGGACATAGCCACTAATTCCATGCCTGATAAAACATTCATTGCTTTTGTGGTAATGCCCGAATTAAGCGAAGCAACTTCTAGTCAAATCAACTGCCTAAAGACGTTTGAGGAGTTATCTGGCTTAAACATTGCAATCTTCCCTGTTGATAATCAACTAGTTCGGAACCAAAATCCGTATGTCGGAAAAAATAAACTATATGAATTGTCCAATAGGAACTCCATTGCGTTGCTTTATAAATTGGCTATGTATACAGATATGCACTCCAAAAACGGTAACTTTGATAAAAAAGATTTCATAACTGTTCTCAGAACTCAGGGGATCGCAACAATTGCTGAAGTAGATATTGCTGTTGTAGGTCAAAACATCAGCCTCACTCCTGAAGGTGTAGCCGATAAAGTCAGAAAGTCGTGGGCTAATACATTATTTACACCTGTTGAAATGGAAAAAGTAACACGAGCAGCAATTATCTTCGATGGTCAGGAATCTTTAATGGAGCAAATTCGTCACGACCTGATGTTCTCGGAGTTTATACATGGGATGCCAGTGGATTTGTTCGAGGGTAATTATCATGAAAGCAATGGGAAAATTGTCTCTATCTTGACTGGTCTTGCATGGTGTAACTCGCGCTTACAAGATATTGAAAGATTGAACAAGAGCAACCAAGAGCGTGTTGAATCCATGATGGCGAATCAAATGAGTTATCAGTCTAATGCTTCTGACCTGCTTAGTAAGATTCGTAAACCAGTTGAGAAAGAGCAGAAAAAGTCGATGCTGGATATTTTGAGTAAATATAAGAGGTGAGAAAAATGCTTCTTGAAACATTGCTCGCGTACACCGTTAAAGTGGCGATGTTACATCCCTTTAAGTATTGTGGCCTCATGGGTGCTTTAACAATAAAGAAAACAATGGATGATGCAGAAAAGGAAAAGAAATTTGAAGTAGTTTGCAAAATCAGCGAAATGAAAAAATACATTGTCTAAGGGAGAGTGTTTACTATGACAAAACAAAACAAAATGGAAATCATCGCAATGCTGCTTAAATTGGAGACTCAAGGCGTGGAGTTAAATCTGACCAAAGAGGGATTCGAGTGGTATTACCAACTGCAACAAGAGGTTTTAGGGGAAACGTCCGAAGATGTTCAAGAGTTGGTTGGTTAATCCATCTTTTCCTTAATTTCATCTTCTCACTGTTTAAAATCATCTTTCCCAAGTGCCGTTTTGCCCACTTTTCGAGACAAAAGAAAAAGGGAAAGATGATTAATATCTCTTTCCCTCTCTTTCCAATACCTCATATTCCTTCATTATTTCAATGACCTCTCTAAGTTTGCGTTTAGAGAGTCCAGTCTTGTCGGCAATTTCACCTTCATAGAACTCAAATTTTCTTTCCCACTCCGGTTTGATTCTTTTGTGGTTGTCGAGGATCATACTGGAGATTCCAACTACATAAGAAGCAGCAGAAATAATTTTATTAAGTTTAGTCATGAATAATCTCCCCCTCTGCTTTTTATTTTTATTATGTTCCGAGGAGAGGTGTTTTAAACATGGAAGTAATAACAGCAATGGCAGTGGTTGCACTTGGCTTGAAAGTTGCAGTAGCTCTGGGGTCAGTGGTCGGAATTACTTCAGGAGTCAATTGGTTCAACAAGAAGACCATTAATCTGAAAGGTAGTGGTAAGGATGAAGGTAAGCATGAATCCCTCCCGAGATTTCACCGTGATGATATCGAGTAAATCATTTGTTGTGGGAGAGAATGCCGTAACGAGTGAAACGGAAAATTTTTTCGAAGCATTAAAAGAGGAGGTGATGCAGAACCCAAAGCAAGCCAAATCGTTGCTCAAGAATCTTTGTACAACAGGTACAACATTGGCATCCATGTTAATGCAAACAAACTTAGCTATGGCTGCTCCAACAAGTCCAGTTCCGACAGATATTACGGACGGACTAAAGGCAACAATAATAACAATAATTGTAATAGGCGTAGGTTTATCGATAATTTTGCTTTCACTGTCCTCAATTCTCAAAATGTCTCCAATAAAAAACAAGGCAGACGAATGGTCGGTGAACATCCTCAAGGGTCTAGCTCAACTACTGATGGCTCCAATCATAGTCGGTCTGATAGTGGGACTATACTTTCTTCTCTTTGGCAACGTTGCAATTTTTCAGCCAATCGAAGACCCAATTCGAGTATTTTTTCAACATCATTAAAAAACAAACAACAATTTATGATTGCAATGGCTCCACTTTCACTCTCGGATTTATTGTTTGGGAAAGAGCATCAAAAGGGAGTTATTACTGAACTCGCGACAAATGAGAAGATGCAGGAGAACATGAAGCAATCCTCTCTCTTTCCTTCAATTAGCGATTGGCTAGGGATTAAGCAGAAGATTCAAGAATTAGCAGAACAACTCCACCAACAAGCCCTCCTAACACCTGACCCTAATGACGATAAGATTGACTTTGTAAAATACATGTATGACTATGTAGGCGCAGCTCCAGCCACTCATTTTATGCCTGACTGGTTTAAAGAAATAATCATCTACATCAGTGCGATGTTCAATCAGTTGACTCATAATTCTGTGCAATTTGTTTTTAAGAAGATATATGAGTTTGTAACCAAAATCGTCATCTATACTCCCGAATGGATATTTAACAACTCATGGTTCCCTTCCTCGGTTGCAAAATTCTCATCAGTAAGCGTGATCCTGATTATCATCATAGCGATGATTGAAGGTATCAAGCGCATGTGCAAACTCAATCATACACCTTATCCAGATTTCCTAAAAAGACTTCCTATAGCTTTGGGAGTATCGGCTGCTACGCCATTCATTTTTTCAAGTGGTCTTAAATTACTTAACACGGTAACTGACTGGATTCTTAAACTAGGGGCAGATGAAATCGGTGCAAATAAGGCTGTTGGGATTTTCATTACTCCCATACTTTTTGAGCCAGTAAATGCAATCGTGATGGTTCTATTCTTAATTCTAATCTCATTATTATGCGTACCTATGCTCTTATTACATGCTCGTCGTTGGTTCGATCTTACTATGCTTGGAATGTTAACACCTTTAGCTATGGTTGCATTTATTTTTGACTCTACAAGAGATTATTTTAATCAATGGCTAAGAGGAATTAAGCGGTTGGGATTGGTTCAACTTGCGTATGCAGGATTCGTTACAGTTATAGGAATATTAATGTTCGGGACACCTAACCCCACTACATTCACAGGAGTAATTTCTAAAACACTTTTGCTAACAGGTGGAATATACCGTCTCGCTTTTCCTCCTCAAATTGTAAAGAATTTTGATGATAACGCAGCAGGTATGTATAGATGGATGCAACAGTTGAAGGATAGAGAAATTAGAGATGGCAAATTGAAACGTGTTGAAACTGCCAAAGAAATGAGTGAAGGTGCTCTACTTGGTTCGGCTAAGATTGCAGGTAAAGCATACAGAATTATATTTAAAAAGAGAGGTTGATACTTGATGGTACTAAAACAACTTTTACCTAAGTCATTATCGCTTCCAGATGTACGGCATTTCAATTTCGATGGATTAACTATTCATATGTTAAAGTCCTATCTTGCCACAATTCCTGTGGCAGATAGGATATACGGAATTGAATGTTTCATTAGCAAGGATAAGTTAGAACCTTTCTTTATTGCCGAATCGCATTCAGTTGACCTTCCAATTCAGCAGACAGAAAGTAAGCTTATCCTGAGAGAATATGGTGAATCAAACTGTAGCTTTCTCTACTCCAACAAATCATCAGTGTTTCCATTTACAATGAGTGAATCCCCTATCGAGGGGCTGCATGAAATCGGCACACAAATGAAAGATGATGAATTGATCATATTGCAAGTACTTGCGATTAAAAAACAAACCGAGTTCTGGAATGACAAATTAACGGATCAGTATATTGACTACATCAATGGAGTGGAATATCCCACAAATAATAAAATAATCCGAGGTATTCAGCACAAAATAATGGAGATTCAGGCTAAACTCGAAGGTGGATATAGAAGAAATCAACGTATTAATGAGGCCGAAAAAAAACTAAAGGAGGATATGTTTCAGACCGAGGTTCGCTTCATGGTAATCGCGCCAAATAGAGACACTAGACGAAAATTGGCAAGGTTAGTGCATTCGAAATTTTCCAAGGTCGATTATGTGAATAGTTGGCTACTGTCAGAAGATAAGGACATTCATGGCTATTTTGAGGATGTGCAGTTGCGTAGACCATCGTTGAGTTACCCTAGACAAATATTGTGTGCCTCAGAGTTGGTTAACTTGTTAATGATCTCGAAACATCAACCGTTAGAAGTAGTAACTCCAATCATTGAACCTGCGGCACCTCCTATTCCTGCTGCGATTGAATCGCCTGTGTCAGAGGAAGATAAGAGCAACCCATTTGCGCTCTTTCCAAGAGGTTCGAAACTGGTACGTGAAAATGATGTTAACTTTGCATCGAATCTAAATAATGCCCTTAAAAAACTTTCATTGACCACAGCAGATGTTGTAGTACAAAAATTTCAACATGGGGCAACCACACAAAAAATTACATTTAGTTTACCTGCTGGATTAAAATTGTCAGACTTAACGAAGTCAACACAGAATATTCAAGTGGAGCTTGGAATGAATAGCATAAGTTTTGAACAAGGCGATGTCGCAGGTACGGCTAACATTATTATCCCACAAGAGGATAGAGAAATGGTATTCGTTCGTGATTGCAGTGAATCATTAGCATTTCAGGAGAAGACGAAAAAGTATGAGTTGCCAATATTCTTTGGAGTGGATACCGCTGGAGAAATCGTCATGACTTGTCTTACCATGATAAAGCATCTTCTAATCGCTGGTACAACTGGTTCAGGGAAGAGTTATTTTCTAAATACGTTGCTTGTTGTGCTATTCTCACTTGTTAGTCCTGACATGCTAAAAGTGTATATGCTTGATCCAAAAAAAGTTGAGTTATCAGGATACAGGTCGTTTCCCCACGTCCAGAATGTTTATACTGAAATGAACGAAGCCGAAGGTGTGCTGTTCTTCTTGTGTGCGAAAATGGAGGAGCGTTACTCGTTATTCGAACAAAAGGGCTATAAAAATATTCAACAATATAACAAGCATGAGAAAGTGAAACTCCCCTACCTTCTACTAGTCATCGATGAGTTGGCTGATTTGATGTCAACAAACTCTGAAGTGGAGGAGTATTTGGTTAGATTAGCTCAAAAGGCCAGAGCAGCAGGAATCCACCTTATAATTGCAACACAATATCCAATTAGAGAGGTTGTAACACCGCTCATCAAGCGGAACATTTATTCTCGCGTATGTCTTATGTTAGACAGTTCAACAGCGTATCGTGTTGTGCTTGACGAGGCTCCTAAGTACACGCTTCTTGGTAAAGGAGATGGAATGTATCGGCTTGAGGGTATCCAAGGCATACACAGGTTCCAAGGGGCTGTAATAGGCAAGGATGACGATGAGCAGGAAAAAGCAATTGAGAGATTGTCGTCATTTTGGAAAAGCGACAACAAAAAAGAAGTTATTGATCTTGAGGCTGCTAGGAATAAGAAACGTAACGATGAAACCAAGGCGTTCAGAAAAGTCGTACTCGAAACAGGTGAAACACGGATATCAGAATTGCCGAAAGTGTTGGAAATGAGAACAGAAAAAGTCAAAGCATATATGGATGAATTGGTCATATTAGGTTGGGTTAAGAAGCATAGTGCTAGATCGAAGGGATATGAATTACTACTCTCCCCTGAACAACGTAAAGTTGAACTTGAAAAATTAAAATGAGGTGAAATTGAATGGTTCTGAAAATGAATGGAATTCCATTAACTATTGATGATAGTGGAGTAAATGTTAAGTTGGATATCGCTGAAATTATTCATACGCCGATTAACGTTGATATTACGTATGCTGGTCATCATTTGATTAATGGAGATATCAACATGATAAATTTCTGGAGTCATGCTTACGATCATGCTGTTAGTGCTATAGGAAGTCTATTTTAAGGAGGGTGACGAACATGCTTGGGACTCTAATAGTCGTTAATTTGATTACAGGGGTTGTCGGAGCTACTTACATGGGAGCATCACTTGGGAGTAAAATGGGCAAAAGATTGAATAAAAAAATTCATGGTAAGTATTCAAAGTATAATGAGATAGTGACCATCGCTAAAGGGTCTGATTTGAGGCTCAAATGAAAAAACATTTTTACACATTCGACGTTGGTTATTCATGCGTACCTGATGACGATGACAGTGAATACGGTGGATGGGACTTTAGAGAGTATGAAAGCATTTTCGAGGCCGTAAACACCATGCTGTCCGAATATGGACATTTGGAATTTCATATTCAGCATTTAGAGAAAAATTATGCTTCAATATACTTTCCCAAAGTGGATGATGTAAGCGATAACGGAATTATTTTTAAGATATATCGTATGGGGTCTACTCCGTCTAAGGTGGAATTCATATGTGACTCTTGCTTCAGAAAAAATGTGGTAGTTGAATGCGATGATTGCAAGGAATTGCATTTGTGCCTTAATTGCGATTATTGTTCCACTTGTTGGGAACATAAATTTGAAGATGAGGAAGAAAATGCATAGAAAAATGAAATCATTATTTTAATGGAATCCATTTTTGTGGATTCTTTATTTTTTATTTTGAAAAGTATTGACCTTTAAAAGCAAAAGATGGTAATTTAAGTGTGCAGGGAACAACTACCAAATGTACCTGCCGAATCTAAATCTTAGAGGGAGTGATAAAATGAAAAATACAAAGGAGAAGATTAAATGGGAAAAGGTAAACATTCGAGATTAACATGGGAAGACCTCTATTATGATGGACTGATTGATGAACGGTATGAGATTTTCGATGAAGAGTCACAGAAAATTTTTAATGTAAGAGTAAATGATGGATGGGATCATCATCTACGAGATAAAAAATACATAGACGAGTGTAATTGTAACGATGACCACTTTATTGAACTGAAAAATATGTGCGAGGACTCCCCTTATTATAGAAAGCCGTTTGATCCTAAAACAGATGATGTCTTTGTCTTTATAAATAAATAATACATATCAACTTTTTTTAACAAAAATAATCAGGAGTGATACATACGATGAAAAACAAAGAACAATATATTATTTGTGATGAAGAGTTGGATAACTATTATAACGGTGATGATGAAACCGAAGAATCCGTTGCTGCTGGTCTTGGTTTCAACGTAGACGATGAAGGAAATTGGGTTCCAATGGACTAGAGGGGGATAAATTATTTGAATAATAGTTTGCATAAGCCTGTATACATACCGTCAATTGAAGCAAATGATATTTATTCGCACATGCATCGAGATAAGGACATTGATCGTAAGTATGTGGGGATGATTCCAAGTAGCTTAGAATTGAATAAATTAGTAAGTATTGGTCTTTCCATGTATAAAAAGAAGCCAAGTGAGAAATTTCTATCAGACGATATTATTAACGTTAAGTTTAAGCAGAAGGTTAAATCAGCAGATGAAATGGTATCACAGATTAAGAAGAAGATCAATCTGCTTACAGATAATCAGGCTGATTACAAAAATAAATTAGAAGAATTCGTACAACTATTGAAACAGGAAAAAATTCTTCCCAAATGGAAAGAAGTAAGTAATGACCAATTAAGAAAACTATTATACGAGAATGGCTTCGTTCTAACTTCAATTGATGACAAAACAGACGCTATTATTAAAACAAGATATGTGGTTTACAAGAGGAGTTCCGCAAAGAGTCGAGTTGGAGAGTGCTTGTTTATTAAAGAGACCTTATACGATGAGATGATAAATTGGAGTCGTATGAACCTCCCTCTTCAGGATGTTAAGGTGGATGTTCCTAGTTTGCTTGCGTATCAATCCCTAGTTGGTTCGTCTCTCGATGATGTTGTAAAAATTCATCCTAATAATATTCTCTTGGTCGATGACATTGAGAGTAAATTCTTAAGAAAGTGCAATGTTGTCCGAAAGGGCGAAAATGGATTGCTGGACAGTTTTCAAGAAGATATTGTAATTTCTAATAGTTTGTTTGATGGCGAATCGCTGTTAGATAGCAGTTACTTCCCTGAAGATAAAGGAATGATGTTGCTTCGTAATCACATGTTTAAATCAGCAGCCTTCAATTGCAATATTCAATCGTATCTAAGGGATAACTGTCCAGAAGGTATCAACTTCGATGAGTGGAAAATAAAAAACGCGTATAATGAAGTCTTCGCAAAGGATATTCATTTAATAATTACTCCAAGCAGTTTAAAGGCTTTAAAATTTAGTCACGCAGTTGGTAACGATTCAGAAATGTTTAGTTATTGGAAGAATTATATTTCTGACGTAAGCATTGACGGAGCATCACTCTTTGGTGTTGTTAAGAGTGAAAAGAAATCTAAGCATGGGTTAAATGAGAGTGGAGAAATCCTTCAGCAAACATCGTATCAAATGCTCAATAGTATGCCAGTAAATAAAAATGACATCCATGAACTTGCTGAATACGAAAATACATATATTGAAAAATTAAAAAATGACGATGACTTTTTTGTTCAACACATCTTAAAGTCTGTCACCACTGTAAATAGTAACGCTATGTTTGCTGATCTTTATTACCGTAACAAGAAAATTGCACATACGAAGATATTTAAAGATTTCCGCAAGGCCGAGGTTAATAAGCACCTGACTCATATTAAACATGGAAAGATTAGATTGCACGGTGATTACTGCACGATGTTAGGGAATCCAATGGAATTTCTGGTTCATTCCATTGGGCGCTTAAATATTTGTGAGGATGAATCCAGTCTTAAAGAAAATGAAATATACACTACTTTATTTGAGTTTAACAAGTGTTTGGTGGGCTTTAGAAATCCTCACACAAGTCCTAGTAATGTATTAGTAGTCAAAAACACTTATAATGCGGAGATTGAGAAATATTTTAACTTAACTGACAACATCGTTTGTGTCAACGCAATTAATTTCCCATTGCAAGACATATTAAGCGGTTCTGATTATGATTCAGATACATTGCTACTATTCGATAATTCGAAAATGCTTGAGTTAGCAATGAATTGCTTTGGCAAATACAATGTCTGCATTAACAAGGTTGAGAGCAGCAAAAGGCAATATAACTTAACCGAATCAGATATGGCAATCATTGATAACCAATTGTCAATGAGTCAAAAGAATATTGGCAGAGTCGTAAACCTTGGGCAATTTTGTATGTCAAAGTATTGGGACTTATTGAACAAAGGAGTGAATAAAGACAACCTTACTGATTTATTGAAGAAAATAGATATTATGACTGTTTTAAGTGGCATATGCATTGATTTGGCAAAGAAATTCTATGATATTGATATTAATCAAGAGGTTGAGCAAGTTGCAAAAACAAAGGAATTAAATTGTCGGAAGCCTCTGTTCTGGAAATACGTTAGCCAGAACAAGGAAATAAAAACATTTGAGATGCAATGCCCCATGGATTATCTATACATAGAGTTTTCAGACGTTAAATATGCTGAGACGCGAGAAAGTATATCTCTGAATGAACTACTCGTGAAGCATAAAATAAAAGATGGAGATAGAAATCAGGAACAAAAAATAATCAAATACGTTGAGGAAATGAGCAATAAGATAATTAAGGTGTACATTAATATAGCCGATGAAGACGAAAGAAATCACATTTTAGATGATATAATCAAGTATTACGACTTCTATATTAGCAAATTAAAGGTTAAACCGGAAACAATGTATGCAATTTTATCAAAGATACAGAAAAATAAAAGTAAAGTGTCAACAAGATTGATGAATGTCTTATATAGAACACAGAAAAACATTTTTTTAAATGCAATTAATACATAAAAATACACACTTTTTAGAAAAGAGGTCGAAAAAACCCTTATTTTTACTGGATTTTTCGGTACATGCAAAGGTTTTTATATAGTAAGATATGTTTTTACATATTTTACGTACATTATTTTAACATGCGAAGCGGAACTCCGCTTTAAAAACTAAATTATAATCCAAAGGGAGAAATAAACAATGAAAAAAGAAGATTTGATTTTGAAATTTGCAGGTAAAACAGGTCATTCCAAGAAAGATGCTACAGTTTGCGTAGACGCATTCCTAGATTGTATCGTTGAAGGACTTGACGAAGATGGTGTAGTGGATATCACTAAGGTGCTGAAACTAACCGTAAAAGAAACTTCTGCACGTAAAGGTCGCAATCCTCAAACTGGCGAAGAAATTGAAATTCCTAAAGGTAAGAAAATCGCATTCAAAGCATTGAAACGTCTAGATGAAGTTGTAGGCAAATAACGTTATCCTCGCAAAGAGGCGCAATACATACAAAGAGGGTTAGCCGATTACGGTTAGCTCTCTTCCCCATTTCCTAATCTACCGTGAAAGGTAAAGACTGCCTATGAAGAGCTATCTTGTAGATACCAACGTTATTCTTGATCAATATGAAATTCTCAACGATACAAAGTATGTTGTTTCGAGCCATGCTTTGCGTGAAATCGAGAAACATGAACATAGTCATAATCAAGAATTATCATATAAAGCGAGACAAGTAAAAAGATTTTTGGATGAGAATAGCAATATTTCGTATGACTTGAAAGATTATCATTTCAATTTAAACGAAATATTTGATAATTACTACGAAGATAACCGTATGCTTCAAGCGTGTGTTGAAAACGAATATGGATTAGTAACCAATGACATCCTGCTAAAACTTAAAGCAGAAGGATTTGGCATTGAGGTTGTCGTTCCAAGTCGAACAGATGTAACTCATGAACACTATAGAGGCGTGAAAGATATTTATTTTGATCGGAATAGTACAGAGGATCAAATTAAATTAGCCAGTATTTATGAATCACAGGAACAAAATGTATATGACTTGTCACTCAATGAGTACATTTCAATCTGGGATTTATCTAAACCAACATACGATGAAAACAATAAAGTAACCGGATATGAATTAATCGACCAACTAAAATGGGATGGCAATCGATTAATTAAAATCAAATATAAACATGCAGAGAGCCGTTTTATGGGTAAAGTATCACCTATTAACTATAAGCAGCGTCTTTTATTTGATTTGTTGCAAAATCGCAATATTGGAATTAAACTCTGCCAAGGTAACTTTGGCACAGGAAAAGATTACTCCATGGTTGCTAACATGATTAAGTTAATTGAAGATAATGCATTTGAGAAAATGATATTCATTCGAAATACAGAACCACTTGAAGGAAGCAAAGAATTAGGATTTTTGCCGGGGGATTTGATGGCAAAAATGGAACCGTGGGTCGGAATGATTGCTGACTGTCTAGGTGGGTATGAAGGATTACGAATGCTCGTTGAAAAAGGAAAAATTGAAATTGCTAACTTTTCTGCTTTACGTGGCAGAAGCTTTGCTAATTCAATTTTATACTGTAGCGAGGGACAGAATTTATCGTCCAATCATATGAAACTTATCATTTCTCGCGTAGGACAAGGTTCTGAACTGTGGATTAACGGGGACTTAAAGCAGCGAGATAACAAGAGATATGATTCCGATAGCGGTATTCGAACACTTTACAAGTTGAAAGGCCACAAACTATTTGGCATGGTAACTTTGGATAAAAATGAACGTTCTAATGTTGCCTCGCTGGTTGAACTGCTTTAATAATAAAAAATACTTAGGGAGATGTTTTATCCATGTCTAGTGAAAAAATTGTTGGATTGAACCAAGTTCGTGAAGCACTATTCGCTATTTATCCCAATGCAACAAAAATTACAGTAACTATTGATGGGGATAAAATTAAAGTAGCACCAAACGAGGAATATGAAATTCCAGTTGGTGGATACGATTCAGAGGAGTGATTGAATGACTCCATCTGAATTAAACAAACTGGAAAATGAAACCATCAAAGACTTCAAGATTCGTATCTGTTCCAATAAAGAACATTATGGTCTAACTTGGGATGATATTCGTGATCTTATTAATAAGCAAACTGGCGATAACTACGGTGAATCTGCTTACCGCAAATGGTGGGCTGCATTTTCTGATGGTTTAGAGTTAGGAAAACAATCCGGTTTGGATAATGATCAAATCAAAGAGATCGAAGATAAAACTTTGGAGTTAAAAAAAGAGAGAATTAAACTTCAATCTGTGAGATTTGAGCCAAGCAGGGATTTGCGACTAGAGGCTAGAGACGAATTAATTGAAGAAAAAATTCTTAAGGCTATTGAGAATAGGCAGACAATCCAAGTTCCTGACATCTACATTAGACCGAACACATTAAAAAGAGACTACCTCTTTACTCTCGCAGATATTCATTATGCAGCTAACTTCCAACTCTTAGGATGGATGGATGAAATCCTTAATGAATATAACCCTCAAATTGCACAAAGACGATTGTGGGACATTCTTGAGCTGTATGTTAACCAAAACGACATTGATAACATTAATCATGTTCATTTGTTTAATTTAGGTGACAGCTTAGACGGTATTCTTCGTATGAGTCAGTTGCAATGGATCAAGATGGGAAATGTTGATTCGGCAATTGAGTTCGCAGAGTTTATGAGTACTTGGTTAAATGAATTATCTAAATACTCTAAAGTGGACTACTATGCCGTATCAGGCAATCATACGGAACTTCGATTACTTAACGGTAAACGAGGCGACTTCTCTAACGAAAATATGGAGAAAGTTGTTTCGCATATCATCTCATGCAATCTTAAAGACAATAAAAACGTAAATATACATAAATGTAAAAATCACATGTATGTTGACATTCTAGGCACAAAAGTTCTTGCTGTTCATGGACATGACGAGCGAAATTTGAGCATGAGTTTAACAGAGTATCCTAAAATCTATGGTCATAACGTTGATTTAATGATAAGTGGGCATTTGCATCATACAGACAGCAAAACCGTTGGTATGAATGGGCTTAGGGATATTGAGTATATCCAATGTCAAAGCGTTGTTGGAATTGACGACTTCTCGTTAAAAATTAAAAAGACAGCAAATGCTGGAGCTAAGTTGATGGTCATTAAAGAAGATGTGGGAAGATCGACCATTCATGATTTTAGAGTGAAATAAATAGAGGTTTAGGTCATGTTGTGAAACACTATCCTCTACCTCCTTTTATAAGGGACTGCTTCTGTCGTGAGACATTAAGCGGTCTTTTTATTATTTAAGGAGGATAAACATGATAATATTACCGCAAATGGTAAAGGTTAAATGGCATAATTTTAATAGAGAATGGTACGAGTCTAAGGGGTATGTCTATACAGGACATCTAAAAGAATTTGAAGTACCAGTTTATGATTTAATTGAGGGAAGTCATCAAAAAGTTAGAATTAAATGTGACTACTGCGACAAAGAATTTTCTAGAACATTTAAAGACCATAATTTAATACGCAAGAATTCAGTAATCGACAAAGATGCTTGTTTTAAATGTGGCAATATTAAATCAATGGAAAGTTCACAGTTGCTATACGGGGTTAATAGCGCAGCACAACTCCCCAAAGCCAAGGAGAAACGCAAAAGAACATGCTTAAAGAAGTACGGCACAGAAAGTCCGTTGAGTAATGAAACTGTAAGAAATAAAATAAACAATACAGTGATTGAATTATACGGCGTAAGCAATCAGTTTCAAAGAGAAGAAGTAAAAGAAAAAAGTAAACAAACATTGTTAAAAAATTATGGCGCTACAAATCTGATGCAAATTCCTGAGCATTTAGAAATAGCATTGTCAAAAAGGGCACAAACATTATATAAAAATGGCGATGTGTCAACGTCGAGACAGCAAATATATATCTGGAATGTGCTCGGAGGAGAACTAAATTATCCCGTTGACAGAATTAATTTAGACATTGGTTTCTTATTGGATAAAATTTATTTGGAGTATCAAGGTTCAGGTCATGACCTGTCTGTTAAAATGAATAAAATATCCAAAGAAGAGCAGAAAGAAATCGATAAGAAACGATATTACTACCTGAAAAACAGAGGGTGGAAAATGATCGAAATTATTTCTACTTCTCAGTACGATTATCTTCCAAATGAAGAAGTTCTAATTTCCATGTTCGAATACTCCAAGGAACACCTCAAGGAGCATTCATGGATTACTTTTGATATTGACAAGTTGACAGTTAGAACGAGTATTTTTGAGATACCCTACAACTTTGGAAAATTACTAAATACGAGACAATATGCTTGTAATATTTAATACATACGATATTAGATTATAGGGAGATATGTTCATGGATAAAAATAAGAATGTTATTGATTTTGATACTATCTTAAATCAAAAAGAAAATTGCAACCATGAGCATGTATGTCCTCACTGTGAGTGGCAAGACAAAACAATTGATAATTTTATTAGTCGTATTAAAGGGTTGAGTATCAACGGTCAGACATTCCGTGAGGAAGTTGAAAACTTAATCGGATATGTTGAGTATTTGACTAGACGCGATACTCTTGCTGAAATTGCAGGAACTCTAATGCAAGAAGTTCAATATATGGATGGCGATGACGAGGAATAAACTATGGAATTAGACCATGATATTCCTATCAACCTTATAATGCTCAACAACTATGAGGAAGAGCGCTATGAACACGTGGATGATTACATTGAAATTCTGAAAACGTGTAAGAAAGCCGATGAATTTTATGCTCTCATCAGAATGATTATCGATGATACACGTGACAATACGTTGCGTGATATTCTAACCAAAAATATTCAACATCAAGCTAAGATACTCGAAGAGACGAAAATAAAAAAGTCTTAGGTATGTATGCTCTGTTTATTAAAAGCCTCCACCCTGTCCAGAGCAGACCGATGCCTCCAAGCTAAATCATATTGGAGGAATGAAACATGGAAAAAGAACAATTTAAAATGCCCTACTCTGCACTTGATTTTGAGGAATATACTTTTTTCAGAGCTTTAGAAGATCGTCAAATTATCTTAAATAGCGAAGTCGATGATTATCTTCTCGAACGTGTTGGATATCAAATCATCAAGTGGAATCGTGAAGACGATAAATTGCCTGATGGTGAGTCTCGCAAGGAAATTGAAATTATTCTCAATAGTCCCGGTGGAGACGTATATCTTGGCATGGCACTATGCGCTGTAATTGAGAAATCAGTAACTCCTATTGCAATCACTGTCATCGGTAATGCTGCTTCAATGGGTGCTCTCTTGCTTGTGTCCGGTTCTAGGCACGGACGTAGACGAGCATACGAGTTCTCGAATGTCCTCTTCCACGATGGTTCGACCGTACTTTATGGTTCCAGTAACAAGGTAAAAGACCATGTTAAATTCCAAGAGGAAAAGGATCAACAAATCCGAGACTTTATTATTCGTAACACTAAGATTACAGATGCAAAGTATGAGGATATGAAGGATCGTGAGTGGTGGCTCACTGCTAAAAGTGCATTAGAGTGGGGCGTTATCGATGAGATTATTTAATTAATTAAAACTTATTAAAACTCACATTTCATAAACTTTTTGAACTAGACTGACTCACCATCTTGGTGGGTCTTTTTGGTTTGCAAAGTTTTTGAGCTGGAAGCAATCTGTTTAAGGTCGTGTAAAGTAAGGGCGATATCTCCCGTCTACCCCTTAGTCCAGCTCAAGATATTTTAGCCCATATTCGGGTTAGGGAGATTCTTTTCTTTTTTGAAAGAAGGTGGAAATATGGCTAGGCCAAAAGGGAGCAGCGCTAAAGATAAACTCGTAATAGAAAAGATTAAATGTAAAGGCAAGTGTGGTAAAGAAAAAGCGCCAACAAATTTTTATATAAATACAAACCCACTCTTCTCTTCTGAGAAGTTAGAAGTGTGTAAGGATTGCATATCAGAATATATAGGTACTAAAAGTTCGTCAGGATATCTGAATAGAGTAAAACTTGTTCTTGGACTTATGGATAAACCTTTCCTCTATGACTTATGGATATCAAGAGATGAAGATTGGGGAAGGTATATCCCTCAATTATCTTCGTTTCCTCAGTACAAAGGATTGACGAATGCAGATAGTACATTTACTGATAAAAAAATAAACACAGAAAACCCAAATGAAAGCTTTGTGCTAAACAGTTCTCCAAGCAGTTACACGAGTGAAGAAATTTCAGAGTTATCTTCATTTTGGGGTAAAAATTACACTCCTGATGAACTTGAATATCTGCAAACACAATATGAGAAATTTCTAAACTCTTATGAATGCGACTCCTATGCAATGGAATTGCTTTTCCAAGAAGCATCTCAGCAAAGGTTAACAATTAATAAATTGCGTCAAGAAGGTAAATCGGTAGACAAAGAACTCAAAACTCTCCAAGACTTGTTGGGATCAGCAAATGTTAAACCCGTTCAAGAGACAGGTGCAAATGCAACGGAACAGGCCACGTTTGGAACCTTGATTAAGAAATATGAAAACGAGCGTCCAATTCCTGAGCCTGATGAAGCTTGGAAAGATGTTGATGGAATAAAGCGTTATATCCAAGTTTGGTTTCTCGGACACCTGTGTAGAATGATTGGAATTAACAACGACTATTCCAGACTTTATGATGAAGAAATTGCCAAATATACTGTTGATCCTCCAAAGTACGATGATGACATCAGCGAAGAGGTAACAGTATGAGTGGTTTTGCGAATTTTCAGGTTAATCGTAACAAGGCTCATAATGGTAACGATATCTTCGCTAAAAGTAGAAATTTTAATAAGTCAGCAGATAAATCTGAAAGACTTCTGGATGGCATAGGGGTTTGGGCTAGTTTCTATCGTGCAAATCCACATCGATTTGCTAAAGAATATCTTGGGATTACATTAAAGTTGTTTCAAATAATCCTCATTTTCATGATGAACTTCTCTCACTACTTCATGTATTTAGCTAGTCGAGGTCAAGGGAAAACATTCCTTACTTCTATCTATTGCGTGATTCGCTGTATCCTTTGGCCTGAAACTAAAATTGTAGTTGCTTCAGGTAATATGAAACAGGCAAGAGAAGTTATAGAGAAGATTGCTGATTTAAGAAAGAACTCACCTAATTTATCTAGAGAAATTAGTGACTTATCAACTTCAACAAACGATCCTAAAGTAGAGTTTCATAACGGTAGTTGGATAAAGGTAGTTGCGTCAAATGATGGAGCACGAAGTAAAAGAGCAAACTGTCTTATTGCAGATGAGTTTCGAATGATTGACTTAGAAATCATCAACAAGGTACTAAGAAAGTTTTTAACTGCTCCTCGGCAACCAAAATATCTAAACAAGCCTGAGTACGCACATTTACAAGAGCGAAACAAGGAAATCTATCTCTCGTCCAGTTGGTATAAGATTCATTGGTCATGGAATAAGTTGCTTGCATTCTACAAATCGATGTCTGAAGCAAAGAACTATTTTGTGTGTGGGCTCCCTTATCAGTTAGCAGTCAAAGAAGGATTGCTAATGAAGGAACAAGTTGAAGATGAGATGTCTGAAGCAGATTTTGATGAAATTGGATTTAGCATGGAAATGGAATGCTTATTCTTTGGCGAGTCAGAGAAAGCCTTCTTTAAATTTGAGGAATTGGACAAGAACAGAAGAATCTCTAAGCCATTGTATCCAAAGGAAATGTATCCTCTTTTAAAGGATAACTCATTTAAATACGAGCCTAAAAAAGATGGTGAATTACGCTTGGTTAGTTGCGATATCGCAGGTATGGCAGGAAAAGAAAATGATGCCAGCGTATACACTATTTTTCGCTTAATACCAAACTCTAAGGGATTTGATCGCCATATCGTCTATATGGAAAGTATGTCTGGTGGTCATACCGTAACTCAAGCAATCCGTATAAGACAATTATATGATGATTTTGACTGCGATTATCTTGTATTAGATACGCAGAATATGGGATTGGGCATATATGACCAATTGGTTCAGCCTTTGTATGACAAGGACAGAAATGTTGAATATGATCCTTGGACTTGTATCAATGACGATAAAATGGCTGAAAGATGTACTTATACAAACGCACCGAAACTTATTTATAGCATCAAGGGTAATATGCAGTTCAATAGCGAGTGTGCAATCCTTCTTAGAGATGGATTAAAGCGAGGAAAGGTTAGATTGCTTGCTAAAGAGGCTGATGGCAAAGAGTATTTGAAGAGTTTAAAAGGTTTCGAAGCTCTCCCGATTGAGATACAGGTAAAATACGAAGCCGTATTTATCCAAACTACTCTACTCGTAAATGAAATGATTAATCTTGAGGGTGAACGAACAGATAATGGTTTAATTCGTCTTAAAGAGCCAAAGTCCAAACGGAAAGACCGTTATAGTTCGGTTACATATGGGAATTTTATAGCTTCGGAACTTGAGCGTAGTTTATTTAAAGAGAACAATTACGACGACTATAACTACTTCATCTACAACTAAATAAAATATGAAAGAGGGTGAAAACAATAACAGAACAGAAAAAACGTGGTCGCCCACCCAAGCAACAAATCGACACCAATTCTATGGTTGATACATCGTATTACGAATTGGCTGCTTATTTTGATTTTATTAGCACATCTGCTGTTGGTAGAGGAATTATCGATATTAATATCAACAATTTAATGAATTGGCTTCGGAACCCACCAAAGTTTCGTAGAGAACTTATTCAATTAAGTAAATATTATTACAATCGTGATGGAGTCGTAACGGATTGTTACGATCTTTTTAATGTTCTTCCTGTGCTAAATTTCTCGGTTCTTTGGCAGAACATGAACATGAAGGCTTTTACTAAAAATAAACTAACTGTCGATACTTTTCTCGAAAAAATTAAAGTAAAAAAGTTAGTTCGAGACACCATTTTCTCTGTCATTCAAGAGGGTACTTGTGTTTGGTATAACCGTGATAACAAGTACATTCAATTTCTCGAAAATGAAGAATATATGATTGATTATATGGTTAACGGTAAATGGCAAGTGTTTTACGATATGCTCTATATCGACCAATATCGTACAAGTCATAATCTTGATTATATTATGGCAAAGATCGATTCTGCCCCAGATGAAGTGACGCTTGAGAAATATAATCTATATAAGAAAGATAATAAAAAATATAGATATGTGCCATTAGATATCGATAAGACTCAGGTTTTTAAACTTCGTGGATCACGAAATGAGCCATACGGTATTCCCTATTCGATACCTGCTATTAGTAGCATCATACATAGGGATTTGCTTGAAAAGACGGAGAAGGCTGTAGCTGATCGTATTATCAATCAGATTATTGTTCAAAAGGTTGGTAACATGCCTAGTGCTGATGGAAAAGTGGGTCTTCCAGTTCCTAAAGCAACCGTTGAGGGATACCACACTAATCTTAAAAATTTGTTACAGAAAAAATTTGATACAAATTCCTCTGATAATGCTGCAACTGCTCCATTGACTGTCCCTTCATTCGTTGATATCGAAGAGTTGAAAATCAATATGAGCACTTTCCCAAAAGAAATTTGGGAACGTATTGATCGAGATATCTACAAAAAATTAGGGTTCTCCTCTACTCTTAACATGGGTGGTGGAACAGGCCAGAGTTTTGGTTCAGGTACAATTAACGTTGAAAAAGTATATTCCATTGTTTTCTATATTATAGAAGATATTGAATCTGCATTAAACGAGTTCTTAGGAATCATTGTGCCAAGTGGCAACTTCAATCCTAAGATTAGATTTAGTCGAGCAACTATTTTGGATAAGGATAGTGCATTTACTCAGGCTGAATCACTGTATCTTAAAGGGCGAGGAAGTCTTAAAGACTATGTTGAGGCAAGCGGCAGAGACTTTGACCATTGGCTTGCACAAGTTAGGTACGAGAATGAAGTTCTTAAATTGGATGAAACATTACCTATTCACGTAACCTCATTCACTCAATCTGGCGATGGAAACAGTAGTGGCAGGCCGAGTGTAAAGAATCCAACTAATGATAACACTGCTAAATCCAAAGGGAACAACGGTAACGCAAAACCTGATATGTAATTAAACTGAAGCGTTTTTGACGCTTCTTTTTCTTTTTAAGGTGGTGATTTTTTGAAAGGCAGCTCTCCTATTCAACTCAATAAACCAACAACAAAGATTCAAACCAATTCTCTCACCACTACTTTTCTTGAACTTGGTTCAATCGAACCGGAAGAAGGAGGTGAAATTATTGAACAAAGAAATCTTATCCGTAAAACCAAAGATTCTCCATCTACAAGAAGCAAATGATATTTACATGGAATTAACCATGTGTGTTCTTACCAATGAAACCAATCTTAATAAATTAAAATTCACTGATGATTATATCAGCGGAATTGTTGATAACAAAGATCGATATATTGGGATACCTCTTGTTGCAAATAGAGACAAACTTGAAAACGGTTTATACTACAATCTTACTCATGAGCTAGATAAGAAAACCGGAATTCTTAAAACAGATTCTATCGGTAGTTTCGTTGATTTTTGGTCTGAAACTGATGATGACGGTGTTTTAAAACTCATGGGTCTTGTTCGAGTGTATAAGCGCTACCCAAATGTTTGCAATGCAATGATTGAGCTTTTTGAATCCGAGGATTTAGAGTTTAGTTGTGAGATTTACGCCTACGGTTATGCTGATATCAATACTGAAACAAATGAGCGTTCCGTCAATTATGAATATGAAGGAAGTATCAATAGTTTGTTCGGTTCGTGCATTGTCACAAATCCAGCCGAACCGAAATCTAAAGCGAATCTGTTGGTAGCAGAAGCTTTGGAAAAAGACTTGGGAGGAGGTGAAAACGTGTCTGAAGTTCTCGTTTTCAATAAGGGTGTTGAAATTAGTTACTATGGAAACATTGAAATTTCTGCTTTAACTTCAAGTGATATCTCTAATCAGATTTATAACGTTCTGAATCCGGTTGACCCGAAAAGTAACTATAGAAAATATAACTATTGGATTAATGCTGTCTATTTTGCAAAGACGGATAATTTTGACGGTTATGTGATCGTTGAAGATTGGGAAGACTGCTCAACTCTTTTTCGTATCAACTTTAGCATTGAGAGCGACATGGTTGTACTTGACGCTAAGGAGAATTGGATTGAGGGGTATAAAGGCTTTATCCCGAAAGGAATTAATGTGGATGATCTTATCTCACAACAAAACGCTGCTGAGATTGAGATAAATAATATCAAAAATGAACTTAATACCAAGCATGAGGAGGCATTACAGGTGACAGAAGAACAAATTAAAGAGCTTCAATCTCAACTTGAAACACTGCAAAATCAAGTTTCTGAATTGAACGGTATCGTAGTATCGCAAAAGGAAGAAATCGTTCAACTGCAAAATAAAGAAACTGAACTTAACGGTGTAATCGAAGGTCTGCAACCTTTTAAAGAGCAGGTTGAAACTGCTGAGAAACAAGCTAAAAAAGATGGTATGACAGAGAAATTTAGCAAGTTACTGTCTGCTGAGACTATGAAATCTGAGCAAGTTGTAAATGCAATTGAAGCACTTGATGAAGTTGCTATGAATGCAATTGTTGTGTCCGAGGTTGCAAAAGAAATTGCATCTAAATCCACTCAAGAAGTACCTGCTAAAACCGATGTTGTTGTAAGTGCTCGTCAATCGGAAGACCTTCTTCCGCAAGACCTCAGAAGCAAACTCTATGCTTCTAAACAATAAAACTAAAATACACACAAGGAGGCTATATTAAATGGCTGCTGTAATTAATATTGGTGATAACGATTATATTGGAACTCTTAAAGCTGTAGCATCTATTGCTAATGGCGTTTTCGTAAAGGCTGACTATGCTGCTGGTACTGCTGCTGCTACTGCAAGTACTGCTGAGGGTGACGCTGCTGGTCTTTTGTTCGTGAACAACGTAAATATCAACATCGATCAACAAACTGTTGGAGATGACACTTTTGCTGTTGCTAATGGTGAATATCTGCGTCTGAAAGCTCTTGAGACTGGTGACATTTTCACGACTGATCAATTTGTTCCAGCAATTGGCTCTATCAACGTGAATGATGTTCTTGCTGCTGCTGCCGCTGGTAAGTTAGACGCAATTGGTGCTCGTACGCCTAAACTGTCGGTAAAAGTTATCGAGAAAACTACTCTGTTCGGCAACAACGCTATTAAATGCGTAGTATTGTCCGTTTAATAAATAAAACATACATAGGAGGTATAAAATAAATGTCTCAACTTAATAAAAAATCCGCTATTATTGAAACTTTTGCCGAAGCCGCACTGAACCATGGCAAGCAAATGACTGCTATTGAAAAATCCGATTATGCTTCTGCAATGGAACTGGTGAAAGAATTGGCTTCCAACCCTAATCCAAATAACCTGTATGAGTTGAACCAAATTATCGCTTATACTGTTGACGCTGTAATCGATGTTCGCATGGACTATATGAGCAAAATTGCTGAAGTTAAAAACACTGCTTTCGATGAGCGTCCAAAATTCAAAATTAAGACTCAAAATGCACAAGGTTTCTGGCAAGCTGTTGGTGCAACTCCACAAAAGACTAAAATCGGTTACAAGTATGATTCCTTGAAAATCGATGCATTGTCTGCTCGTCCGATTACTGAATGGGCTGAAGTTGCCGCTGGTCGTTATGACTTCGCTGAACTGACTCGTGATATCACTAACGATTTCGAAGTTAAAGTTGCACAAAAAGTTCAAAACACTTTGTATGCAACTTTCAGCGGTCTGTCCTCCCCTAACTATGCTAGTGGTGCTGGCGTAACTGCTACTTTCGATACGCTTTTGAACTCTATGATGCGTCTTGGTGGAGCAGCTATTATCGGTGACTACGAAGCTCTGCAAAAACTTCCTGCTCTTACTGCTATTAGTGGTCGTACGAGCAATGAAATCATCAACGACCTGAACCGCAATGGTATCATCGGTACATATAAAGGCGCTCCAGTTGTTTCCCTGACTAACCCATACACTGGCCTGTCTGGTTTCAACACTGTTTTGGATCGTGGTTATATTTATATCGTTCCTGCTGTTAGTGACATGAATAAGACTCTGAAAATTCAATTTGCTGGTGGAGTTCAATCCATGCAAGGTCAAAATATTGAAGATGGCTCGTATGAAATGCGTTTTGACAAGCATATGGGTGCTGGTGTAATCGCTGGTACTCGTCATGCCCTTGCCGTATACGAAGATACTACTCTGTAGTATTAACTAATTAGTTGAGAGGATGGTTTCGATCATCCTCTCTTTTTATTTTTAAAATTACTTAGGGAGAGATTTTAAAATGGCAAATAAAAAAGTGAAACTTGTTAATCCAAATCCTTTTGCTCATGGACTCAAATTAATGGATGGCATTCGTGAAATCAATATTGCTGGTGGTTCATTCACGCTACTCGATGAGGATGAAGTATACTTCATCAACAGTGTAAGCAGAACGTTTAGCCACAAGCATCTACTTATTGCTGATCCTGAAATCAATCAAGCGCTTGGATATGCAGAGAAGCCAGTTATCGGACTTTCTGATGAAGAAATTAAAACTCTACTTCGTGGAACAATTAACAAAATCAAAGATACTCTTGTCAATGTAACTGAAAAACATGAGATTGACAGAGTTATTGATGTTGCAAAAGGAATGGAAGATTTGCAACGCAATAAAATCACATATCTTCAAGAGTGGTCTGGATACGACTTTGATCAACTTGTAGACACAGGTAAAGAAGAAAAATAAGGAGCCGTGATTAAATGGCTACCACATATGACATAATCTTTGACCGATTCCTCAGTAAAATAACTGACTATGAGCTTGCAGAGTTGATTGATGCTGATCTTGAGTCTAATCTGAATAAATTCCTTAGAGGCGCAATTTCTGACTTTAAATATTGCCCAAAAGACTTGTCTAATCGTGATGATTCCGCAATGACATTTAACATTGACTTGAATGACTCTGAACAGGAGATTCTTGCTAAGTTTATGTTGGTACATTGGATTAATCCTAATATTCTTCGATTGGAGAACATACGACAAAATTTAGGAAACAAGGATTTTCAGATTTATTCTGGAGCCAACTTTCTAGATAAGCTCACAACTCTGAAGAAGCAGTTAATTTCTGAAGCGGTTGAAGATATGGTGTACTACTACTATGCCACTTAATAAGGTGGTGAACTATGAGTTCAATTAATGATTATAAATCCAGAGTACATGGAACAATTAGAAATTCCTTGCTCAAAACTACATCTAAAATAATCGATAACAATTTTACCTCTTCTCCATCTTACTATGAAGTCCTATTAAATTCCTCCACAACTCCTATTGGAGTCCATATTGTCGATGATTCTGATGTGCGTGAGCAAAAAATGTTGCTTTCTCTACATGATAACCCTATTGCAAATGGTGATATCATCACATGGAATAGTGAAAAGTGGATCAACATTTTAACGGACAATATGAGCGATGTCTATTATCGTGGGACTTTGAGAAAATGTGTATCATCGTTAAAGTGGATGGAAACTGGCGTGATAAAAGAGGCGTGGTTTACTTATAAATCTGATACTTCTCGTGGGTTAGGTGTAAATGATGGAACTGTCCTCATTATGCCTCAAGAGAGAAGATACATCTATGTCCAGAATAATGCCGATACCATTAAAATTGATAAAGATAGACGTTTTATCATTGACGGAAGATGCTGGAGAGTTGTAGGTGTTGATAGGTTGACAACTGGACTTGTTTACTTAGAGTTAACTGAGGACTCCATCAATCCATCCAAGGATAATTTGGATTTACGATTAGTTGATTATTACTCTAGCACTACACCAACCTCTACGCCTTCCCCTCAACCATCTGGATATTCAATTGTGGTTACAGGTTCTGATATTTGCAAAGTAACACAAAGTCAAACTTATACGGCTAATGTATATCTCAATGGAGTAATTGACAATACACAAACTGTAACTTGGGTACTTGTAAATGATAGTGAGGATGGTAATACAGACTTAGTTACTATTACAAGTCAAAGTGGAACTCAGTGTGTGATTAAGGGTAATGACAATAAGTTATATGGATACTGTAAGGTGAAAGCAAGTTTGGTGAGCGATGGGTCAATTTTTAGTGTAAAGCGAATACAAGTAAAAAGTCTGATATAGGGGGTGTAAAGTGTATACCTTAGATAATGTTGATCGAGTCATCGAAAATATCTTAATTAAATTGATTGACAATCAAAACTTATTAAAATGTCTCAAGTATCCATCTCCTGATGCATTAAGTAAACCTGATTTAACTCAAGATGAAATCAATGTCCTTTTCGACTATGACTCTGATCCCAGAGACATAAGGATATCTTTCACACCTTTCAACCTAACGACAGTAGAAGAAGCAAAAAGTGAATTGCGAATCTTTATCAGAGATTTTGAGCCTGAAAATATTCATATTGCCAATGTTAATATTGCCTTTCAGGTTATTGTAAGTAATAGGATATGGAGACTCGATGAAGGTAAACAAAGGCCATTGGTCATCATTCAAGAGTTGCTGAAAAGTCTTAATGGAGTAGACATTGAACTTGTTGGGAATTTGTATTTTAACAGTCGAATACGAATTGTAAACTATAACGCCTACTTTTCAGGTTATGAATTGTATCCAAATGTGAGGTCGATTTAGATGAGAGTCTGGGGCGATCCTCATGAGTTCAAAGGTGTCTCTATCTATCCTATAACCATGCAAGACTGCATGGATTTTTATGAATGCGTTCAGGTATTCTTGTATGAAAAAAATAAAGTTCAAGACATCCAAGTGATCAAGATGACATATCTTGATTTTTTATTTGCGCTTATTCAGCAAGAAAACGCATTAATGGGTAAACTGGATCGACTTTTGAGCCTAGTTTTAAAAGAGCAAAAATATGCATTTTTATACAATGAAACTGACTCTGCCAAGATATCTTTACAAGTCGAAGATGCAATCATCAATGGATACGAGTTCGATGAGTTCAAAAAGATTATTCTTGAGCAAAATCTAATTCAATTCAATGAGGAGTTCATCGATCCTGAATTGGAACAAGAACTTAAAGCGGCAGAAGAGTTTTTAGCCAAGAAAAACGGAACTCCTGCCACATTAGAGGAACGAGTAGTTGCCCTGCATTGTCTATCAGGTGTTTCGTATCAGGAAATCAAAAACTACACCATTTTTCAATTTAACAAAACGTTAGAACGCTTTGCAATAATCAAAAACTTCGATGTTTATTCTGCTTTATTAGCGGAAAATGGTGCAAGCAAAGACATACAACATTGGCTATCCCATGTCGAAGAAAAAGGTAAATACGACGATGTGATTATGTCCAAAGAAGAGTTTGACAAAATTACATCTGACAAAGACATGTTCAAGGCATAGTTTAATAAATAAAATATAGGAGGAATACAATAATATGTCTACTAACACGAATCAGTTCTTGGTTTCGGTAGCTGACGTTGTGCTTCGAGATACTGTAGCTGATGCTGTAGTATTGAAAGGTAAGACGCTGATCAACTCTGCTTTCAAGCAAACTCTTGCTACAACTGAGCAACGCGGTGGAGCCAATAATGGACTTCTCTTCGTTTATCAACATGACAAAAAATTGGAAGTTTCGATTGAAGATGCGAAGTTTGACGAAACTTATTTGGCTTTGAATAATGGTGCTTCCATTATCAACTCCCCACAAAATTTCTATGTAATCGATGAAGTTATCACCCTTGCAAGTGGTAATGGTACACTTGCTAACACACCTGTAGGTTCGGTTTATGTACAAAAAGCTGACAACTCGTTAGTCACAGTTACCCCATCTGGAACTAGCTTCTCTGTTGCTGGTGGTGCAAATACAACTGTAAAAGTAACCTATCGTTACAGCACAGCGGTTGATACTATTACAATTGACGCACAAAGCGTACCGAACGGGTACGAGCTGACCCTCAGCGCAAAGGTATTTCAGGCTAGTGGTCAAACAGCTACTATGCAAATTGTCATCCCTAACTTCCGTATCTCCGGTAACTTCGATCTTAACTTAACGGCAAACGGTATCTCCAGCTCCAAACTGGATGGTATGGCTCTCGTAAATGCTGCTGATGGCGCATATGCTTATGTAAATATGAAGCCTACTGGTGCTGGTGCAGTAACTTATCAAGCAATTGCTGCTACACCATCTGCAATTTCGGTGTCTGCCGGAACACCTACGGCTCAGTTGACGGTATATGGTATTCGTGGGGGAGTATACGCAAACAATGTTGTAACTAGTGGCTGTACTTTTGTATCGTCTGACGTTTCCAAGGCAACTGTTAGTGCTGGAGGCTTGATCACACGTGTCGCAGCAGGTACTTGCACCATTACAACTACTCATACTGCGTCTGGACTGACTGATACTTCTACTGTAACTGTTTCTTGATAATTTTATATTCTTCTAAGAGAGGCAATCATTTTGGTTGCTTCTCTTTTTATTTACCAAATGAAATGTTGGTTTTATTGTGATTTTCATCTTGAGAAACCCTTTATTTATAAGGGTTTTTGAATATGAGGATTAAAAATATTCAGGGAGGTTTTATCCAAAATGTCAAAACAACTTACGCTTTCATCCATAAATAAAGCCCACGCAAAAGAGTTCAACGAACAAAAGCGAGTAACACTTAAAACAGGTGATTATATCGATTTACAAGTAAGGTTTAAGAAAACTAGTATTCAACGCTTCTTAATCGACTATCAAGAAATCCTCGAACAACTTAAAGAAAAAGAAGTGGATATGAACGTCATTAAGGACATCACTTTTATTTTCTATATGCTCCTTCTACGCCACTTCACAAGTTTAAATATTATCCCGAACGAAGTTGATAAAATGGTAATTGTCTGCGAAAAGTTGATCGACCTTGATATTCTAGAGGAAATCATGAATGCTTTTGATCCTGCTGAAATTGAAAAAGTGAATAATATGATGAAACAAGTTAGTGAAAATAGCGACTTGATTGGAGAGCAATTAGGAGAGATTTTTGCTAAGGCTGCTTTGAGTAAATTGACACAAAACGAGGTTGAGCAAGATGCCAACATTCAATAGTTTGAATGAACTTCAAAAATACATCGAGTCTCAAGCATCAAAAGTATTGAAAAATGAAGTTGCTCAAACAGTTACTCAGGAAATGAGTGAGACAATAAAAGAAGTTGAGTATCCCAAGTATGTATCACATGCTGAGAATCCGTATATTAGACAAATGGATGATGGTGGCTTGAGTGACGTTCGAAACATGCAAGTAGAGGTTATAGACGATAACACTATATCCATTACTAATGAGCGTATGGATGGTACTACAGATGTAGCACAAATTTTCGCAACAGGTATTGGATATACATGGAAGAATTCTGAAATTTATAGTATGCAACCATTTCCTCGTAATTTCTATGCCGATACTGTTGAAAGATTGTTAAAGAATCAGAAACACGTTGAGGCATTTAAACAAGGTATGACTAGGCTAGGATTGAATGTGAAATAAATTTTAGATTTTGAATTACTTGTTCAACAAGCGCACAAGGGTTGCAAACCTTGAGTGTCACTAACTCATCCTAGTGATACGTTGCGCTTGTTTCTTTTTATATAGGGAAGTTGGGATGGGGTGAATTGAGAGGATGAGAAAGTAATGCCAGCAAAAATAGATTTTAATATTATATATGAAGGAATAATAAACTATACAAGAAAATTGGGAAGAATACCTACAAATGCTGAAATAGATCAAAATGATAATTTACCCAGTTATCGAACAATACATACTGCATTTGTTAAAAACCAAGGTCAGGGATACATTCCATATTTAATTTCAAAATGCTAAAACGTAATAATTTAAATTACAAAATACTTTATCCTGCTGATTTTCACAATAAATCGCTTGATGAAGTATTTTCTTTTTTATTTGAAGAATCAAGAGAGGTGGTTTAATGCCTAGAAAAACATTTAAAAAGCAAATCACATCACCAGAACTGACAGAACAAATAAATCAAAAAAATAAGAAACTGATTGATCGTTTCTTGAAGGAAAAAAATACACGATGTTCAGACACAACAATTGAAGCTTACACCAGCGACTTAAATATTTTCTTCACATGGAATCTTCTGAATAATGAAAATAAATTTTTCATTGAAATTAAGAAGATTGAATTCGCAGATTTCTTTAGTTACTGTGTTGAAGAATTAAAGTGGGGTTCTGCTCGTTTTGGACGAATGAAGTCTTGCCTTAGTTCGCTCTCTGAATTTATCATTCGATACTATGATGAAGATCATCCCAATTTTAGAAATGTTATCCTAAAAGCAATTGAATCAATGCCTCGTAACCCTGTACGAGAAAAAACGATTTTATCTGAAGAACAAGTAAATAGTCTTTTGAATCATCTTAAAAATGAAATCAGCAGACCTCAAGAAGCCTGTCTTCTCGCGTTAGCAATCGCAAGTGGTGCAAGGGTCTCTGAGTGGCTACGATTCACAACCGATATCATAGATGAAAATAACACGGCTTTTGAAGATATGTTTCTTGAGACTACTAAGAAAATAAAAACTAAAGGCCGAACCAAGACAGGCAAAATGATTGAGAAGTATATAATTAAAGACATTTTCCTGCCCTATTATAAAGACTGGTTGGTTGAGAGAGAAAGAATTATGAATGACAAAGGCAAGGATCATAATTCAATCTTTATTAAAAGAGATGGTGAACCTGCCACAGTTGAGACAGTTCGAGGATGGATCGAAAAATGGGAATTATTTTTGGGAGTTCCTTTCTATCCTCATTGCCTTCGTCATTTCATAACTACCTACATGTCTCGTCTAGGAATGTCTTCTGATTTTATCGTTGAAGTGATGGGATGGAATTCTACTGACATGGTTAAGGTCTATAACGACTTAACCGCTAAAGAAAAGAAATGGAAAGACCTAGAAAAACTGAAGGATCACTTAACTAAAACAGAATAAAATCACACTTTCATTCCATCGCACAAAAAAAACAAAATAAGCAAGTTTGACTAAGAGAGCCAAATTTACAGGTTCTCTTTTTTATATCTAACAAAACAAAAAAACATAGGAGGAATTATAAAATGATTGATGCAAATATCAAAGTAACAGGGCGCTTAAAAGTTGATTTATATCGCGATGGCGTACTTGTACAAGAAGGTCAATGGAGAGACAACGTTGTAACGACAGCAGGTAAAAACTCTCTCGCATCTTTGTTGAACTCTGCAAGCGCAGGTACATCTCTTGTTACTCACATGGGCTTTGGCACATCTGCTACCGCAGTTGCCGCTGGAGATACTGCACTCGGCGCAGAATTAACAATTGGATCAGCAGGATATAACCGTGTTTCTGTAACTCGTTCTAATCCATCTGGTAACGTAATTCAATACCAAGCTACTTTAACTGGAGTAACCTCTACACCTACGATTCAAGAATGCGGCCTTTTCAGTGCTTCCTCTGCTGGCACATTATTCGCTCATCAACTTACAGGAGCAGTAACTTTATCATCCTCTTCTGACAGTCTTCAAATTACATGGCAAGTAACGTTTAGTTAATAGCGTGGCAGAGACTATGTTAAATGGTATTTTATTATTTAAGGGGGTAATTATATGGCAGTAGGTGACGTAACATCGGGATTATCTGCATCCGTAGCAAATAACGGCACAGTTAACATTCAGCCTGCATCAGGTGCGGAATGGGTTGTCCATAACGTGTACTATTCCGGTGCGGTGGAGTTCTACATTGTGAACGGCGCGAACTCCATTAAATTCGATTCAGATACCTCTTTTGGTGCGCGTTTGGGTGCGGTATTCCACGTAAACAACACGCAATATCTGCAAATCAAAAACGTGTCGGGCGGCGCAGTCAATATTGCCTATGACGGCGTTGTAACGAAGTAGGTGAAAATATGAGCGTGAAATGGTTAGGCGATACCCGAGCGAATTATAAAGACCTCGGCGAACTTGTTGCAAGATATGTATTTAATGGTAATAAATCCGTATCAGTCTCTAGTGTTGATACGGTTAATAACATTTTTACAAGTACAGCACATGGTCTTACAAATGGTCAGAGGGTTGCAATATTTCTTAATCAAAATGCAGGCAAGATACATCCCTTTACCGCTTTTCCTACAGGGTTTTCAACGAACAATTCTTATTATTATGTGGTCAATGCTACAACGGATACCTTTCAGGTATCTGCAACATCAGGCGGGGCGGCAAAAACTATAAGTGGTGGAGATATAACCAAGTGGCATTTTGAAGTGATAGGAGCGACTCTAATAAGCATTTCTAATCTTCCACCCGCCCCAAAATATAGATGTATTTTGTATGGCACAACAGCGTCGAATGTTTCGTTAATGCTTTACCCTAGTGCGCCTAACAACTGGAACGATAACAGTTCGATAAGGTACGCAGATAACACATTCGGTAACTGTAGTCTTGGCAGTAGTGCGAATTATTGGAACTATGTAGAAGCGTATTTCGATTCAACTGGAATCGCCAAAGCAAGCTATAAAGGAAAAACAATAACGGCTTCACCGTCGGCGGCGACGTTTACAGGTACAAGTATAACTGACGCTTTTGTATTTACAAACACGACATTCGCTGATTCCTTAATTTCGGGGATTACGTTCAATTGTGGGGAACTAATTGCTAACGGAACGGTAATGGAGGTGTATACGGCATGAAAAGTGCAAACTTCGATGCGCTAACAGGTGAAGTTACTTATGTAGATGCACCCGTGAATACACTATCGCTTTCCGAAGCACAAACACAACAAATTACATTAATTACAAATGATTATCGAAGGGCAACTCAAACTTTTCAATCTTCAGCATTAGGCTCTGTTTTTACTTACTTAGCCGATGACACATCACTAGGTAAATTTAACGCAGAGTATGCTTATGTTAATAGCACTGACTATGACGGACTACCTATTTTATGGTATACCTTGGAACAAGGTGGAGTAAACCATACAAAAGACCAGTTCTGCCAAGTTTGGAAAGACGGAAGGCTGTATCTTCGGGATAAATTCAATAAATGGGATACGCTGGTTAAACAAATTAAATCAAATACCAAGGAATCAGATGTTCCTACAGTAATGGCAATAACGTGGTAAGGGCAGGTGAATAACCCATGCCAATAACAGAGCGAGGCAGGATAGCCACATCCACACTAGACGAACGTGGACGAAGGGTAAACGGTGCGCTAACAGAGCAAGGGCAAGCGGTATTTGGAGCGGGCACAGGCTCATCATACACAAAATCGCTTTCTGATTCAGTTTCTTTTTCCGAAATACTGCTAAAAGGAATAATGCAATCTCAATCTGACTCGCTTTCTTCATCTGATACAATATATAAATTATTGTCATCTATGAAATCAGATTCCTTAACCTTATCCGATGCTATTGCAAAATCAAGCGCATTAACCAAGTCTGATACCATAGTGAGCACAGATACTATAAATAAACGTCTTTCAGTTACGATTATCGATAATTTATCTGCCACTGATACCATTGCCAAACAATCCGGTAAATCATTGTCCGACACAGTAAACAGCTCAGAAAGCACAAGCAGAAATAACTCTAAATCATTTACATTCAACGATTTTATCACTAGTGCTGATGCCATCGCATTGATGCAAGGTAAAGCGATAAATCTGAGTGATTCAATTACTCTCGTAGATACTATTCGCAAGTCATTTTCCATCTCCAAAGCAGATATTGTTTCTACAACAGAGAGCGAGAATGATTTAACCTCTAAACAACTGTTTGACTTGATTTCACAGTCTGACTCTATTGCTGCTTCAAGAGGTAAAGCGGTCAACTTAAGCGATTCTATCGCCATTGTTGATTCAATACGCAAAGCACTTACTTTGACCAGATCAGACAATGTTTTGGCATCCGAAACAGATAGAGCATCAACAAATAAACTCTTATCTGATTTCTTATCACAGACGGATGTATTGACTACTAGCACAGGTAAACTTGTTGTTTTGAGCGATAACATTTCAATTACCGAATCACTGAAAAAAACAATCCAAAAAAGCAAATCTGATTCTGTTGGTATAGCAGAAACATTCTCTAAACAGGCCAGTATGAGCTTGCGCTTGTACGATGTGGTTATTTCTACAGAAGCGTTTACAAAGACTTTGCCAAATGCCCCAACGCTTATCGGAACAATTGAACTTGAGGGTGAGCAAGTTCTTTATGTTCACCTTAGTGGCGAACAAGTTCTTTATGTTTACCTTAGCGGTGAACAAGATTTATACATCAACCTCGAAGGAGGTATAGGAGTGACGAAACAAAACCAAGATTTTGAAATGTTTGCTGGTGAATCAAAATATATAAGCGTTCCTGTAACAATGTCTGCAAATACTGATTTATCTGGTTCAACCATCAAGTGGGCAGTCAAGAAGTCAGTTATAAATGTAAATAATGAAGTATTAAAAATTTCATCTGATGGTGGAATTTCAATTGACCCTGCCACAGGGAAATTTGTAATCAATCTCAATCCTGCGGATACAGAAAACTTATCAGGAAGTTACTATCATGCTGCTGAGTTAATTGATGCAAATGAGCATGTATCTACTTTGTTTACAGGTGTTGCTAAGTTTCATAAAAGTGGGATATAGAGATAAAACATTCGTTTCATAGGATTATTCTTAATAAAAAAACTGCATCTATAAGTATAGGTGCAGTTCATTTTGTTAAGGAATTTTATGTAGTTATACTTTATCTCCAAAATCTTTTTGAATTTGTCTTAGCCGTTCTAGTTTGGCTTGCATTTCAAAATCTGCTTCATTCACAAACAAATGAGATCGCAATCCACCGAAGAATGCGTCATATGCTTCATCATATCCATCAAAACCATACTTGTCGAGAAGCATTCGCTCATATTCGATAACGTGTTGTTCAAGAATGTGCGCAACATAATTACCCAATTTGCGCTTGTCTACATCGGCTAATATCTGCAATTTATTTTTTAATCCTTTATCGAGGACGAATGTAAACCGTTCGTTATTGTCTGCAATAGCCATATAATCAACTCCTGATCAAAAGTTGTACCAAAGTTCTTAACCTTTTAACAACAATATAACATATAACGTTGAACTGTAAAAGTTAAATTATTTCATTATAGAGTGAAAAGTTACGCTTCCAAGTGAAAAAATATTGCTTTTGATGAACTATTGACACAAGGTTCTTAACCTTGTATACTCTGATTATGGGATGGAAATTATTCCAAGAGGAGATGGTTCGGATGGAACTACTATTCACTGAACAATTGGATCGAGCACAGACAAAGCAGCAATTATTATCGTTACTTGAGATTGTATCTGAAGAGAAATGGGTATTCGATTTAATTAAGAATACTTGGCTTGACGATCACGTTGGATTGTTTGTTAACAAGTGGTTTCTAGGTAATATCGATGAGCTACATTGGGATGTAAACAGATTTACAAGCCAATACATAGAAAAAGGCTCAGTGCTGGAACACTGAACCGATGCTGAATGGATTCAATGAAATTATATAATATGTTTATAAAGTTTACAATAGATAGGATATGATTAGCTACCATATCTGACAAGAGGTGAATACACTCCACTCACCTCTTCTGTTGTCTTTTATGTGGTGGAGTAATTAACTAAGGAGTGATTTTTTATGGGTGGAATTAAATGGAATAAAGAGGATGATAATGTTTTAATCGAACTATATAATACGGCAGAACAAGAAGAAATATTAAGTAAGCTATTAATTAAAAGAGGTTGGCCTCAAATCGTTCTAAGAGCAATGAAATTAGGATTACAAAGAAGTAAAGAAGCGAAATATGGTAAACAGACTATGAGTGAAGAGTTTTTGATAAATGAATTAAAAAGGTTTTCCTATAAATATAATAAGACTCCTTATATAAATGGAATGAATAAAGATAAGGAATTTCCAAGTTCAACAGTTTTTGAAGATAGATTTGGAAGTTGGAATAATGCTCTGATTGCTGCTGGATTCGAATTAAATTCTTTGAAAGTTTATGATAAAGAATATTTAATGAAAGAAGCAATTGATTTTTACGAAAAAAATAATAGAAGTCCTTATTATAATGAATTATCATTTTCAAGTAATATTATTAGACATTATTGGCCTTCTTGGAATGAATTTCTTATAGATTGCAATTTACCAATAAATAAAAATTATCACAGTTTAAAAACAAAAGAAGACGGAATTACTTTTTTGAAACAATTTTATGAAGGTAGCAATAAAAAACCAACTAAAAACGATCTTAAGAATCTTGGATTGAATGATTCGTGGTTCGCACTAAAATTTGGCAGTTATAATAAAGCATTATTTGAAGCAGGACTTGTTACAGATGATAAAATAATAACCAAGAATGAAAGAATTGATCGTGCAATATTGGGATTGAAAAATTTATTCAGTGAATTAGGTTATTGTCCAACGGTTCAAGAATATGATGAATATGCAAAAAAACATAAGTTGAGTCGCAGACGAAACTTAGAGGGTTTGCTTGGATTGAATTATAATGATATTTGCTTAAAATACATTGGAGAAGCAAATATCGTCAAACGATCAAAAGAAGAACTAATTGAAATTTTAAATGAATTAAAAAACAAACTAGGTAGAGCGCCTATGACAATAGAAATAAAGGAAAGTGGACTTACTAGTATTAATCAAATACAGCGAGTATTTGGAATGACTTTTAATCAAATCATTCAAGAACTAGGTTGGGCGTTAACTGGTCACGTTTATAGCAATAAATCAAACGAAGAAATGCTTCAAGATTATTTTGAATTATACAATAAACTAAAAAGAATCCCATTAATGGAAGACATTAATAATCAATCCGAGATGGCAAACTATACAACATATAAAAATAAGTTGGGAAGTATTAGAGATATATGTAATTTATTAAACATCGATTATAAAAATGAAATTGTTCTGTATAAATCTGGAGAAGGAAAAATCTGTTTCGACAGAAACGGAGAACAATGTAGATCATACCCAGAAATGGTAATTTCAAATATACTCATTGACAATGAGATAAAATTTATTAAAGAATACCCATATAAAAAGGTAATTCCAAACGATAAGACGAAGAGAAATTTTGATTGGAAATTACAAGAACATGATATCTTCATTGAATACTTTGGGATGTTTAATGAAAAAAGTTTAAAAAATGATTCAAAATTTTCTAAATACACCAAAAAGGCTATTAAAAAAATTAATGACTGTGAAAAAGCGAACATACAATTAATCGCTATTTTGCCAACTGATTTAGATAATAATTATTTTGGGTTAATTGAGAAATTATCAAAATTTCAATTAAAAGTAAAAATTGAAGAGTCTTATGAGAATATTTTTTAATATATAATTATGCACATAGCACCCCTTTTGGATTATAATGGATTAATACATACCATTAATTTTAAAGGGGTTGTTCTGTACATGCATAACCATATAAGGGTTTGTTTTATCCTTTTATTTGTTTTTCTGATTGTTTCAGGTTGTTCAGTTTCCGCAAATGGTATATCTACTTTCAAAGACGATTCAAAAGTTGTTGCTAAAACATTCCATGATTTTATGAGTGGAAATAGTCAAATAACTGATCAACAACAAAGAAAAATTGATTTTTATATGAATCATTTTAAAGAACCTGATAATTTAAATAAATTAAGTGATAATGATAAGCAAATACTTGGTGGATTAACTCAGTTATATGTTGACTTAGAACTGTATAAAGAAGCGGTTAAAGAAAATAATTTAGAAAATAAACAGAAGTATATGAATGAATATAATAAGTATGAGGTTAAAGTTTTTGAATTACTGAACCAATAAAAATTCTTAGGAAGCGATATGATTAATCGCTTCTTTTTTATTTCAAAAAAGGAGTGATTAAAACAATGGCAGATGATTTAAAAATTATTATTCAAGCTAGTCTAGATACATCCACTAAAGCAATTGGTGACTTAAATAATCAGATAAATGAAATAGCTAAAAAAGTATCAGGTTTAAATTTGAATGTTAAAGTTGACTCGCAGAATTTAAATCAACTAACTAATCAAATTGAAATCATTTCTAAGCAGTTGTCTCAAACAAAGAAAATTGAGGTGGTAGACAGTTCATCGATTTCTAATGGTCAAAAACTATACGCCACACTTCAAGAAGTAATGGATGAGTATTCAAAATTAGGTAAAGTAAAAATCACGAATGAAACTCTTAATCCTATTACAAAGGAATTAGAATCATTTTCAATTGCTGTTGAAAACGCAGATAAAAAAATCGAAAAATTAAAATTTGATATGTTAAATGTTGCTAATGGTGATAACATTTCAAAAATGTTTACTCCAACAAAATTAAATCAAGTAAATCCTATTGAATCCAATAATAAAGCACTAGAGAGAATGTTGGATGAAGCCTATAGGATGAACGCTGATTTTGATAAAAAAGCTGAAGCATTAGACAAAATACATTGGCAAGCATTAAGAGATGACCAAGCAAGAGAAGAAGCATTAGACAAAATGCACTATCTTGCTTTACAAAAAAATCGAGAACTTGATTTAAAAGCTCAGGAGCAGGCGAACAAAGATGCAGAAGCATTAGATCGCGCTCATTTTAATGCCATACGTGATAACAATAAACGCATTGAGGATATGGATAAGTTACACTATCTTGCGCTTCAAAAAAACAAAGAATATGATACGAAGCAAACTCAGGAACAACAAAAACTTGGAACTAATACAAGTCTAATAAGTTCTGTGAGTGGTAGCACAAATGTAGCTGGATTTAAACAACTCGCCCAATCAGTTGCAGGGGCAGATGCTGAACTTATAAAAGTTACAACAAGATTAGATAAAACGTTCGGCTCCATTCAAGAAATGAATGTTCGAGTTAAAGAGGGAGAGAAGTATTGGCGCAACTATACTGTTTCTGTTGTTGAAGCAACCGGAGAAGTGTATAAGTTAGATAGAGGGTTAACTACCGCATCTCAAAACTTAACACTAGGCGATAAACTAAAAGAGATGGCTAAGTCTATTCCGTTATGGTTTGGCGGTATGACACTATTTATGTCAGGAATCCATTTTATTGAGGATTTCGCCAAGTCTATTTCCGAAATAGATGCTAAGATGGCAGGTTACGTTCAGACTAATGAGGCATACTTTAACTCTGAACAAAAAATAAATGATGAAACACATAAATTTATACAAACTACTCATGACCTTGGAGCAGAATTAGATAGTGTTTTAGAATCGGCACGCTTGTATGGTCGTATGTATAAGGACGTTAACGTAGTTCAGGAACTCGTAAGGCAATCAACTAAATTATCTACAATTGACCTCGTATCTCTTGGTGATGCAACTAAAGGTATGGAGGCAATTCTTGCTCAGTACCATGTACAATTAAATAACGTAAATGACGCACAGGTAATAGGCAATAATTTACTCGATAAATTTTCTAAGGTAGCACATGATAGCGCAATTCCTGCAAAAGACTTATTGGCTGCTTATGAGCGAATGGGTTCAGTGGCAAACCAAACAGGAGTTAGTGTAGATTTCATGAATGGCTTACTCGCATCAGGTTTTAGAAATACGGCTTTATCAGGTGAAAATTTGGGTAATATGTGGAAAACTGTGCTTGGTAACATCCATACTGATAAAGCGGTTAGTGAGATTGAGCGTTTAGGTGTGGCAACCAAAGAAGTTGTTAATGGTACAGAACAATGGAGAAAAGCCGAAGATATCCTACTTGATTTATCTGTTAAGGTCATTGGCAAAAATGAAGACTTAACAAAGTCGTACGAGGATATTGCAAGAGGGGTATATCAGTACCAGAAGTTAGCAGCTTCCCTCGATCTTGGCTCTATTGTTCAAGGTCAAGCGGCGAGTATAAATAGTGTTGGTAGTACATCGCAGTATTTAGTAACTCAAATGGATACTATCGAAAGAAAATCTAAGCAAGTTCGAGCAACTATGCTTGAACTATTTAATACTGCTGGAGATGACGGTCTTAGAAACTCAATAAAAAGTATACTTGATGTTGTTGATCAATTTTTAATTGGGCTTTCAAAAGTTCCGTCAGGAGTCTATGAAATAATTGGGGTTTTGGGTGGTCTTGGAACTGCTTACCTTGCGTTAAAAAACCCTGTATCTTCTTTAATTACCGCAATTGGTGTGTTGACTACTTCAAACGTAACAAATACTACTACTACAACGGCACAAACAGTTGCAACCGAAGCATCAACTGTTGCAACTACTGCCAAAACCGTTGCTACTGAAGGTGCAACAGTAGCTGTGAATACAATGACAGCGGCAGAAGCTAGATCGGCTGTTACATTAGCTGCTGCGACAGCAGGTGCATCCATCTTGGTTGGAGTACTGGCTGCTTACGTCATGAATGCAGGGGAAGCAACAAAAGCCGAGAAAAATTTGAATGATGAGCGAGATAAATCTATTTCTGCACAAGAACAGCAATACATGCAAGCAGAAAAACAGATTCAAGTTATTCCACAATGGGTTAATCTCCATAATGAATTAACTAAAGCGTTGGAAAGTGGTACATTATCTGCTGAAGGTCAAACAAAGGCTAAAAATGATTTAGATAAAGTATCAAAAGCACTTGCTGATACAATTGGTCAAGAAGGATTTGCTCAATTACAAGCAGCACAATTTACTGATCAGGCTACGCAACAAATTATCCAATCATTAATTAAGCGTAAGGCAGCATTAAAACAATCTATGCTTGATACTTTAAATGAAGATTCCTCAAGTTTAAGTGATAGAGAATTGTCTGCTTTACAAAAAAGAAATGAAGCAAATAGAGAACTCGATAAATTAAATGGACAATCCGATGATGCTCCCTTTGGTGACTTGGCTGGTACAGGTGCTCTTAATGCAATTAATAGAAAGAAAAATATTGACAAATTTAAAAAGCAACAAGAAGAGGCAAACAAAGAATTAGATGATATTAAACGCAAAAATCAAGAAATCGAAGATAAAAAAATAACTGTAACAGCAGACTTAATTAATTTAAATAATTTAAATGGAGAAAGCGGAAAGACACAGGGAGAAACGACCAAGGACATCAAAGCGAATTTCGATAATCAAATGGCAGACTTCCGTCATTTGGTGAACATGAAGGCTCAAGGTTATACGGATGCAGTACAACAACTTGATAAACTAAATCAAATACGTGATCAATTTGCCGACAAACTTTCGGATAAAGACCTTTATGGAATCGATGAAGAAATTCAACGTGCTAAGGATGGCATTGGTTTAAAAGCAAAAGGTTATCCAGCAGGTTCTTCATCGGTTACTGCACCATCAATCCCAACTGTTGAAGACGTGTCCCTACAAAAAGAATCACTTCAACTTGCCAAATCAGCATATGAGGTTACGAAACAAAATATCGATTTACTTGATAAAAAAGCAAAAAATTATGAGAAGGAAAAGAATTATTCTGATGCAATTAAGACAACAAACGACCTGCTTATTGCACAGAAACAAGCCCTTGTTGACTTGGATACAGCTAAGAATAACGTATCGAAAGATGCAGATTCAATAAGAAACGATCCTCGCTTCTCTTCTTTAGGTAATAAGTTTAGTCAAGATGGTAAATCGTTTGATGCTTGGTTTGACTCCCAAGGCAATGCCTCAAAAGAGTATCTGGATTACATACAAAAACTTCAAACTGAGCAATATAACCTGCTGAATGGTAAAGATAAATTATCTAAATCAGAAGAAAAAGAAAACAAACAGTTAGCCGAGCAAATAAAAACTGCAAAGCAAGTTTTTGACGCTCTTCAGGTTCAGAAAAAAGGTTATGTTGAGTTAACAAAAGAGCAAGATGCTTTGAGGGAATCCACAAACGCAACAAACATTTCCTTGGAGCAGTTAGCATTTGATAACTCTAAAAATTGGATTACTGAACAAAAAACTTTAGGCTTGCTTCCACTTCAAGATGAAGAGGCAGCTTGGAAACGTGTCGCAGAAGCTCATCAAGATAACGCTAAAATGCGTATAGAGGCCGAGAAAGAAATCAAACGTGTCCATGATGAAACTGTTAAAGCGGAACTTGCCGATATTGACAAACAAATCCAAGCCTCTAAAGATTTGGATGGAGTATATGATAAAACTTCTTCCAGTTACAGAGACCATTTAACAGATGAAATCAATCTTATCAAACAAAAAAATGATGTTCTCAACAATGAAACTGAACAAATCTTAAAGAGTAATACTTTAACCGATCTACAAATAGCACAACTTGCAAATTACAACAAAATCTTAGCGGATAACCAAAAAGCAATCCACGAAGATGAATCTAAAAAGATGCAAAGTGTCATTGATGAGCAGAATACTCATCTTAAAAACCTTGACGCTCAAATCCAAGCATCCGATACTCGTCTTAAAATGTACGAAGAAGGTTCTAAGAATAATAAGCAACTCGATGTACAGAAATACGATCAAGAATTACTTAATAACATCGATATCATTAAACAACGTATCGCAGCAGAAAAGCAACATGAGCAAACAATCCGTGACCAAATGACTACAGTTGGTTTAACTGAATCAGAATGGAAAAGTCTTAATGATCAATTGAGAACATCTATTGATACTCAGATAAAGCTGACTCAATCTATCCAAGATGCTAACGATAAATTAAAAACTCAGTTGAACAATGTTGCCGACCAAGTTATTGCGGTATATAAAAAGTTTTATGACACTCAAAAGAAACTATCTACGGATTCAATCACAGCAGAGAAAAAAGCACTTGACGATCAGCATCAAGACTTAGTTAAAAATCTTGACACAGAAATTAAAAAGTATGAAGAACGTTATAAAGCTCAAGTTAGACAGATTGATGAAGTTACCGCTACTGAGGATTACAATCAACAGTTAAAGAAACTTCAAGATGAAGCAGCGACATACACCAAGCAACTCAACGCGATGCAAATGGATGATAGCACTGATGCAAAAGCAAAACGTGTAGAATTGCAAACCCAATTAGCGACTAAAACGGATGAGATTAACAAGCTAACTCGTGATAGAGAAAAAACGTTACGTAAACAAAGTTTACAAGATGAACTTGATGCGAAGAAGCAGGAGTTAACGGCACAAAAGGATTCAAGCACATTTGCTATTGATCAATTGAATCAGCAATACCAACAAACTCACCAATATCAGCAGATGACTTATCAAGATGCTGTAGACTATCTTGATAAACAAAAAACTGCATCTGAACAATATTATAGTGACTTAGTTAACAATGAAGAAAAGTTTACCCAAATCCGTAACCAAATTCTTCAAGGTAATTTTGCACAGGTTCAGAGTGACTTTGCTCAATTTAGTAGTTTTCTACAATCCAATTCGCAAGCTATTGGTCAGAATATTTCCAGTAGCATATTAAGTACGATGAATTCATTAACTACAACAATGAATACTATCTCGATGGTAATGGGGAATAACTTATCAATATTACAATCCAAACTTGGTGCTGTTGGAACTGGTGTCACAAGTCAAGTTACTACCGCTGTCGAAGGTCTACTCACTAAACTTAAAGAACTTGACCAATTGAAATTCACTGGATTAACTAATTCATTGTCTCAAGTTGACCAAAAGTTTAAAGATATGATGATTAGTGCAATGCAAGCCAATGCTGCTGCTTATAACATGACTAGTGACGCAAATCAGCAAAAATCATTGCACGATAAGAACGTTGCATTGGGCAGTATCCTTGGACTCACTTATGATCCAAGTGGTGTGTGGAAAGATGCCCAAGGAAATATTGTGGTTAATGCGATGAATGGCAATACAACGCCACCTTACATACCACCCACGCCTACTTACAATCCTACACCATCCTACAATAGTGGCGGTGGTTCTTATAGCGAGAATGTAGGTGGAACAACTTATACTTCTGATCGTCCCACTATTTATAATGGTGGTGGCGAAGGTTCTCCAATGGGTTGGATTGGGGACACGCCTATTTACCATACAGGAGGCGAAGTTGGTAAACCTGCATTAGCCCCTGATGAAATGCCAGCGATTCTTAAACTTGGCGAATATGTTTATACGGAAGCAATGCAATCGAAACTAAGAGAAATCATTTCAAGACCAATAAACTTTCTGAGTAAAATTGCAAATAGTCTACCAAGTATGTCTATGCCTAATTTAGCAACAGCATCTCCTTCTGCTGGTGGAAACAAGACATTTAATATGAGTGTTAACATTGGGACGGTCACAGGAGATAAAAAAGGTGTAGATTTCTTCATGAATGAAGTGAGGAAAGAAGTAAATAAACTTGGTGGAGATTTTGATTTTGTGTAAGAAAAATGTGAGGGAGCAGTTTATCTGCTTCCTTTTTCTTTTGTTCAAAAGAGAGGTGAATATTTTTGACAATTAAATCAAGCCTTTATTTTATGTTTAATGGGATCAATTCTCAGGACATGGGGATTCTGAATGTTAATGTTTCTCAAGGAATGTATGAAGAACCATTCTTGGCATCTCGAACAATTCATGAAGTGAAAATTCGAGGAAACGATAAGCCTTATTATCAATATACGGAACTTTCACCTATTGAATTTAGCGTATCATTTGCTCTACAGGATAGTTTTGACCAAACTAAATTAAGACAAATTGCTCGTTGGCTAAATGTATCTTATTTCTGTCCTCTCGTCTTTAGCGATGATCCAGATAAGATTTACTTTGCAATGCCTGTGAATGATTCGAGTCTAATTCACACAGGAACAAATGGATATATCAATCTAAAATTTAGGACGAACGCGCCTTATGCCTATAGTCCATCCTACACGCAAACTTACGATTTCTCATCCAATGTCGCAGGTGGAACGCTATTTCAATTTACCAACAATGGTGATTTATCAGTATTCCCTAAACTATATATCCAAAAGGTTGGTGATGGGGATATTTCAATCTTCAATTACAGCAACGGTGGGATTGAATTTAAGTTTACTGGACTTTTGAATGGTGAGAATCTATTCGTGGATTCTACTCGTCAGTATATTTCAACCGATCAAAATAACTTATATAGATATAGCAATTTTAATAATAACTGGCTTGAACTACTTTATGGAGTAAACAATTTAAATGTTGTAGGCAACTGCAAATTGAAATTTGTATGGGAGTATCGCATTTTACAGTGATACGACAGATTAACAATATTCTAATAGGGAGGGAATTAAATGGCGTTACTTGATACAATTGATTTATCTCAAAAAGTTCGCAATCTCGATATCTTCCTTGCAAGACCTGATATGACAATTGTGGGGATTTTAAAAGAGGCTTACAATAAAGATTTACATCTACAATTAAATTCTATACACGAGTTAAAGTTTGAGATGCCAGTTTATCTTGAAATTGATCATCAATTACAACTGAATCCAAATGCACAAACAATCAGAGAAGGACATCTGCTCAAAGCGGTTGTAGGAACTGATTATCGGTGGTTTATCATTACCAAGATAACAAAAGTGATGGATCAAGATAAAGATATATACCAAATTGATGCTTTTTCTCTTGGATATGAATTAAAGAGAAAAAGAATACATAAATACAAGGTGGATTCCGTATCTTGTTCTCAAGCAATTTCTGATATAGTCGCAGGTACTAATTGGAACGTGGGAAGTATTGAGAGTAGCATATCCGCAAAAGTACGTTCATTTGATATGGTTGGTAGAACTGGATTAGATGCAATCTTAGAAGTTGCTGCTGCGTTTGATGTTTTAATGGTGTTAGATGAAATTAATCGCTTAGTCAATTTAGTTGCAGCGGAGAACATTGGAACAGATAAAGGATTGAGATTCACTCTAGGCCATTATTTGCGTGGTGTAAATTATGAAATTAATATGGATGATATGTGTACTCGCTTGAAGGTATACGGTAAAAACGACATCTCCATTCAGGATCAAAATCCGAACGGTCAATCTTACATCGAGGACTACAGCCGTTTCCTCTCTCCGTTCGCTCGTGATGCACAAAAAAATGTAATCACTCACTCAGATTACATGTCTGATTCTTTAGCAAATGCAATCTTGGACTACAATGATTTGATCACTTTAAATAAGACTACATATAGCAACTATCTAGCTTCTCTAGCAACTTATCAAAGTACATTAACAACACAGCAGAATGACATGTTTAATCTAACTGTTCAAAAAACTCAGGTACTTGATACGTTGGCACTTCTACAGGATGCTAAAAATGTTGCTAGTTATACTAATACTTACAATGGTTCTACTTTAACATATACAACACCATTGAATAATTTTTACAGTTACGCTATATTGTGTAAAGTTTCAAGTGCGACTAATTTAACTGTTAAACTTGATAATGTTACAAAAACAATAACAGCAAACACTTGGACGGTACTTGGTAAATTAGGTAATGGTGCAACAACAACTTCTGTTCAGTTTAGCGGAACAGCTACTAATGTAACGGTTAACATTGTTGTTGTGAGCATTCTTAACTCTGAATACACGGCTACTGGTAATGAATCGGCAATCATTACGAAATATTGCTTAGACTATACTCAGAATCTGATTAACCTGAAACAAGTAGATATTAATACTACTAATAATAACATCACAACTGTTAACAATAATATTGCGACTTTAAGAAATACTTTATCCTATGCAAATAACTTTACTTCTGCTCAATTAACAGAATTACAATCATTCGTTATTGAAAAGGAACTTGTAGAATCTAATTATTCTGATTCTAAATCTCTATACGACTATGCTACATCTAAAATATTAGAGATTAATGTTCCACAGTTGATTGTTAAAATTGATATCGTAAACTTCTTGCAGTGTATAGAAGAACAATGGAATTGGGATAAACTTGTGTTAGGCGATTTAGTTACAATTCTATATGAGCCAATGAACATTGACATTAATGCGAAAATATCTGAAATTCAATATAACTTTGAATCAGGCGAGATTCAGTTAACAATTTCAAACGCAAAAATAGCAAGACATACTAGACATAAATACATTAAATATATTTACAATACTGCAAATAACGTAATGGAGTTGAATAACAAACGTTACAATTGGGATTTAATTGGTCAAAACTTTGACAGTAGAAATGATCGTAAATCAACTGTTCCTGCTGATCCAGTTGTGGCTAGTGATGGTACAGCAATTACATCGATATTAAACGATGATGGTTCTGCTGATATTCATTTTAATTGGAGCTATACGGCATATAATGCAGCAACACCTAACGGAGACCAATATGACATTGATGGATTTATTGTTTATGTTCGCTCACTTGGAATAAATGAAAATTATACATTCGGCTCCAATCTTGCAAGTGAAAAGACATATACCTATCAAGCAGATAAACGTTCTGCTATTGTAACTGGCTTAGTTCCGAACCGATATTACACGTTTGGAGTTCAAGCATATCGTCATGTTGATCCTGATATTAATTCTAATGGAATTTTAACATCCAATGTGATCAAGTCTACAGCGGTAAACCAAGACCCATATCAACCTTCGGGAACCGTAAATGTTAACGGAAATTTAACAGGTACTAATGCACAGGTAAATGGAACACCTGTTGCCAGTATTACAACGGCTACATCTAATTTTGGAAATCGGAATAATCGAAATTCGACTACTCCTACAACTCCAACTATTGCTAATGATGCTACAGCAATTTCTATTCAGACAAATGATGATGGTTCAGTTGACATTACATTTGATTGGAATTACACAAACGGTACAGGTAATACCAATCCAGCAACTATTGATGGATTTTACGTTTATACTTATTCGTCAAGTTCTTCGTCTGCTTATACAATTGGTACGTCTTCGTCGTTGGAACATGTACTTGTTGTGAAGTACGACCAAAGATCAGTTACACTTTATGGGGTTTCACCAACAAAATATTACACATTTGGGGTAAGAGCGTATAGAGTGGTTGATGCTGATATTAATCCAAATGGTGTATTGGTCAGTGCGATTGTACAGCCATCTTATGCTTCGTATAATCCATTTAAGCCAAGTTCAGTTGTCAATATCAATGGTAATGTTACTGGCACTAATGCACAAATCAATGGTACTGCCGCATCTACTGTTGTAACAAATGCAGGAAACGGTAATATTGCTTACAGTGGCACATCAAACACAATCAGAAATAGTAACCCAATTGTAAATTTGCCAACTGTTACAGGGACTCCATTTAGTATTTTTAATAATCCAGATGGTTCGGCAGATATTACAGTTACTTGGGCATATACAGAAAGTAGTACTTCACCTATAAATGGTTTTGGGATTATAGTTTATAGTAGCGGGAGTTCTACTGCTCATACTCCTTCAATAACTGATACTGTATATTATGTTGATAAAGCTTCAACGACATTTACACTTTATGGTATCAATCCGACGAATTACTTTACATTCGGATTGTTCGCATATCGAAGTGTCGATACATCTGTTACCTCATCAGGAATCATTAGATCAAACTTTACAACAGTTAATCCTTCAGGGAACCCATTGCAAATTTCAACTGGTGTTACTGTGACAGCATCCATTAGTGGCATTAGTACAATTAATGGTGTTTCAGCGTCTACAGTTACAACTAACGCTGGAAATGGTAATACCGCATATAGTCAAACATCAAACACTATTAGAAATAGTAATGCTATAACCAATGTTCCAGTAGCGGGGACTACTCCTATTAGTGTTACAACAAATCCTGATTCAAGCGTTGATATCACAATAAATTGGACTTATACAGAATCAAGTACAAGCCCTATAAATGGTTTTGGGATTGCTGTATATGCTAATACTTCTTCAACAACACATACACCTAGTTTAAGCGATACTATTTACTATGCAGATAAATCCACAACAAATTTCACTATCTATGGAGCGAATCCAACAACTTATTATACATTTGGTATTTTTGCATATCGAATTGTTGATACATCAATAAATAGTGGTGGAATAATAAGATCGACTATTACGATTATCAATTCCGGTGGAACTGCTTATCAACCAGCCACTAGCGCAAACTTTACAGGTAGTGTAAATGGAGTAGGGGCATCGGTTGTAAGTAACGCTACAACCAATTTCAACAATCGTAATGATCGTATGGCTGATATTCCTGCTACAGCAACAGGTTTAACATTAGCAAACAATTTAAACACAGATGGTTCTGCTGACATTGTATTTTCATGGGCATTTAGTGGTACTGATAACGCTCATAATATTGATGGTTTTCAGGTGTATGTATATTCTTCAACTACAAATGCAACATATACAATTGGAACATCTCCATCTTTAGAGAGAATTTATCATTTACCACCTAATCAAACATCGTTTGTTTTGTATGGGGTAACTCCAGACAGATACTATACTTTTGGTGTTCGTGCGGTTAGAATGGTCGATCATGATATTTGGTCATCGGTTGCAGTTGCGAATCAAATAACAGGTGATGGAATTGTTGGTGCAATAGCTACCGCTACGCCCAATCCATATCAACCTTCGACAACTCCAAACTTCACTGGTAATGTAGGAGGTACTAGTGCTGGAACGATTAGTACAGCAACAACCAATTTTAACAGTAGAAATGACAGGTTATCAGATATCCCTGCGATTCCAACTGGATTAACAGTCAATAGTGTATTAAATGCGAACGGTTCTGCTGATCTTGCCTTCTCATGGACGTTTAGCGGTTCAGATAATCAGCATAACATCGATGGATTTATGGTTAGTATCTATACTCAATCATCCAATATCGCCTACACATTCGGAACAAGCGTAAGTGCAGAAAAGACGATAACTCTTGATTCAAGTAAAACATCCTATATCTTACATGGGGTGTCTCCAAGTTCATATTATACATTTGGGGTAAGAGCGTTTCGCGTAGTTGACCATGATGTATGGAATACGGTAGCAGCACAATACCAAAAAACAGGTGACATGATAGTTGGTTCTATTGCTACATATTCCCCTAACCCTTATCAACCTTCGTCAAGTCCGAATTATACAGGTAATATTAATGGGACAAGTGCTTCAACAATTGCTTATAATTCAACTACAAGCAATATCAACCTGTTACAAAATGGAGGGTCAGAGATTTGTACTGGTCGATTTGGAGCAAATATCCCTGATGGATGGTTAACTTGGCAACCAAGTACATTATGTACCTTCACACGCAGAGTAAATGATTCATCTTGGACGATATCTGGAAATTCGTCATTTGAAATAAATTATTCGGGTACTGCTACTACAAATACCAATGGTGCTTATTTCCAAGATTATACCAGAGTTAGTGCAGGAGAAACATATACTCTTTCTGCATTGTTAGAAGCACACAGATGTAGTGGCTGGATTAGATTTGAGTACTATGATTCTTCAAATACCATGATTGGTTCTGATAATAGTACATCGATTACAAATATTAGTACGCCAACCACAATGACACTAACTAAAACGTTGCCAACAAATTGTACAAAACTAAGATGTTTATTATGGAAAGATGTACAAATGGCAAGCCAAACAAGTAGTTATCTCTTTGCTGATACCGTAAAACTTGAAAAAGGAAGTTTTGCTACTCCATATGTTGAAATTGGAAATTCTGACGCAATTAACAATGCTACGAAAACTTCGTCAACAGTTATAATTGCTGATGGTTCTACAACTTTAAATCCATTGAGGGCAGACTATGTAGTTCCAGCAGGAGCAACCAATGCACAGGATACAATTAATACCGCTATTAATGCATTGCCTGCGAGTGGTGGAAAAATCGTACTACTTGAAGGAACATATAATGTTAATGGCGCAATTAATTTAAAAAGCAATGTTTCACTTGAGGGGCAAGGTACTGGAACGGTAATTAAAAGGCCAACTGGAGTTACGCCAGTCTTTTATTGTATTAGCGCCATCGGTTGTTCGAATATCTCTCTAGAATCTTTCTGTGTAGATGGAAGCAATTACGCTATTTCAAACGGTGGGAATAACGGTGCGGTCTATTGCGGAAGCTCTACGAGTGGAATTAAGATCAACAATCTAACCGTACAAAACTGGAAGAACTCGGGCGTTGGATTTACCGGAGTTTATGGAATTCGAGTGCAGAGTTGTAGCAATCTCTCAATTACAAATTGCACTTTTACTGGTAATAATACTTGTCCAAATATACTTGTTCTTGATACAAACAATTCTACCATAGATAAAAATACGATATCTGCCTCATCATCTAATGGAATATACTATAATGGTACAGTTGATGCTTACAACATTTCCATTACTAATAATAAAATATCTTCATGTTCGGTTGGCATATGGTTTGATATTAGTACTGGAATCAAAACCTATAACTCGCTAATAAATAACAACATTATCACTTCTATGACTCAACAGGGAATAAAATCGTTTAATGGATATTACACGACAATAAGTGGAAACATCATTGACACCGCTTCGGTTGGGATCGATGCTTCCGATAGTACTTCAACTTTCATTACTAATAATATCGTTAGAAACACCAGTGATAATGGAATAAATTATGTTCAAATTAATAACGGGAATGTTTCTAATAATGTATTAAATGGATGTCAAACTAGTTCATTATCAGCCTGCTTGAATGTAGTCGGAAGCTATAATACTATCCAAAGCAATACTATAAGGTTAAATGGTAATACTGCTGGCTACGCTATCAGAGTAGGTTCAGGTACGGGCAATTATGTAACAAATAATGATTGCATTAATGGCTATGCCACAAGCGCGTTATCTGATTCTGGAACAAGCACAAATATTGGCTCTGGCAATAGAGTCTAGTTGTATGGTGGTGACAAAAATGAGAGTAAGATCAGAAGATGGTAAGCCAGTTTTTGCAACACATGTTATTTCAGTTACTCAATATGAGTCAATAGATAATGACTCCATAAAGTTTAGACTGGAAGATGGTAATCAAATTGTCTGTTACAGTGCAGAAGAATATGCACACTTTGATGAGTATTTTACAGGTAAAGGTATAAGTTTCACAGTTGAAAAACTCACAAACAATATTGTAGTTCCATATCCAGACTACAAATATTCGAGTCGAAGTGAAATCATTGATCATCTTCAAAATGGAATCGTGCCTGAAGGATTGCAATTGCATTTAGAGAGAAAGCAAAATATTGAGAATATCAGTTTGCTTTCTGTGGCTACAGAGGTTGATTTGGAATCAACCAAACGAGAGGTAGATGCAAAAAATAAAATTAGTGTTGGTGAAATTACATCAACTAATTTTAGCCAATTGAGTCAGGACGAACAGGATACGGTTAAGTTAGTTTTATTTAAAGAGTATTCACCTGCTCCTTTAGATCAAGCAAAAGCTTTATCGGCTGTTGAATTTGCCTTGGTTAGCTTGGCGAAAATCCTGAATAAATCCATTGATCGAACGAAGCTAACTCAATCTGAGTTGGATTTTTTTGATGCTTTGGTAGGAACTTTTAATCTTAATGATATGCCTATTGATGATACGACTGATTGGAGATATCAATATTTGCATAAGCAATTTGAATCGACACAGGCGAATAGGCAGGAGTATTTTAATAAGAAGTTAAATGTCATTGGGAAAGTTTAAAGTTAATGAAACATAGGTTTTATGAGGATTTCATATCTGAAAACAAGAGAATAAGTGAGTAATATTGAGATTGAGGGAGATTGCATTTTGCAATTCTCCTTCTTTTTGTTGTGCAAATTTTAGGGGAGATGGTGTGATGTACATTTATTCAATGAAAACTGCTGCTTACTTGATGATGAGAAATTTCGTACTACAGGGAATGGAGAAGTCAAGGGAGAGCAATAGAAATGTTTTCATTTTTAATGACTCAGATGACTTGATGAATGCCATCGAAGATTACAAGCAAAACAAGGATCGAATTATGGACTGTCTGAAAAGATAGTCTTTTTAATTTTAACAACAAATATAAAAACAACAAATAAGGAGATGCTTTAAATGCTGATATTGCCACAAATGGTTGAAGTTAAATGGAGTGGTAAGATAAAAACACATTTTATCGAAAAAGGATACGAGTTCACAAAATTATTTGATGAATTCTCGGTTTATATTCTTGACTTACCAAGGGGGAGTTCAAAGGAGATCGAGTTAATTTGTGATTATTGCTTAGAGGACGGAATCGTTTTAGCCTTTTCGAGGCCATATTGTCATTTCGTACAATCTAGAGAAATATCGAATAAAGACTGCTGTAGAAAATGCTCTAGCAAAAAAGTTGCAGAGAATACATTAGCCAAGTACGGTGTAAAGAATGTAAATCAACTTGATGAAATAAAAGAGAAGAAGAAACACATCAATTTGGAAAGATACGGCGTTGAGCATTACACGCAAACAGAAGATTACAAAGAAAAGGTAAAGAAAACAAATATAGAAAAATACGGTGTACCATATCACATACAAAGCATAGAAGTAAGAAATAGAATATCGAAAAGTAATATCGACAAATATGGAGTAGAGAATGTATTTGCAAACAAAGAGATCATAGGGAAGATAAAAGAAAGTAATTTGAAGAATCACGGGTTTGATAATCCCATGAAGAATCCAGAAATCGTTCAAAAACTAGCCAACTCAAATATTGAGAAATATGGAGTGGCAGTTCCTCTCGCAGAGGACGCTAATGTTAAAAACAAAGCAAAGCATACAATTATCCAAAGGTATGGTGTTGATAACTACTCAAAGACAGAGGAGTATATTGAAAAAGTAAAAGCAACAAATCAGAGAATTCGAGGGGTAGACTTTCCTACTCAATCTGGGGAAGTTATGACGAAAGTGTCTAATAGTTTTTATAAAAATGGCACAGGAAAAACTTCTAAACAACAGATTTATCTAAATAATTTATTTGGTGGGAAATTGAATTATTCAAAAGACTTAAAAGCAATGCTGGATATCGCGTTCCCCGAAGAAAAGATATATGTCGAATATGACGGTGGAGGCCACTGGCTTTCAGTTGCAATGGGACAAATATCGATTGAAGATTTTAATAAAAAAGAATTACGCAGAAGTTTTGCCTTATTAAGAGAGGGATGGAAGGAAATTAGGATCATCTCCAAAAGCGATTTACTACCTCTGGATAGCAAACTATTAGAAATGCTTTCAATCGCTAAAAAATATTTAAGTACGGGCAGACATTTTATTAAATTTGATATAGATGAAAATAAAATAGTAACTAGTCAATACGAAGTAAATTTTGATTTTGGTAGACTCAGAAAAATAAAAGAAAAAGATTGTATTCAAGAAGCCGATAACATTCAGGCTTCTTTTTCATTTTAAAGGAGGAAGAATAAATGTCGGTTTTCGATTATGATAATTCAGTAATTGGGCAGTTAAGAAAAGGGACGGTGGATGACCCCTATATTTCAATTAGCGAACCAAAACAAGTGATTAACTCTGTTGTAAATTTGAGCGAAATTCCTGATGATTTTCAGCGAGTTAAAGTAACGACCACTGATGGAACATTAACACTAACAGAGATTACTAGCGGTTCGCCAACTATAAATCAGTATATTATCGATTATAATCAAGGATTAGCAACATTAAATTCTGGGAGAAATAATCAGCAATTGGTATTCACTTATAAGGGGAAGGGTGGATATTTTCTCAGTTCAAACAGGGTCTTCACGGCTCAGTCAAATGGATTAGTTACCCAAACATTAACGCAATACGTAGATGATGCAAAAGCGCAAATTGATACGAAAGTAGCGAGTGTAACTTCAAGCGCAAATACGGCATTGACTAATGCTCAATCAGCAAAAACATTGAGTGATCAAGCGACTGCCAGTGCCACTAGTGCAGCTTCCACAGCAACTTCTGCTGCGTCCTCTGCAAATACAGCAGCCACAGCAGCAAATACAGCATCGACAAATGCGACGAGCACAATTAACGCTATTAATACTGACATGAAGATTTCACATAAGGGAACTCTTGCTACTTTTTCCCTTCTTCCATCTTCGGGTCAGCAAGTTGGTGACACGTATGTAGTTACCTCGGATTCAAATAATGCAAATAATGGAGTATGGAGATGGCAATCTAATTCCACTTGGTTAAAGATAAACAATTTGAATATTTCTGGTGCAGAGACGGTTTCCAATGTTTCCGTTGTTGACCAAGCCAAATCAGATATTGTACGCGACTCTATTCACAGCGGTGTAATTTCTGTAAGTGCATTAACCACAGATTCTACTTCAACATTAAATGGGTTTACTATTAGTGCATTTATTGCTTATATCAATGGATATAAAGTTTCCATACCTCAAACAGTAATTACTATGCCTAATGCAGGTTCGTTTGGAATGAAAGATCAACTTGTTTTCGTGGAGGCATATTTCCCATCTACGGGAAATGGATATCAATTAAGCACTAGATTTAGGACGGTTGATGCAGTAGATTTTACAGCCTATCCCGAAGGTGTAGGTCATTCTGCGGTAGTATTTGCTCAAGGTGGTCAAGCATCTCCTACCACTTATACATTCACTAAAGATTCTGTGGATCAGGGATTATACGTCAGCGGTTCGGGTTCTGCTGGTGATAAAACTACACTAGCAACGTTCGATGGAAAAGTTTACGCTATTCCAATTGCTCGTGTAAAAAGACGTAATAGCGGAGGATACAGAAAAGACAATATTTCTGGCTGTGTTGATTTTATTTCCACTACTTTATCTGCTATTGCAAGCACCATATCTAATACGGTTACAGTTGCTAGTGCAACAGGATTAAGTGTTGGAAATAGTATTAAAATTGGTTCATCATCTATCTATAAAATCAATGCAATCAGTGGTACAACTTTAACTTTAGATAGAAATGCTGATTCTGCTCATGCTTCCGGTTCTACCGTAGTAATCCAAAGTGACCGACCTGATTCACTTTACAGTAATGTAATTTCTTCTTCCGACATCATAGACCTACGCCACAAAGTATCCTTAACAGGTGTAAATTATCAACAATTGCTCGAAGAAAACTTTGATAATCTTCTTCGTGGAAACTTAACCACTAAGGATACGAAAACGAGCATCAAAGAAACTTGGGGGTTACGTAAAGCACCATTGGGATTGGCACAAAGTTTGCAATCGGTGACGATTAAGGGTAGCGATGGTACGAGTCGTGATTTGGTGAATTTTTTAGGTACGGACGGTAACTGTGAAGACATAAGCAAATGGACTACGGGTGGTACTCTTTCTACAACACAGGCAAAGTACGGAAAAAATTCGCTTAAATTTGTAACCAGTAACAATTCACTATACGCATATAAGGATTACAGTATTTCTTCCTTTACATCGGGCTATTATCTCGTTGCATGTGATGTATATATTGAGTCATATACGAGCGGAAACGTCATTCAAATTGACATTAGAGACTACAACACGTTTACACAACGATATTCTGCGATAGCTAATACTGCTATAACTGGTAAATGGCAGACACTCTATTTTAAGATTCCTGCTAATGGTGCGATTACCACGCCTAACGGCTTCCGCATATTATTCGGCGAGCAAGCAACAGGGACAAGCACTAGTTATTTTGATGGTATTCGTCTCTACCAGATCGACCAAGCCACATACAACCTCATCGACGTTGACCCGAACTACACAGGTGGCGATAAAATCAGTGCTTTATTCCCTTATGTGGATTCACAACCAAACTTTGTGGAGAACTTAGTTTATGGAGAACAGGAGCAAGATAACGCTGCCTTTAATGTTGGCACAAACTCTACCTATGATAATGCATGGATAAGCGGAAAATTAAACATTTATAATGGTTCCGCTAGTGTATGGGGTAAAGGATTTCAATTATCTGTAGCTAGCGGAACCGCATATACGCTAAATCTTGATACGGCAATAGCTTCGGATGGGGCATCATTAAATGTCGAAATAGGCTACACTTCTACAACAAATGATGTAGTGTCAAAGGCATCGCAAACAGGGCATGTTTCATTCTCGTTTACTCCTACTCAAAATACTGTTTACGTTAAATTCCGTAGGCAGGGAGCAACAGATAATACAAAACCTGTTACCGTTTGGAACATTAAGGTGGAAGCAGGCTCGGTAGAAAATGTATATGTTCCTAAAGGTCGCTGGTATATCCCTGCTGACTACCAAGGTTATAACGCTCACATGGGTAATAACTCTGTATCTCGATATGATAACGTTAATGGTGGACGCTTTACTGGTCAACGCTCAACATTCTCAGATGCTCAAACTAGCGAAACTCGCACAGATGTCATCGAAGCACTCATGACACCGCAAAAGCATATTGCCGTAACTCAGGCCACAGCAGGTACATGGGCATCAGGCGATAAACTCGTTATTTCATCGAATGATGGATTGCTTGCAAGTAATAATGCTGCTGTGGCGCGCGTTACTCAAAATGCAAGTGGGGCTACGGCTATTTATGTCGATGACGTATCTAAATTCGCTGTTAATGATACAGTCAATTTTTATCTTGTTTCAAGTAATTTAGTAGCTGTCGGGTGGACTGTACAATCCATTGATACCACGAACAAAATTTTAACCATGACAGGCTCCGCCACTGTTTCAGTGGGTGACATGGTGATTAGAACAAACACTCTGCCATCTATAGCATACACAACACAGCAGAATAAAACGGCTCAGTCGGGTTCCACATCAACAACCATCAAATTGGCTTCGGATGCATCTGCCACAGATAACTATTACAACAACTTGATCGTTACGATTCTCTCCGGTACAGGCGCGGGACAATCCAAGACGATAACGGCTTACACAGGCTCTACGAAGGTCGCTACGGTTTCTGCGTGGACGACAACTCCTGATGCAACTTCTGTCTATTCCATCTCTATGCCGGGAACATGGACTAACCTTGGCACAAAGTCGGCTACATTCACTATTGGTACAATGCCTACCGCTACAGATGCTACTTTAGGAAATGCCAATCAAACGAACATTTCATGCTCTTATTCGGTTAACTATCCAGCAGGAAAAGGCTTCGGAAACGTGCCTACGGATGTGCTTGAGGCGAGTGTGAATGATCAGAGATTGATTAGTGGTCAGACGGTGAGTGTTAAGGCGAATTATTTGGGCAAGGTTGCAGGGAATACAGATGCTGTACCTCATATTGCAAAATGGATTAACAGCAATATCGGGTCTAACACAACGTTACTGGCACCGTCCAATGGTTCGTTTGCTGAAGTTGGGGGCTCTGGTACAACCTATGCAAATATTTCTTCTCTCGATGGCGCACTTAACGTAGTAAACTCATCTGGAGCAAGTTCGATCGCTCAACAACTTTTCCAATTCGACCTCATCCGAGCCATCGAAGACAAATACGGTGAAATCCCTGTTGACGGTACAGCGGCGAAGGTTGCTTGGTTGAAGGCTAATATTACAAACTTCCTATGTAATATATACGGCTATGGCTCATCTCCCACAGGAAATAAAGCAAGCGTTTCTGTTTGGAGTGTTGCAGGTTCTTCATGGGGTTCTGCTTGGGCTACGAATGCAACAAATGCTGTAGCAGTAATGGCTGTAGGAACATCTTCTAATATCGGAAACTACATCGACGCAAATGGTTATATGTATTTTATCGCCTACGCAGACCCTTCCGACGGTGTAACCTATTCCACAATTAACACCGACTACATTGAACTTTCCATCACACTCAATACTAGCATGAAATCGGCATTTGATGGGAATACGGAAACTGGATTTACAGTGTTGTCGCCTGAGAATTTGTTCCCTGTGATGAATGAGAATTTGTTGAATTCGAATCAGGCATTTCCGGTGGATGTTAGTGGACTTACAGCAGTCAATGGTGTAACACATAGTGTGGATAGTAGCGATATCGGAACAATACTTGTAACAAATTTCCCATCGACTGGATATGGATTGTCCTATGCATCTGTAACACTCCCTAAAGCAACTACGTATGCATTTAGCGCAGAAATTTTCGTTCCTTCTGCAAGTGTAGCAACTTCTGTGCAAATTCATGACGATGGAAACTTTACAGGTGCTACGAAAGTGATAGGCAGTTATGATTTGACAAAAAAGGGAACATGGCAGAAAGTTGTAACGCTAATCACAACTACTGTAATAGGGCAGTCCGGTCTAAGCGGATTAAAAATTACTAATAATTCCGGTGCAAGTGATGTAATTAAGATTCGTCGAATGAAAGTCCAAGAAGGTGTAACCGCAACTCCATGGTCAGCAGGACGAAATAAGAAGATTACGCTGAACTATTTGGGTAAAGTTGCTGGAAGTGTTGTTGAGAATCCTCATAGATTAGGCAGATTAAACAGTGCATCGTTCCCATCTCCGATTCCGAGCTTCTCTAACTATGCAGAGAATACAGCGTCTAATCTAATTGATCCGGTAACAACACAAGATGGTGTTTTATGGTCGTACTCATCTTCTACAGCAGGACAGTACGCTCAGCAACTTTTTGAGTTCGATTTATCCTATCTTGGCATGTCGTTGAGTGAGTTGAAGAAAGCGTTACGACCAATCACGGCTACATGGGTAGGCTACGGTAGCGGAGATAATGCAAGTGCGCTGACTTATGGCGCAACCGTTAAATGGTGGGATGCAACTGGAGCAGGTTCGTGGGCAACCTTTGGAGGTTGGAGTAATACAACGAGCACTCCATCATCGGTCGCTATGACTGTCAATAATGGAAGTCAAACCAACTACATTACAAGCAACCAAAAAATCTACATCCTTGTTCACAGCACAAATCCTGCATCGGCAACAAATCCATCAAATATCTACACCGACTATATCAAGCTTGACCTTAATTTAGCGGATTACGTAGATTACAATAAGTCCAATATCGTGAAGGTTAGACCAGAGACCAAGGAAATCAAAACATGGTTCCCTGTACACTCCTACCGATATACAGGATATTCTGGTGTCGCTCAAGCTGGCGTTATTGGGTGGAGCTATAGGTATTTGCCGTATGGTGGATTCGGTTCTGTTGCAAGGTCTAAAATTATGGCTGTTGGAACTCCGATTATTAGCACATTGGGTACAGGTTCAGCATCTACAGCAACCGATGTTGATCTTGTGGGGATTCGAAATGTGACGACAAAACTCCCAACTCCAATAGCAGACTATAACTTAGTCGCTGAAAAGTTTACATCTGATGGTGTGCTTACTACTATTGACAATGTTACACTCAAGAGAAATTCGCTAACTTCTAATAATGGCTACAGATTTTCTCCTTTTTCGGGATTATATTTTGATCCGTATTCTACACCTACTGAAACCGTAGTGCGAGGAGCATCTAGCCGAGCAGGTTACACCAACGATACAATTACTTCACAGTCTATTGGTGCAGCGGCTTACAAGTTTAGTCTGCCATCAACGTTACCATCGGAAGCATTAATCTCACTTCCAATGCTCATCATTGACAATGGAGAATTAAAAATGGTTGTGGTTAGTTTCCGTAAGAGCAGAAATACTAGTCTCCAATTCCAAGCGGTAGATGGAATTTGGGATGTGTTCAAACTCCAAGGTAGAGTGCTCCAAAAGTAATAACTAAAATATGTGAATCTCCTACATTAACTTGTGGGAGATTCTTTTCTTTTCACACTGAAAGGAGTGAATTTGCGTGTCAAAAATAATCATTGATTCCAACAATCAAATTGTAGGCATCGATATTCCTGTTGGATTTAACCAGTATTCTTTGGATGTAGATGTTGAAGGTTTGAAGAAGGTGCTTCAACAGGATGCACAATTGCCAAAGTTGGACACTGAAGGCAATGTGCTTTATGTTCTTGCTCAACCCGATTTGGAACTCACATCAACTGTGACAAAGCAAGTTGAAACTATCGTAGAAACTGGAAATGAACCAATTTTCGTGGATGTGGTGAAGTATATTCCTATGCTTGACCCCGTTACAGGAGTACAGAAAACTTATCAACCAACTCAAGTTGTCGATGTGTATGATGATGAAGGAAATGTAACAGGGCAAGAAACTGTAAACGTTGGTGCTCCTCTTTTGTTGCAAACGACTGAGGTTGTTCAGGAGCAGAAAAAAGACGCTGATGGCAAACTCCTTTATTGGAAAACAGTTGAAGAGACTGTTGTAACAATGCAGCCACAAGAACCTAAACTTATCACATCTGACTCCCCCGAGTGGACAGAGGAATTATCTCAAGCATTTGAGACAATTAAGAGTGGAACAGAAGTTTCGGTTGCTCAATATCCAACTTTGTTCACTGTTGACGAGGTTCAAAATTATCCTACTCTAGAACAAGTTAAGCAGACTAAACTTGACCAGTTAAATGACGCTTGCAACAAGTTCATCTTAGCAGGATTTACATCTGATGCTTTAGGCGAAGAAAACCATTATGACTTTGATTACGAAGCTCAAATTAATATGGGTGGAACACTCAATGGAATTACAGCAGGAATGATTACTGGTGATATCATGTGGAAAACTGCTGAAGGAAATAAGCCTCATACAGTAAATCAATTTAAACAATTGTACGCCGATGGTATGACGTTTAAACAAACCAACATCGCAAAGTATTGGACTCTCAAGAATCAAGTATTGGCGTGTGAAACTAGAGCAGATGTAGCTGCTATTCAGTGGTAGGTGAGATTATGAATCTACAACCTTGTGATGTTATTTTCGTTACAAAACGTAAAAATGAAACTTTGAGAGATATCATCATACGTAAATTAATCTCTTGGGCTACTGATTCGGATATAACCCATTGTGCCTATTTCGTTTCAGGCAACATTGTGTTCGAGGCAAACGGATTTAGAACATGCGGCTTCCAGAGCTTAGATGAATATGAGTATAAAGTCAAAAGATTAACATGCGACTTAGAAACAAGGAAAAAGATATTGGAGTGCATTCTTGAAACTGAAGGTAGGAGCTACGGTTACATGGAATGCGTGGCCTTATTCTTTAGACGTAAATTAGGCATGTATTTTTACTATGATGATCCTGATAAATTCATATGTAGCGAAGAGTTAGCAAAAGCGATGTATGACGTTACTGGTAAGTTTATGAATATAAAAGATAAAACACCTACTTTTGACTTGTCGCCTCAAGATTTATGGGAAAGTGAATATTTGGTTGAAATTGAAGGGTAATATATGGGTAAGGTCTCCTGCGTGGTGACGGAGACCTTAATCTTCCCATTTGTTTAAGGCTGCTCCTTTGTTGGAGTGGTCTTTTTGTGTTGTTTAAATGAAAAACTTTAATCTTAGGAGGAATTATTCAATATGGAAAAACTCAATCTTTTTTACTGTTACGACTCTAATCTTGCTAAATACTTGAAACAGGATAAAAATATCCCCTACCTAACTAAAGCAAGACATCTAGATACGCACAAGGTATTCCACCTATTTCTTATTTCTAATGTATTACAAGAGGCATTAGAAGAGTATAAGAGCAAGAGTAGGTAACAGAAATGGACATTAATCAAGGGAATATAATCAAGCAACTTAGCGATTTATATCTAATACAACGAGGGCATTATTTAATTCAAGATAAAAATTATGGTTATCGTGATTATCGAAAAGGTGAAATCAGCAAATCAACAGGTAAAAAATATAAAGCCTTATTAGATTATATGATTGAATCACATCTAAATGGCGAGTATACAGTTGGGACATTTTGCAAAGAAGTTTTCACAAAATTTATAACTATTGACGTAGATTATAAAGGAAACTTGGAAATGTCTAAATTGATCACAAATAAAATTAGTGAACAATTTACCGATTGGCACATTCCAGAACACTATATTAGTTTTAGTGGTAACAAGGGTTATCACATCGATATATTCTTTGATGATTTAATCCAATGGAAACATGCGAAAAAGTTTTATGAACACCTAATAAAGAGTTTAAACTTGGATGACAAGAAGGTGGAATTTCGTCCAACAAGTACTCAGGGCGTTAAGTTGCCTCTTGGAATACATCAGGAAACAGGTAACTATTGCGGATTCTGCTATCCAGATAACCTGACAGTAATGAGCAAGGAGAACAGTGAGGAATTTTTATTTAATATCAAGAAAATCCAATCAGAAAGTATATTGGATATTATCGGTTTAGATATAAATACCTCAGAAAAGATCGATACAAAACAAGAAAAAAATAAAATTATTAGTACAGAAGATGCCATTAGTCCACACAAACCATTACCAAGTTATGAGCAAAGCGAAGATTCTTCGATAGACCGAGCACAGGATTTGCTTCTTAATGGTTTAAAAGTACAAGGTAGCAGACACAATTCGGTATTATTGCTTGGGATGTATTTGAAATATTGCGGATTAAGTCAAGAGCAAAATAGAGCAGAACTTTATGCTTGGATGGAATGGCAGAATCCTAATACTTATACAACTCCATTGGATGAATGTTGCAGAGATATTGATCAATTAACAAAAGACATTTATGAAAAAAACTATAATTTATCTGCAAACCAGAAAGACTTGACGGTTACATGCGATGAAATTAAATGGATAATGAACAATTGTCCAGAGAAAAATCAGAAACTAATTACATACGCTATGTTGATTCACTCTAAACGTCATGCAAATAAGCAAGGCGTTTTTTATATGCCATTTAAAGACATAGAAACCGCAACGGGATTGTACGATCAAGCCGTTCAAGCACAGGTAAATAAATTAATAAAACTTGGAGTTGTCGAGTGTATAGAACGAGGAAGGAAACCGAAGGGTAAGGGATTAGCGAAAATGCTACCTAATCTGTATCGAATGAATTATCAAAGGAGTCTCGAATCTGATGGTTTAATTGAAACAGAAGTTTTTACCACTGAGGAATTGGACAATTTTGATGTGTGTTTGAGATTTTATTTTTCTGATAAGGAATTAAGGAAAAATTTATCGCAGAGACAATATAAAAGTTTACTTGGGTGAATATTGTTTACAATTGTTAATTAATTATGATTACATTTGCTCCTTGTACTTACCTCACCCTTTAGATTCACAGGAAAAGTTCAAGGTCAAGAGATTCCTTAAATATAATAAATATATCTATTAATAGTGATTTCGCATATCACACTATTTTAGTCGGGTATAAGATTATTAATAAATAATGTATTGTACCCCAAATCGTACAACTTACTTTTAGTAAGTAATAAAACAATCCTCATACGAGGGTTAACATAGATTCCACTTTTATGAGGCTGTCTAAGGGGCAGTCTCTTTATTTTATATATATCAAAAACAAGGTGGGGTAACAGTGCCAAACAATGAAATGAGTAATATTGAGGAACGCTTAACACGATTGGAGACGAAATTCGAACTTGTATTTCAAACTTTTACAGATGCAATTAATCGTCTAGAAACAAAACTTGACAAACGAGACGATACCTTTGTAACTAAAGACTATTTTAATGGTGAGATGCGTCTGAGAGATGAGAAGATAAATGGTCTTCAAACGGCATTGGATCAGGTGAGACAGGAGAAGAAAGAAACAAAGTCTGCATGGCCTATTTGGTTACAAACCATTGGTACTCTTGGAGCAATGTTTGTGGCTATTATGGCTTTGTATGCAAGCAAATAAAAGAACGGTTTCATTTGCAATTAATCAATCGCCATTCGCAGGGAGATTAACCAATTAGCAAGAATCAACCGTTCTATACATCTATTATAAACCAAATAATGCAGAAAAAACAGTTAATATTTGGGAGGTGAAATAATAATGAAAGATATCGTCAATGAGCATTACCAAATCCATCGTATTACTGAAGTTGAGCATTTCCCTGAACATGGTGGACGAACAGAAACATTGGAGTTTCGTAATGCAAAACATGAATTAGAAGTAGTCGAACATTTACCATGCTTTATATGTGGAACCATGAATAAACGTGAGAGTCATCATATCTTTGAACGAGCTTATTGGAACGCACTCGATCTCAAAAGAGTAGCGTTCTTTTTGTTTCATCATTATGATTTTCATGGTCATGTAAAAAGAGATTATAAAACATCGGACGAACTTTTTAAATTTTTCGTTGACCATTATAACGGACGAGAAACAGAATTTGTAGATGCACAGGGAAATAAAATATGGACTTGTGATGATACAGCAGCAGACACAATTTATAATCAATTAATTTTAGATGAAATTTGTCATCGTGGTGAAGGAACAGGAGCACATGGTACATCTACTCCTACGTTTATGGCTCGTATGGCACAAAGAAAAGGTTACGAAGTTTCTATGAGTGAAAAGGCATATAAGGATTTGATTAATAAGTAGGTGTAAAGTATGAATAGTTGGTTTAAAAATCTTGTTTCACTGGACGAATTGAAAGTCAGCCTCCTAGCGATATCGCTTATTGGAATCTTGATTTTGGATGGTTTTATGGCAATTAAATATCACGATGTTCCTCCACAACTTACATCAATCACGATAACAATAATTTCAGCGGTAGCTGGATTTAATGCAATCTCTGTTGTTGCAGGGAATATCACTGCAAACAAAACTAATGTGCCAGTGCAAAACAGTAACATGTATAACTCAAATATGTATGGATATGGAATGAATCAGCCAACTATTACTAATCAGACACCTATCATCAATCCTAATCCAACACAAGTTCAACAAACTACAACTCAGACAACAGTGACGACAATGCCTAAAATGTAAAGAAGGTGTAATAAATGAATTCATCAAGACAAGCAACAAATAGTCAAGGCATAGACATTTCGCATCATAATGGTCAAGTGGATTTTGACAAAGTAAAAAATGCAGGAATTAGTTTCGTTTTTATGAAAGCCACAGAAAGCACGAGAACAATCGATGATACTCTAAGTTATAACTACTCAGAGGCAAAACGAGTTGGAATTCCAGTTGGCTTTTATCATTTTGCTCATGTCTCTAATGATCCTGTGCAAGAAGCAAACCATTTTCTTTCTGTTGTTAACGGGTTGGAAGTTGATTTATTCTACGTTTTGGATTTAGAGCAAGGTAGTCTAGATGGTGCGAATTATAGCAAATCTCAGGTATCTTCGTGGGCAAGGACATTTTTGCAGACTGTTCAGAACAGCACAGGAAAACTACCTATAATTTACACTGGAGGTTCATTCGCGGCTGCGTATTTTGAACCCGACTTATCTATGTATCCTTTGTGGGTGGCGCATTATGGTGCGATTCGCCCAATGGAAAATGGAATTTGGTCTGACTGGTTGTTCTTTCAATGGGCAGAATCGGGAAGTGTAGATGGCATCTCGACAAATGTTGATATGAACGAATTTAACGGCAATATTCAAGATTTTTTATATAACGAGGATGATGAATACATGAAACCAGTAGTGATGGATGATTGGAGTTGGCAGGAACTCGATAAATTTGTAGGGGATGCTTATAACGAGAAAATCATCGAAAGTTGGGCTTGGGTGCAAAAAGTGCGTGACAGGCAAATTAATGTTGTGGAATGGCTGCAACTGAAGACATTTATTGATGAGCGTAGACGTAATAAAGCATTGGGTCAATAAAATAAATTATAAAGGAGAATACATATGATTCAAGTTTTAAATGATTTACTTGTATTGGTAAGTCAAAATTGGGAAACGATTAGTTCAATTATCGGCTTCTTCTTGGTAACGGTTGGTGGTTATAAATACACTCAACAATCTTCTAAGAATTATGCAACTGGTTTAGCCAAGACTCTTATGTTTGCTGTAGAGAAGAAAGCAACTGACTTACTGCTAACCACAGGAAAAAATAAGTTCGACTTCGTTGTCTCAGAGGCGTATGACAAATTTCCAGCATTAGTTAGAGTACATATTAGTAAGCCAATGTTTAGTATGCTCGTTCAACAATTGTTTGATGAAGCTGTTGCTATTGCAAAAGAGCATCAAACTGAACAGCCAATTATGCAAGCACCAACTATTCCAGTGGCTACAACTAATGTTCAACAAACTATTCAAGATGCACAATCAAATCAATCTGTTCAATTAACACAATCAAATTAAGGATAACTTTTAGGGGTAAATTTGGTCTATTTTAGGCTGAGTTTACCCCTTTTTTTATCATTTTTACACGAAAATACGTTCCCCCTCTTAAAACGTTCCAAATGGCTCTGTAATGCGTCCTAAACCTCCCTCCTCTCTTATATCGAAAAAATACCCATGTTGCCCCTAAAAGTCAATATTTGAACTTTACGCCATATTCAGATGAATGGTCATTCACTATACTGTTGGAACCGTCAAGATAGTAAATTTTAAATCCACGATCTTTCACTTCTATTCTGAGCACATGTTCACATAATGAACCTTCAACACGTACACCTTTCAATTTCAAGTGTGTTTCAACAATATGTATGATATCAGTTTCTTTGATGGTGAAATTGGTGCAAGCATCTTTCCCCTGTTTCTGATAAGTCGTACATGTATATGAGTTATGAGTCCTTAATTGCTTACCTCTAAATTTCCCTCCACATTCGAGACACAAAATTTTTCCATTTCCGAACTGGTACATAACGTGTGCCCTCTTCCTTTACGATGTAAAGTGACAATGATATAATATGCTTGTACAAATTTATTATGAAAGGTTCTGTATTGTATGAGCAATAACGATGTCATCCCAAAGTTATTAGGCCATAAAGAAGTAACTGAGTATTTGGGATGGTCAAAACAACTCCTGAACGATTATATAAAACGAGGAAAATTTCCGCAACCTGTTCAAGTCCTAGCCAGTAGCCCCATTTGGACAGAAGAACAAATCATAACATTTAAACATTCTAGAGAACGATAATCGGGAGGACAAATAATTGAAAGTAGCAATTTATATACGTGTTAGTACTGATGAACAAGCGACAAAGGGTAACTCACTCCTTGAACAGAGAGAACGTCTAGAAGCGTATTGTAAGGCCATGGATTGGGAAGAATATGAGGTTTTTGAAGACGATGGCTATTCGGCTAAAGATATGAATCGTCCTAAGCTTCAAGAGATGATTGAACAAATCAGAAATAATAAAATCCAAATGGTCGTGACTACGAAGATTGACCGTCTATGTCGTAACCTGCTTGACCTACTCACTTTTATTGATGACTTAGTTGAATATGATTGTGGTTACGTTTCAGCAAGTGAAAGTTTCGACACATCCACTCCTGCTGGCAGAATGGTATTACAAATTCTCGGAGCATTCGCAGAATTTGAACGCGAACGCATACGAGAACGTGTTAAAGACAATATGAAGTCACTCGCGAAGAAAACCAATAAGGTCATAAATCGCCCCTGCTATGGATACGATGTTGTTGATGGAGAATACGTTATAAATCAAAGGGAAGCAGAAATTATACGGAAGATGGCAAATTGGGCTATCAGTGGCGATGGTTGCCGTTCAATCGCAATCAGATTAAAAGGAGAATTAACAAAGGACGGAAATTCGTTTTCAGAAGGGTTTGTACGTAAATTACTTCAAAGAGAAACTATAGCAGGAATGTTCGTTTACAATCGCAAATACACACTAAAGAACAAGACTAAAACACGACCAAAAGAAGAATGGATCGTGAATGAAAATCACCATGAGGCTATAATTGACAGAGAAACATATGAATTAGTGCAAATGGCTATAAGCTCTAGACAGAAATCAAAAACACAAGCAGATAATGACAGATGGCTATTATCAGGATTGACTGTATGTGGGCACTGTGGGGCAAACATGACTGGTCAATACCGAAAGAAAGGCAGTAAAGAATATTTTCATTACCTGTGTTCTGCTTACCATAAAAAAGGCGAGTGTTTTCGGCATAGCATTGTTCGGGATAAAGTAGAACTTGCAATAATAAAAACCTTAGAGAAGATTGAAGAGTACGCACAAGCTAATATGCTGACTATAGAAACTACTCAAAAATCCGAAGTTAACGTTCAAGCTCTTCAGGATAGGTTGAAAAAGATCAATAATAAAATGCAGAAACAAATTGAATTGTATGAAGATGACGAAATTAACAAAGAGGACTTCCGGAGAGCTGCTGATCGAATTGAAAAAGAACGTCTTGAAATAACGAAAGAATTAGAATTGGCACAACAAGACTCATCCAAGCGAATTCAAGATCAGTTTGTTAAGCGAGTCAAAACCTATAAAGGCGACTGGTCATCCGACGACAGACAAATAGTGAAGAATTGCTTGAGGCAATTGGTTTCTCGCATAGTTGTTAATGGTAAGAAAGTTGATATTACCTTTAAATTTTAGGTATCACCTAGCGACACATAGGTTGGCC